CTGAACAAAACAAAGCGATGTTTCAATCATTACCATCATCAGAGAAGTTCATGGATACTATCATGAACATTGGTAAGAAACCTGTAGCTGAACAAAAAGCGTAATCATGTAATGCCTCACGTACGAGCGCATGATATTATAAATACATTAAAGGTGAGCAAGCGACCTGAACGGCTACGTAATCTAATTGTTAATGTTTTAATTGAATTGTTATGAAAATTGTAAATGCAGAGTTGAATCAACTCCAGACTGGTACTGTATTGGAATTTAACGCTCAGGACCTTATTGGTCTGCGTTTCGTTGGTGAGAAAGAAGGTGCTGAACGTAAGGACGGCAAGGATGCTCTCACCTATTATCGTTTCGCATTGGGCAATCGTGTCTTTACCATCGGCAGTGATGACATGGAAAGTGTTGAACTGCTGCGTGATGCTAAGCGTCGTGCTACTGTAGGTAAGTTGTTGCTTGAAGCGACATCGTTTGAACGTCCTATATTGGATGAACAACTACAGGACACAGGCGAGAAGGAAACAGCTTATAGCTTCAGGTTCCATGGTGTGGTTGACCTGAATACAGCTAAGCAGCTTGCTACTGCTGCTGGTGAACTTCAGGCTATTGATGCCAAGTTTGCTCCTAAGCCTGTAACTGATAATACTATGTCTCCTGCTGCACTGCAGAAGATGATAGCTGATTCAGTTGCTGCCTTTATGCCAGCTCCTGCTCCTAAGGCAGAGGCTGTTGCTGGCTAGTGATTAGCGACATGAGATAAGATAGCGTGTGTTATGTGTACTATGTATATGTAGCGCATGCTATCTTTTTTTCTTTATTGCGGCATGAGCAGGTATATCTATCACTAGTCGCTGTTGGTTAATGTGACACAGTCGCTGCAAGTACGAAAGAGTTGTGTAATGTAGCTCATGTGCTGTACTCTTACTAAGTTGTGTGTAGAGGGAATACTTTCTCTTGCTAATATACACTTTTTTGATGATATACACTTTATAAGTGGTTGATTATCAACAGTTTACGAGAGAAAATTAATGAGTAGAAGTGATATATAATGAAGGTATCATCTATCAATCTTATCTTATCATTTATTCATTCTTTCAATTTAACAATAATTATTAACCTCTAATATAGCGTTAGCATATGACAACAATCACATTTGATACACTCACTAAGCAACAACAACTTAATATGCAGGATATTTATCAACTATTAGATAAGCTTAGAGAGTTCTCTAATAAGATGAATGCTAACCTATTAAACTATCTCTTTGGATGTGATAAAACTGCTATCATGCTTATGGGTAGATTTGTAACAGTTAATAAGCGAGATGTATTACAATGGTTTGTTTCTCTTACATTAGATCAAAAGGGAATAGTTCTATCTAATATCTATTATAATGATGAATTGTATATTCATTGTTACTAGTGATATCTCTTGTCTATTCTATTGCGTTAATTTAAATTTTAAAATAATGATATTCAATTCAGATGAAGAGCTGATACTTCATTGAGAAAAGTCCTAACGTAATCGTTATTGAATAAAGAAATACATTATGGTAATATCTATTGAACTGGCTCAGCCAGCAAGTACAGATGATCTCATACAAATGAGTGATATACTGAAAGAGTTTGGTGCAACAGATGTAAGATGTGCGACTCATACAATATCATGTATGACAACAACAGCATCATATCATATTATAGCTGATTATATGGCTGAAACTGAACATTTTTATCAAAAAGTATAAATTCAATTCAATGAGTCCTGAACAGAAAAAACAATTACAAGCTGCTTATGACCATATTACTGAATCTAAAGGTTGGGTAAAGAAATTAGCAGAACAATTTCACATTACTGAGCAAGAAGTGCTAGATAATGTTGATCTATAGTCTTAACCATTAAACACTCAAAAAAGTGGAAGGAAAGTTATTAAGATGGATACAAGCCATCAATACGCGTAATTCTGTATCTTATAATGAGAGCAGAATGAATGAAATGTATAAGACTGTAGAATCTATTGTTGATTTGGATGGTACTTGTATATGGACAGTTGATCAGATAAAGAATAGGTATCAAACTACTAATGATGCAGAATGTGCATTATTTATGGTTGGATATTTGCAAAAGTTATAACTAAAGCGTCATGTCACGTTACGACAACAATTAAAATGAAATGTATAATAATTCTGTTATTCGTATTTGTATTCTCTATCTGTAGTAGCTATGGACAAGAGATAGTAATGAAATGCAAAGCTACAACAACAACTGGTAAACAGTGTTCACGTAAAGTTGTCAAGGATGGCTATTGTAAGCAGCATTACCAGCTTCAAACTGGTCAGAGAATACCAAGTAAGCCTAAGATCGATTTGCCTGAAGAATGGCCTTTAATAAGCACAAATGAACAGAAGCCCGATCAGATGATCGCTTGGCGTAATCCTGTTACAAATGTGATACATGTAGGATTCAAGCACTAAGAGTTTACGTAATGAGAAAAATGAACGGCTGACTGTTTCTACAGTTGGCTTCGTAATGCCCATTCTATCTTCCCAAGAGATAGATATTGTAATATGTGAAAGTCATAGAGGAGTAATCCTACAGAGCCATAATCGGTCTTTGCAATAGAGTAAAATCTGATTGGAAAATTATCAGATGCAGAGGGAGAAAACTTAGCTGCAGCTAAGGAAAGCTCAGATATAAGTAACAATCAGTTGTATATGGTGCATGGAATAGTTCCACTGTATATGGCTAACACCCCAGAAGAGGGGAGACATTAAACTGAGGACCCAGTCACCGAGGGTATAATTGACTTAAAGCTTGTGAGTGGCTATTTATGTTACCTAAGTTCGTAGTACCAAAAGGGAACTGAATTGATGCACATAAATGTGGCAACTCTCCTATTTAAAACCTAAACAAAATAAAGGTATATTATGCATGTATTAATTTTCTGCGCAGTAGTAGCAGCAATTGTTATTATTATTATTTCTATAATGAAATCTGAACGTAAGAAACAAGAGATAAAAGACCGTGAAGAACGTGCTCAACAGATTCTTGATCATATAGAGAATGGTAAGCGTTTTGATGCTGAAATGACCGTTTTATATGGCAATGAATACAAACATACTAGTGATAGTACAATAGCTCCGTAATGAGGCTAAAAATAGGCAAGAAATTGATTTAACACACATACATCATGGCAGAATCGCACATTGACACACGTACCCCAGAAGAGATGTACTGGCAAGCGTATAATCGTATAACATCTATTGCTGATAGTATTCTTGCAGTTTTGTCTAAACCTACGTATTCAACAGATTTTTATTATGTATTTCCTTGGGATTTAAACTCACAGTTCTCTTATACAGGAAAGAATAAAGAAGGGTTGTTTACATTTGTACGTGCTAAAGATTTCAAAGAAATACAATTAAGTCAGTACAATACTTTATCTCCTGTCGCAAATCGTATTGTATGGGAGTAATGGCAATTATATTTTTTGTATGTATATTATTATTTATACGAAAGATACTGAAAGGTTAATTTATATTATAGTAAGAAAGAGGTTCGTGTGAAATCCTTAGGTGCGTAACCCCTATGCTCTTTCTTACTATAATATTCTAAGTCGTTTGAGCGACTATAAATAGCAGTTTTAGGCTCAAAGCGTTCGAAAGAGGTAACTATTTACGTTCAGCAGTAGCAATACGATGGCAATTAGCACATCTAATATCACATTTATCTATTTCTTCTTGTAGTTTTTCTAATGAAGCACTATAAGCTAAAATAGATATATTTGCAGATTTCTCTCCTCTAACATGGTCGAAGTCTAATGCTCTTGGATCTGAAAATCCACAATCTATACAAGGATGATTTAGTTTATATTCTTGTATATAATTTGAATTGCGAATTCTTGTTAATTTTACACGTTCATATGACGCTTTAATGGATTTTTCTCTATTTTCCAAGTAGTATGCTCGCTTTATAGCAGCGCGTTCTTCTTTTGTTTGTTTCATGATGCAAATATAATGTAAAAAGACCAAATCAACAAATATAATTTAACTTAAAGCGTTAGCCTACGATACAGCTCCTGTTAAAAATATGACAAAAGTTACAAAACTTGCATTTGAGTTATTAAAACAACTGCCAACAGATGAAAAATCTCTTACTTATTTACGTATTGTACAAGAGATAATAGAGTGGGAATCAGCAAAAACATTTAATGTTACAGTTGTTGATCTTGCTATAAGATTTCGTGCATTATGTGATGAGTTAGATGTTATAGCATCAATTGCATTTCTTGATGATAAAGTAATGATAGGTAAAACTATTAATAAAACAGATGTAGAAATATCATATTATACATACTTTCGCTTTCATCATTATCTCTTGTCAGAAGAATCAAAACTAAAACTATTATCTAACCTGTAAAAAAGCTAAATCAATTATGGCTGGAAAATTACTAAAGAAAGAACAAACACAAAAGAGAATTATACAATCAGTATTAGCTCAATCTTTTGTAGGTCAAAAAAAGTTTGTGCTTCGCACAGAATTCACAGCTGAAGGTAAATGCTCAACAGTTATCATTCTCTTCCATAAAAAGAAGAGAGTAGAAGCTTATTGGGGTTTGGATAAAGCAATTGAAGACTTCAATAAATTGTAACAAATGGATAAGAAAACATTTTATCGTGTATCGCATCAAGATACTCATCAAGGACTATGGTATAACTTTGATGGTAAGTTTACAGGTCTTATTCATGATGCTTTTAGCTTTTGTAAGAACACAGAACTAAAGATGGATTTTGATCAGAGCATTGTTGGATATTTATCTGCTACTCCTGAACTTGATGCATTATATCACTGGTTCACAAAAGAAGACATTTTAAAGTTACAAGAGCATGGTTTCTACATTCATAAATATGAAAGTAGTGATTATTGGTTTTATGAGAAATTTCAACATTTTGTCATTCATCGAGACAGTATGTATTTCGTAGAAAAGATAGTGTTGAATTAAGTTTTTCTCGTTTTCCAAACAAAATGGGAGGTATGTACTTGTAGCTCAGTCCGGTAGAGCAACGGCCTTTTAAGTCGTGAGTCCAGGGTTCAAATCCCTGCGGGTACACTTTTATACTCTACTGATTTAATAAAAACATATTGTAATATTCTAGACACAAATATGGTTCAGTTCTTTAAAGAGGTAGCAGATAGACGAGGTAACTCTGTATTTTAAATTATTATTTTTTAACTAAAGCGTCAGAACACGATACGTTCGCAATTAAAATGAGTACTAACAACTCAAAGCCGTACACAAAAGATGAGGATGCAATTATCCTCAAAGCTATGTCTGAGCATAAGACTCAAGATGATATAGCGAATGCTGTTCATGGACAAATGGACAGACCTATTAGTGGTATTAAATACCGAATAGGTATATTGAAAAAGGCAGTTAAGAATACTCTTAAAGATGCCAAGAGTGATCCTAAACCTAAAGCAGATAAAACTGCTGCTCCTAAGACATCAGCTAATAATAAGCTGCATATGAAAGTAATAGATCTCATCATACCTATATTGTCTGATGAAGAAAGATTACTAATCATTGAAAAACTGTTACGATATGAAACAAAGTAACAGATTCACCAAAGTAGAAGACGCAATTATTGTACGAGAGATAAAGAATGCTTCTTTAAATCTTACAGTAGCTTTTGAAAGAGCCGCATCACTATTACCTCTAAGAACAGCTGGAAGTATTGGTAAGCGATGGTATAATTTTCTGCGTTATAGTGAAATAGTTTTTGTTTCAGCATCTGGTCATTCTGCTATTGAAAATAGAAAGAATGCTCCAAGGAAAATGTTAAAAACAGGAGTAATTAGTGAAGAACTACTTGCTTTATCATTTCCTAAAATGTCAAATGCACAACGATTAGAACGTCTTACAGCAATTGTAAAGCGTTAATAGTATCATTATTCATCATCTTTAGTTACATCTGGCGATTACTTCAAAGGGTGTAACTATATTCTAAACTAGCAAATCTTATGGCAATAGTAATTGCATTATTCGTTGTTGGAGCGTGGGTGTGGAACATCTTTGAATGTACTTCTATTTATCCTCCTATAATTCATGAGGATGAGAAAGAAGTTATTGATCGCCATTATGACGGGGTGATATGAGAATCTTATTAGCAATATTGACAGGTCAACTATTAACATGTAGTTTGACATACGAAGACATTAGGGAAGAGCAAATTATGTTTCATAATTATCATCGTAATTATGATGATATGGACATTCCATATGCTACATTAAGTGATCTATGTGATCCCTCAATCTTATCTCTTGTACCTTACAGGCCGTGGACTAACAAATTTAATAAATCTATTTCATCACCAAAAAAGCATTTCTACTATGGATCTACACCATATTAAGTTATGTATGTAAATCATCAAGTATATGAAACTATTAAATATAATAGGAGTTGTAATACTTATTGGAGCTTTCATACTATTTGTACAAGAGTTTATTGCTAATATCATAATTGGTATATTAGTATTAGCACTTTTGTTCTTTGGTTCTAGATCCAGATAGTAATAAAATATTTCATCAAAGAGGCAAGATGTGCGTTTTACTCGGTGTACTTTACCATGAGTTGAGGACTTGCCTCTTTGATTCTCATTTCGAAGCAGAAACGACTTCCAAGCGTAGGTTCTGCAAAAAGGACACGAAAAAGAGTTAATTTATTGATCACCTAATGTGTTAAGAAAGTATCAATGAATGCTGTTCAAAGGCTAATTCAAGTAGTGTCCAAACTTATTAATTATTTCTAATCTTTTTAATTAGATGATCTAATGAAAAAAATGTTATTTTTATTAACAATGTTCCTAGTGATATTCAGTATCTCTAGTAGAGCTCAGTATAAAAAGAAAGTATTAAAAGATGATTCTTTCTTTTTTAATTTGTTCGTGAACGATTCTCTAGCTATTGATGTACAAGTGACAGGAGATAGCTATGATGCGAAAGACATTAAGAAGAATGTTTTTCATAATGATCAATCTTCTGATAAAACACGTGATGGTGTTTATTTCTGCTTTCACAAGACTTCTTTTAGCATGTATTTACCTGATTTACATGCTAAAATCAATGTTATCTCTCGTAACAATACTTCTGTATCTGATCACTTCATTTGGCTATTAACGTCTATTAGAGCAAATCGTAGGCAATTACAAAAGGAATTTCAATTGTAGTATATATGTATTATAAACAATATAGTGCAGGTTGGTGGGCTTGTAGAATTACTAACGATGAAATAAGAAGAGAATCTGTTAAAGAGCTTACTAGACAAGGACGTATTGACAAAGTTTTTACAAGCACAAAAGATACAGTATCCAATATTGATTGGGGAATTACTGATAAACCTGAGCTTTGGTGGCATTCAGCATATAATAATGTTACTCATAGTCCTGATTTACCAGAACCAAAATATGATATCGATAAACCATGGTATCAATCTCTTAAAGAGCCCTTTATAGGTAAACGTGTTATACGTACTGCTGCATATGTAAAAGAATATTACGTATCTGCAGAAGCTGCTATGCAAATTGGCACTATTATATCATCTGACAATTCTGCAGTTTATATAAATTGGGATAATGGTAAGAAAAATGCTCCTTTGCGTCATTATCATGTACTAGAAGTTATAAGTGAAAATAAAGAAGCTCAAAAAACAAGCGATATACAAAATGGAAGCACAGGTAAAACAATCTTATCTGCAGTTATTGCAGATGTCAGACAAGGACCGCGATACACAGGAAGTGTCGTTCACGGTAGAACAAAAAAGCTGCAGTTGCAGTCGGATATCTTAGCAACCAGACAGTCGCTGGGTTCTAAGAAAGCAGACCGCACAAAGATGTTGTTATCTAAAGATCTGGACTTTAAGAAGCTCAGTGATCTGGATGATGAGATTGAAGGCCTGGAAAAGGGAATGAAGCGTCTTGAAGAATACAAGACGGAGCTCTTTCCTGAAGAAATAAAGTAAAATAGTTTGAATATAGTAGGGAATGTGGCTAACAAGTCAATCGAAAGATGTTGGGGTGTAAATTCCCTGAGCATTCTCTACTATATTTACAATAAACAAGGTTTCTGATGAGTCTTTGAGAATTAAGACGAAACATTTCGATGTCAAACCATAAAACGTGTCAATCATGACAAACAATCAAAGAGTGCTTGTAGCAGGCTTCCTTAGCCAGCTCGCACAAGACAAGAAGAAGTATTCTGCTACAGAGCAGAATGCATTATTTGCTACATCTCACGAATTAGTGGGTGAAAAGAACAGTGCTGTGAAATATTGTCCTTCTGAGAAGGAAATGGAAGCAGCTGGGTTCCCAGTAATGGAAAATTTTAAGTTAGACACAGGAGGTATAGCGACAGCTAACATCTCTTCTGCCTCTCCTAACAGTGGTACTGGTAAGCACCTTGCAGGTCGTGAGAAAGATAATATTGAACATGGAGGCGGTCACCAACTGCCACAACAATAGTATCTTCTATCTTTAGTTGAATAGTGAAAGAACACACACACGTTGGTTAGTTATAGTCAGATAACGATAGTATGAACTCGTCCATCATACTTGTTGCTCAGGATTGATACCTTAGAAGGAGAGATCGTTATCTGATTATTTTTTAAGTAGAAATTGTTAACCCCAATATACAATCTATGCTGCAGGAGAAAAATGAGTTACCGCAAAAGAAACAATTGCATATATCAAAAATTGCATTTTTTGATTATGCAAAAGATTACAATGAACAAACAGGATTAGATCCATTTGAACGAAAACTCAAAGATCCAATGCTGTTAACGCACCCATTTGCTCCATTTACAATTCGATCTCAAGTCGCTCCTAGACCTTACAGTGTCCGATTCCTCGGTACGTATATAGAAGAAATTGAGCTGTCATTGAATTAGTAATAAAAGCAGTATACCTATAAGTACAAGAGATAAATCCGAAAGATACGATCTCTTGTACTTATTCTAAATGCCTATTATCTATTACCATTTTACAAATACATTTCTTAACAAAAAACTAAAACAAGCCTATAAGAAAACAATGAGTAAAAGAGTGCTTAACGTCACGAGCTCTCTAGATTTATTACTAGTATATGTGACCCAAAAGTTTAATTAAAAAAAAAGAAAACGAAATGCAAACTGAAGAAGCGATTTTAGCCCGTGAACAATGGGAAAATCATATAGATCAGCGTTTATCTTTTCTTAGGGGAAAAGCAAAGAATTTGGTGCCAGATCCATCGGAAGATGTTGATCCTGTAATGGCATCTGCATTAAGAGAAGAAAAACGTGAGATTGATGTTCGAATAGAAGAACTAAGTAGATTGAAAAAAGAAATGAGTGAGAACTAACATAGTTATCTCTCGTAAAATTATTTAAATGTAGTAGGAAGTATCCTAGTCGGGGAGATCGTCAACAAAACTTGCGATTCGTTAGTGGACATAGCCTCCAGATAAGAGTGACCTACCGAGCACTTCCTACTACATTAATCATTAAAATTAAACAATTACGCCTATGTGTGGAAGAGTAGTGTATCACAAGAATGTTATTACGCCAGGTTCATACATGAACTTTATAGGCGTAAAAGGTGAAATTCTAGCAGGAGAATGGGGATTAAGAACATCCAAACCAAAGCAATATCTCGCTAGAATAGAATCCATGACAACTACGTGGCAAGGATATATGCCAAATAGAGGACTATTGGAATTAGAAGGATTTTATGAAGGTCCAAATTACTTTTATATGCCTGATCATGTTCCATTTTATGTTCCTGTACTGTATAGTAAAGATTATGATTTTTTAATACTTACACGTAGTGCAAGTTTACCTGTCTTAGCGGTACATCCAAGACAGCCTTTAATAATTTACCCAGAACGTGGAGATGAGTGGCTACAAAGAAGTAGATTAACAAAGCCTCCAACTGATCTGACATTTACAGAAGTAACAAAATAAATTAATATTAACACTTAAAAGTTCAAAAGTTATGGCTATTCAATTAGACAAAGAGCTTGAGAAAATCTCTACGAGAGATAATAAGCTTAATGAACCTCTTACTGAGGTAAAGTTACTTCTGGAAGGCGATCGCCAGAAAGATTTGCATATCATGCGCCACTTGGCAGGATCATCAGAAATGATTCAAAATGAACATGCATTAGGCCGTAAACTTGAACTTATCAATCTCGAGGAGAAATATGGTCAGATATTTACAGCAACTAATATCCGTGATCTTGCTGTTAAGTATAAGCTCAGACTCCTTAATTCTACCAAGTTCAAGGGTAAGATGGACATACAAGCTATATCTAAGCTTAAAACATTTGCTGAAGACTCCGGTCTGTCCATTATGGATGAAGCCACACTTTCACGCAGATTCTACATTCTTGCACCTGTTGAATCTTTCAGCACCGGCCACAGAACTATAAAATCTGCTAAAGATGAAGAAGCTGAACGTAAGCGCATAGCTCGCGATCCTATCTTGTTTTATAAGATAGATGAAACTCACTATAGGATGATTCATAAGTGGGGTAATGATTTCTCAGCCACTCGCCGCATTTTAGGCTGGTATTGGGAGTCTCCTGAGAACTACGTAATGGGCAACAGAATGATGGCAGCAGTAACATCTATATTGGTGTATGCTTTACTTTGGCAGTGGTTCAATACATTCTCATTTCACATTGGATCATGCTTTCACTTTGGTGATTGTAAGACCTTAGATATTGCTACAGCGCATCACCTGTTTTTGTTCAGAATATGGGGAATTATTTTTGCTATTACAGCTGGAATAATTCAAAGCTCTATAATGTGGAGCAATGTTACAAATTCAGATGGTAAATTTTATAACCAGCTGTTCTCTAAGTTCAATTGGAACGACGATACATGTTGGACTATTAAGTAAGAAGCGCGCAGCTAATAAACTATCTCTGGGAATAGATAGTAAAAAGCAAAATCTCGAAGTTCCAGCTAGAGATGATGTGATAGGTCCGTAAGGAATTCACGCAGTATGAAGAAAAGTCCTGTGAAAGTTAATACGTCTAGTACCTACGACATGTAGTTAGGTAACCCCGCTCAAGCTACTTCAAAGTGGCACTCCTCACAATGAGCACGTGAGATATACAGCAGAACAAATCAGGAGAATCGTTATTGGCCATAGTTGACTCTCAGCGCCCTAACCTCTCCTGATCTGCTGTCTATTTAATTTCGGATGTAATGAAAAATCATCATAAATAAAAATGCAGGAAGAAATACAAAAGCGTCCATTTACTGTTGTTTATGACAATGGAGAACGCAAAGAGATATCTGCAGTCGATGTCACACATGTGTATGTACGTGTTTTATCTATGCTATTAGCACTTAAAAAGTCATATAGAATAGAAATTATTATAGATGAAGCAAAAGGCATTATCTATGGTGACTTTGAATGGGATTTAGCTTTTGGCGTGAAGGATAAAGCTTATGTTACAGGAACTCCTTTTGTTTACAATAAGGAAGATATTGAGTATATGGTTTTAGCATATGCACGTTCAATGGGTAGTAGTGAAACGTTTGCTAAGGATTGGTTTGCTAAGAAAGCAAGAGAATTACAAATTAACTAAGATAAATTTGGCATTCTCATAATGTCTTCTTATATTTGTACAATGAAGACATGTATAGAGTGTAAAATTGAACAAGAAGATGAATGTTTTAGTTTAAGAGCTAATAGAACTGATAGACGATTAACTTGTAAAAGCTGTACTAATAATGTACAGAGATTATTTCGTCAGAAGAATAATAAGCAAATATTAGTTAAACTTAAAGAAAAACGTATTAAGGTTAAAGAATATATACATAAAATAAAGCAAGAAAAAGGTTGTATTATATGTAAGGAAACTGAACCTGTATGTCTAGATTTTCATCACCTTGATCCTAACGAAAAGGAATTCGACCTAGGTAATGGTAATCAATCCAGTATCAAAAAAATCGATAACGAAATAGTTAAGTGTGTAGTATTATGTGCAAATTGTCACAGAAAGTTACATGCTGGATTATTACAGTTGTCTAAAAAACAGTTAGAATGAGCGGAGACGTTTTAGAAGACATGATGACGCCGGAAGAATACGACGCATACATGAGACAACAGCGACACGCATTTAAAGAAAAGCATCGTAAGTATAGCTTAGAAGAAGTGCATCATTTATTGAACAATTACAGGGTATTTGCTGAAACCGTAGTTTCAGCGCAGTATGAACAACAGATAGTATTACCAAATGCTAAGGATTGGTTTGCACTTAATGGTTAACAATATTTAAGAACTCATCTTAAGGCCTGAAAGCGCACCGCCGTAAGGTGCGAATCATGAGCTGGAGGGGCTCTCGGTGCCTGTCGTGGGGGTGATCTGAATACAAAAGGATTAAGGTGGTTCGAACCCAGCTCACTGAACGATATTAGTTGTTTAATAACAACAAATGCTGCTGAGATGCATGTGCCCGCGATAAGAAACATTATTTATTCACAAAAGCAAAAATAGGTATGCATGCACTACATCCGATCTCCTGGCTCTTAAAATAAAAAAAGAGATAACCGGAATATAGAGAAGCCTTTATGGCAAACAATAAAAAAGGGTCGCTGACGCTCAATGTTCAGTAAATATTATTATAAAGAGTGTATAGTGTAATTATTATACACTCTTTTTCAAATGGTTCTTTAGCTCATCGGTAGAGCACTTCACTGTTAATGAAGGGGCGCTTGGTTCGATTCCAAGAAGAACCGCTTTTTAATCAATAGTTAAATATGGCAGTAAAATACCGTCACTTTTGTTGTAAATATTACAAGTATAAAATTTGTTGGAGTTATACAAGATATGTAGAGGCTATGAATGCTGATCATAAACATTGTAAAACAATTGTAAATCCACTTGAGTGGCATTCTAAAGCACCTTTGGCTAATAAAGTTGACTTCTTAAGAATGTGGGATATGTCATCATATCATCCTTATTGGAAAATGAAAGCTGCTATTATGTCTTATAATAGAGCAGTGCAATCTAAATCTAAAGAGAGATTAGATTATGTCAGGAAATTGTATCGTTTGAGAATTTATGTCTTTGAAAAATAAGTGAACAATTAAAATTGTCTTTTATCATGCCTGAAGAAGTACAACTGAGAAAAAGTCTCAGCAAGGATGGACTATCAATGTCCCAAGCACAAACAGTGTCTAACTTAGCAAATCAAAATGCTACAGCTTTGACGCAAGAAATGTTGCTGTATAATAACGTATCGAAGAAGATACAGTACAAAGGACAAGAACTTGTACAAGTAAAACCGAATCCTATTCCTGCTAATATCAGTGAGATGTTAGCGAAGGTAGGTCGCTATTATGCTTTACAAGCTTTCCTGATGGAAAACATCAAGACGAAAGACAGTTGGCTACAGGAGATAAGAAGAGCGATCTTTGTACCTTCTGAAGAGCTACAAAAAGAACAACCTGAAGCACCAGATTTGGAAGCGGCAACACTGAAAACTCCTGTTAATGAGGATTGGGGTTGGGCACAGCTATCTCCTGCTGAAATGGCTGAGTATTGGGAAGTGGAAGCGAAAGCTTCACATCTCGGACAGTTCATTCACAGAGGTGGTAAACTTGATCAGTTGCGCAAAAACCTGCCTACAATTGTAGAGCTAGAATGGCACACTACTGGAGGTATGAATGCAGAAAGTTATCCTATTAATGTTATAGCACATCATAACATAAAGGATTTGACTGAAATGCATAATAACTTCGCTAATGAGCACAAAACTCTGGAGCAACGTGTGAATTACTTCAAGGCTAAAGTGAAGAATTCAGTTACTGAAGAAAATGCTAACATAGCAAAAGAAAATGGTATTGCAATCGCAGAAGTTAACAAAGTTAACAATGCTAAGATGGGAGAATACCAGAAGCTGTGTATAGATTACGAAGGTAAGCGTCGTGTTGAAGAAGAAGCGTTTGAAGTTAAACGTAACGAAGATATGAAGTTCGTAGCCGCACTTCGTATTAAAGTAGATCCTCGTTTTCAGGAAACTGTTGATGAGTTGATGCCGAAAAAGAATGAAGATGATGAGGTGAAAGTAGGATAGGCATAAGCTGATTCTTATTTTCTTTAAGCCCAATAGTTAGGTACAAAAATATGACATAAGTTCGCATTGCGAACACCAATCGCTAGAAGACGGTACAGCCGTCATGCTAGCAATCCATTTTTTAGCGGAAAAAATAGAATTATATAATCTTAAATCTGCCTCTCTACAAAACTTTAAATTTCAAGAAAAGTAATACGTACACGTATTACTCAAGTCTTAGGTTTTGTCTTTGTCTTTGTGTAGAGAGGGTCTTTGATTTTGTTTTTGTTTTTGGTATTGTCTATATTACCTAATTATTGGGTAACTTATTATTTTATTATTAAAATGCTCTCATGGGGAAACTGGTAGACCCGCAAGACTTAAAATCTTGTTTACAGGAATGTGAGTGCAGGTTCGATTCCTGCTGGGAGCACAATTGTTATGAAGAAAGAGGATGTATTATCTGTATTTGTTAGACGCATGAAGAAATTAAACATAAACTTATCTCTTGTAGGTAATTTTCCATGGATATACATTGATGCAATTAACGGACAGAAAGTAAAAGAGAAATTTCGAGGAAATAATGGGTTTACAATAGCTTTCTATCCTATAAGAATAGGACAAGAGATGAAATTGACAGACATAAGTGAAATTATTAAACTTATTAAAAAGTATGTATGCCAGAAATAATACCACAAGACATTCAAGACAACGCTAATAAAATACTTCCTATAAATATAGTAAGTAAACATATTGGTGCAACATCTGATTTTGTACATACTTATGATGAAAATCGTATTAAACGAGAAATATACATAAAAGGACGTACAGATGAAAGAGCGATTTGGATTCCAAGTCCTGAATACAAACAAATTACTGGTCATGATAATGTTAAGTTACATGTTGCATATGACGAAGGTTATAGACATCATGAAATGGTAATGATGAAATGGATTAGTGATTGGGACGGTCACACTAATAGTGCATTAGGTGCATTATTAGATGAAGTATTTAAAAAATTAAAGAAAAATGCCTAAAGCAAAAAGTAGAAAGATGAAGCCATACGCTTGGACTCCAGATGGGAAAACTCCATGGAAGAAAGATGGTGGAGCTTCTGGCGAAGATGCTGTTGGACTTTCTTATAAGCGAAATAAAAAACTTAGGAAAGAAGCACAACGTCTTAATCAGATTGAAAATAAGCGTGCAAGAAAGTATTATAAGAATCAACTCAAGAAAGAGTTAAAAGACATGTAAGAAGGTTAATGCTTTTCCATCAACAAAGCAAGCAGATGAAATGGCGGGGCACTGTATAAAAAGTCATGCTCCAAATACGTTGATGGTGTAACGGTAGCACCACAGTTTTTGGTACTATTTGTCTAGGTTCGAATCCTGGTCAGCGTGCAAACCAATAGATACTTTTTTATCTATGCAGTTAAGAATATGGAAGAATATTCAATCTTTATTTATTGGAGTAACATATCCTAAGAAGAAAAATGATTGTGCTATTTGTCATAAAGATGAAGGTAAGCATTTATTGAAGGATATGACAAATTTATGTTGTGAAGCTTGCTGGCGCAAAGCGAACATACGTAAAAACAGAGGTTCAAGGTACTAACAAAAAAAAAGAGAAAAAGACGAAAGACATGAACAAAACACTCCCTACAAGAGCACCAAGTGGTTACTATGGTATTGCTTTCAGAAAGACAAAGGAAGAAAAAGCTGCATTAAAAGAAGCAAAGCGTTTGCACAAAGCAGAAATTGACCAGAAGTATGGTCTCGAATTTAGCGCTGCACAAAGAAAGAAAATCTTGAATCCTTAGTGATTCATTTTTTATAAAGACCTGTGAAATATACAAAGACAGGCACCCTAATGTGACTCGACAGAGTAATATGTAGATAGTGGAATTAATATTCGTCACAGTTCAACGCTCGGTTAATTTATTTAACCGACCAGAGACATCGACACGCTTAATACGTATAGACATTTTTGATCTGAAGTAGGTGAATACTTTAAGTATCACACATTAGAAGAGTGCAGGGGATCACTTATATCCCCACTATGTCTTCGTAGCTCAACTGCATAGAGCAACAACCTTCTAAGTTGTAGGTTACAGGTTGGAATCCTGTCGGGGGCACTTTATTTTAATAGAGTATGGGTTGTCACACTTGGTGTGCTATCAAAGTTGAAAGATCTATCGAAGAAGCACGTGCTATCTGGATAGAGAAAAGAAGAGCTTGGATAGAGGATTGGGAAGAATATTTATTGAAGAAAAGCAATGGTGAGAAATTAGAGATATTTGATGAATACTCTATAGAAACTTTTGTTCATTTATTAGAAGTGTTTCAAAGACAATTGCGAATGGTTGAAAAAGGATTATGCAATGTTGCAGTAATGAATGATCAGCCAGAGCATAGTTATTACAAAGAAGGACATGGATTCTTTGTAAATAGTGATTTTCATGATGTTTTTAGAGTGTACGGGTATCCTAATGATTGGTTGTATTCTAAAGAAGAGACTTTAGCATATATTGAGAAATGGGAGAAAGATCATCCTGAAGATGAACCGTTAAAGTTTTGGAAGTTTACTGAAGGTCCATATAAAGGACGAACAGGTCTTGATGTCTTTTGGGAGTTACATCCTAATGGATCTATACATTTTGGTTAATATTTCTTTATTTATAAATTTACTTATGTCTCACAAGAAACAGAAGAAAGGTCCTAAAGTGACCAGAAACAAAGAGCGCAAGGCTAATCGTGCCGCGCAACAGCAGGATCGTTTGAGAGCAGTAATAGCTCAAGAAAGAGAGATGCAAGAAAAACAGAATCAGGTAGTAAAATCTGATGATGGTAAGAAGTACAAACATGTGATCAAGACAAGGTCTGTGCAATCACGCAGAGAACGAGCTTTGGGCAGGATGACAGAGAGCCTGCATACTCACACAACAAAACCATTCTTATCTCCTGTACAAGAAGTGAGAATGAAGAAGGAAGTTAAGATCCTTAAAGAACGTCTTAACATAGCAGCGTAGTATTTTATTTTTCACCCCCTAATAGTCATTAACAATGGCAGATCCAAAAGATCCGAAAGTAGCAATTGCTACTAAACAAATCAACACAGAAGTGGTTGTAGGTGCTGCAGCAGCAGACCTTAAAAAAGGCATTATCGCGTTAGGCTTAATGATGGAAGGTATCAACAAATTGCCTGAAGAGGTTGAAAAGTTGGAACTGAAGATCTCAGCTAAGCGTACTGAACTGACAGGTCTTGAGCAGCAGTTTACAGAATCTGAGCGTCAGCGTACAGTTGAGTTGGATATCAATATGAAGGAAAAAGGCATCAAAGCTGCAGATGATTTGTTGGAGAAAGCCGGCAAAGTATCTATAGCGAAAGATGAGTTGGCAACCTTGAAGAAGGAACTGTCTGATCTTAAAGCCAGCTATCAGAGCGATCTGAAGGAAGGTGTACAGGATGCTCGTAACTCTCTGACTATTGAACATGACAACAAGACTGCCCTTGCTGATGCCCTGCATAAGCAGAATGAAGCGCAGAACACTGCTAAGATTACCGGCCTAGAATTCCAGATTGAACAACTGAAATCAACAAATGAAATGCTTATCAAGCAATTGGATGCAGAACGTGAAGCTGGTATCAAGCGTGCTGAAGCAGCAAAACCAGCTCCTATACAGATAGGACAGCCGGGTCAGCGTTAATAGCTGAAAAAAGAAGTATTGACGCTTAAAAGTTCAAAAGTATTATGGCAGACATTATTAGCCAAAATCAGGTGATTCACGAAGGTGATGAAACTTTTACTAACATGGATGAGTTGTTAGCTAGTGTTTATGGGTTGTTAAATTCTCGTAACATTGGTAATACTCCTGAAGATCCTTCAGTAGCAATATTGATTCGTACAACAGGAAAGTTCACAAACGAAGAGGCAGAAATGTCTGTTGTTGTTTATGAGAACTTTACTGAAGAACAGATTGCTACACATATGACTGAACAATCATTAGCTCCTGCAGATCAGGTTGTGGATGAGGCACCAGTTGTGGTGAAGGGTAAGTTTGGTGGAAAGCACTCAGCCTAAAGGTAAAAAGTAAGTTAACAAATAGTAAAAAAGAACACTAAGATATGAAACAATTCATATTTGCAATGTTACTGGTATTCTCTACGGGAATTGCCACAATTTCTTGTAATCGTTCTGCTCCTTATCAGGGGTATGACGTAATGACTGGACCAGGTGGTCAGCAACAAGTGATGTTTTATGATAATGGTACTCAGCGCGTTATGGAGTATGCAATGTTCATGTCTTTAATGAATAATGGTGGTTACAGTAATGTAATTCATCATTATCGTGAACCAAGATATGCTTCAAGACCATATTTTAGCAATGATTATCGTTCATGGAATCATGTAGGTACAACTACTGCTCCAAGGCAACCAGTTGTTAATAGTCCAACTGTTGCTCAGTCTACTGGGGCATTTGGAAATGGCGCATATAAACGCGATGGTGTAATTACAACTAATTCAACACAACCTCAAGTAAGTATAATTACTAATAGTAATACTCCTGCTAAAGTTGATGGTTGGAATAGTAAAGTTACACAACAGGCATTGCCACGTACTCCTCAACCAGTACAAACTGCAGGTTGGAAATCAACTACCACTGCTCCAGCTCCATCTCCTGTCGCAACAGGTTCAGTATGGAAAACAAAAACAAGCAGCAGCTCTTCAACAAAATCCTCATTTGGAGGAAGAAAACGTGTGCGTTAGTAATAACGTTTATGTTAACAAAAGAAATGTTGCAAGAGTTTTGTCTTCAAAAAGGATGGATATACAACTACTCCGGGAAGAGTGGAGGAGTATATATTGATCCTAAAGATAAGCTTATAACAATTGATAATATCGAATGTGCTATAGTTCAGCACTTTGGTATCTTCCCTGATTTCAGTATTTTTAGATCTTAGTAATAGAAAGCATTATTGGATATCAACCTAACGATTTTATTAAGCGAAAATTCATTAGACACATGGAACAAAAGTCTCTATCAAAAGAAGAGCAGCACAAAATCAAGATCCTAACGCTACGACAAGAGCTCGAGCAAGCGATACTAAAGGTGAATTTTCACTTCCATAGCGGCTACGAAAAAAAGGATGAGAGACTACCTGTATCAATCTTTATGAACTTCTTAAAAAAAGGAGTTGCAACGATTCACAGTGCATATCTTATGCGTTTAAAGAATAGAGATGTACATTTAATAATAGATGAAGATTTCTTCATTACTAATGTACGTTTTACAGATTTGCATTGGTCAAGTTGGGATAAACTTTCAATGTTAATCTCTGATCTTAATGAAGCCGCTAGAGAGCTAGACTATGATGATTTACGTTCTAGGACTAATACCATAGATAAATTTTATCAGTTAGCTGATAAAGATATCGATTTTTTGCGATCATTTAAGTTTAGTTGAATTTAAAATAAATTTGGTAGTTTAAATTCTATTTCGTATCTTTGCAGATATGGGAAAGATTAAAAAGATTATTTGTGAAGAATGTGGCATTGAAAAAGAAACTGCTGCAATTAAATTCTGCTCTATTAAGTGTAGAGAAACAAACAAATCAAGAAAACATTATCAGAGTTATTTAGAAGACAGTTCGTCATTTAAATATACTAATCTTCAGCCTTTAAAAGCTGAATTTCTAAAGGAACAGAATTGTAAATGTGCTATTTGTGGAATTAATAATAAGTGGGAAGATAAAGATTTAATCTTTATATTGGATCATATAGATAGTAAAGCTAATAATAGTAATAGAGATAATCTTAGATTACTTTGTCCAAATTGTGATTCACAACTTAATACTTATAAAAGTAAAAATCACTCTTCGGAAAGAAGAGGAGATATTCCCTATTTAGGGCATTCAAAGAAAGTTAATAAAGAGATGCTTGATGAGATTATTAAAATGAGAACTGAAAATTATACTTTAAAAGAAATTGCAGAGAAGTACAATATCAGTTATTCAGCAGTCTGGTATAGATTAAAACATTTATAAAACTTCAAATTTAGCTAAAGTGGACAACATCCAGAACAACAACAACGACAATTTACCACAGGGTAACAATGAACAACAAAACGGTAATAAGGACCATAAGAACTTCCTTACAGTTGTAGCACAAGTATTTTCTCTCATTGGCCCAGGTGCTGATCCTGAAAAAGGAGCGAAGAATGCTATCTTTAGCAACAAAGTAGCTAACGATCAGGTGTCTGCTGTTATGGAAAAGCTTGCCGGCCGTCGCCAGGAAAAAGCCATAGAAGGTTTTACTGAAGATATGGACAAATTGCTTGACCGCTATGCTGAATTTACGCGCGAATCGACAAAGCGTAAGAAGGCTTTCGAAGAAGCTGAATTGGCTAAAGAAAAAGAATTCACCAAGGAAGCGCAGGCTGTATTGGCAAAAGTGCAGGATATAGGTTCTTATTTTGGTGCATACCAGAAAGGCCTTGCTGCGTTAGCTAACGTGCCGGCTGCCAATAACAACCAGTAAAAAGTTGATTGGATCACCGCTAAGTAAAGACGATATTCTTGACATAAAGGTTCCTTCTGAAGGAGACCCTGTATTGTATGTAGTATATGATACATTTGATAAGCAATATCGATCTCAAGTAGGTATTATAATGCGAGAAGTAGGAGACGATCATGTGATTATTAGTGGAGTTAAGTGGGAAAGAGAACAAGTTCTCTATGTTCTTACTAGCGAAGGTTTTATGAAACAGAAGCGTATCACTAACAGACTTGCACTATAATACCTGCTTATCAAAAGAAGACAAATTAAGGACTTTACAACACATTAAATGTCTTATACTATGGGCAGGAGTAATCGCCGTGGTAAGAATAAGAATAAGCATGTGAATGTTGTGCCTGTCCATTCGAAAAAAGTAATCGTAAGTTCTAATCCCTCTGAAAAGACGATTGAGTACTACGAACAGTTGCTCGTTAGCGGGAAAAACCCAAAAGGTAAAATTCTCACTAATAATGAAATAACAAAACTGCATAATACGATTGCCGACCTAGAGCATATCTTAGGTATCAAACATGAGTAATATGAATAATTCGAATGGAAGGACATGTTCCCAAGACCATTAAAAGGTCACCAGCAGATTTAAGGGCTTCAGCTGATGCCTACCTTACAAATGGTCGTTATGACCCAAGGAAGAGCGCTATGATAGCAGAAGAGTACAGAAAAAAAAGATTGTCAATTGAAGACAGGCGTGCAGTCCGTGCTAAAGAGACAGTTACACTTTTCAACAATGTATCTGAACTTATTAAAACTAAGGTAAGGTACTAATACAATAAAACAATGTCAAAGCCAGGAACAGTAGTAATTAAGTGCGGCGGTGAGAACAGAGCGTCACTGAAGAGAGATGGAGCAGAAGTTCCATTGGGTGGAGGTCAGCCTATGAAAGTAGTGCGTATCTTCAAATGTGACTCTGAATATCAGGACGGACTATATGGTAAGGATATGCGCGTAGCGAATCATGCACCTTCGAAAGGAGCTGCAGAAAATCGCTACAGATGTGCTACTTGCTTAAAAGAACACATTGTCAACTAAGAAGGCTCTTATTGCCAAAGTGCGCGAGTTCCATTTATTGTGCTGGCTTTTCGGACACTCTTATGGCAAGCCCGAACCTTTTCTCAATACAGCGAGAACAGGATTCGTAGGGACTGTTAAGACGTGTAAACATTGCCTTGCAAAGGTTAAAGAATACAATGATTAATGAAAGTAAAGCATTTGAAAATCGTTAATCATACGACTGTAAGAGACGCTGTTGGAGCTATGCTACATCATAGATCAGGTCAATGGTGGAATGCTCGTCAAATGCAAGCTTTTCTGTATCAAATAGGCGCGAAGGTTTCTGAAGAATATGCTGCAGGCGTTATGGAAGACATATACGACGAGGCAAGAGACATTCCTTTCATAGTCTATGAAAAGCGTACTGAACATAAAGTTCGGTATATGTGTCAAACAATGTTTGATAGAGCATCCTCTAATTAGTAAAAAATAAAACATCGTATGTTTAAAGCATTACTGGAAGTTGGGCTCATCATTCTTATAATACTTATGGTAATAACACAAGTATTGATACCTATGTTTATTAACGATTTAGAGCTATTCTGGCTCTTTAAATCATCGAAGAAGTATAACTCTTTCCCAACCTCGAAAGAGGGGCAGGAAGGGCATACTTCTCTCGATGATAATCTCAATGAATTAGGAACGAATGCTGAACTTCAAACAAACGCTCTCAAGTCTACTTTGAGCAAGGTGGATAAGAGTATTGAAAAGCTCAATGAAGTCAAGCGTAACGTACGCATTTAACAATTAACAATTACAAAAACAAGCAAGCCATTAACATGGGACAATTGAATCCAAAGAAGCTCATTTTCGGAGCAGTAATAACAATTTTAGCCATTATTGGCTTATCTATGATTGGCAGCATGTTTGAAGAGGTGGATGCTGGTGAGATAGTTGTAATACAACATCTTAGCGGCAAGTTGAGTGTGTATGATCAGCCGACCAGCTTTGCATGGCAAGGTTTTGGTAAAGTAACGCATTATAAGCGTTCTAATCAGTTTACGTTCTTATTACCTAAAGATAAGGATAGTAAGGATGAATCTATTGAAGTGAAATGGAATGATGGCGGTCACGCTAATATTTCAGGTTCAGTGCGATATGATTTACCTACTAATCACGAGTCGATGATTGCCATCCATAAAGCATTCAGATCCCAGGAAGGAATAGAAGATCACTTAATTTCTACTAACGTAGCAAAAGCGATATTCATGACCGGCCCGCTGATGACCTCTAAGGAATCTTATGCTGAAAGGCGTAATGATCTGATATTTTACATTGAAGATCAGGCAAAGTTTGGTGTCTACAAGACTAAACAGGTAGAAACAGAACAAATTGATCCTTTAGATGGCACTAAGAAAATGGTGATGCGTGTTGAGATCCAGAAAGATGATAAAGGTAATACTGCCAGACAGGAATCTTCGCCTATTGGTGATGAAAAGATTCGGTTGTATAACTTAACCATCAATAAGATCAAGTATGATGGTATTGTTGAGAAGCAAATCGCTACCCAGCAAGAGAGTATTATGAAGGTGCAAACAGCTATAGCAGCTGGTGTTGCCGCAACACAACAAGCATTAACTACCGCCAAAGAAGGTGAAGCTGAAGCTGCAAAAGCTAAGTGGGAACAGGAAGTTATTAAGGCCAGGACTGTAACTGAAGCTGAATCAAGGAAAGCTGTAGCAACATTAGATGTGCAAACAGCAGAACTGAAGAAGAAGAAGGACATATTAGAAGGTGAAGGTGAAGGAGCTAAGAAACGTGCGTCAATGCAAGCGAATGGTGCCCTGGAACAGAAGCTGGATGCATATGTTAAGGTTCAGGAAATGTGGTCAAATGCATTTGCTGCCTATACAGGATCTTTAGTACCTTCTTACATATCTGGAGGAAGTGTAGGTGGTACAAACGCAGGTACTCAATTCATGGAATTGATGAATATGAAAACTATGCGTGATTTAGGCCTGGATATCAATCCTGGTGGAACCAATAGTAAAAGAAAGTAAAGCATATGTGGGTATTACATCTCATACTGTTTGTCTTTGGTGGATCCTTCATAGGATTAATGATCGGCGTGTTGTACAAAATAGGAACTTATCCTACTAAGCTTGTAAAAGGCTTTGATAGCGAAGGTAACGAAATAACACGTAGAGTCGATGATCCCGACTATCATTACAAAGACGAAGAATTAGTGCAATCATTTAAGTATGGACGTATGCACGAAATTCATTATTAAATCATTTGGTCCCAGTCAGACTAATGGGAATGAGTTAGCTCAGTTGGTTAGAGCAAGCTCTTAACCGGGCGAGGTCGGGGGTTTGAATCCCTTACTCATTACGAACATTAAATTTAGAATAATTATGAGGAACTTTTTAGCACTCATTTATTGGGCTTTGATAGCTCCAAGAAGAAGGCGTAGACTGAATAGGATTGCCTCTAAGAATCGTAAATATTAATTTTTTAACAATTCAAAATAACCTAATGGCAGAAGTAAAGAAGGCTCATGTGCCTATTAAGCGCCCAGGAGGCGGCATTGCAGCAGCTAAGAAAGTTGCTCCAGCAAAAGTTGCACCAAGACCAGTAGTAAAGCCAAAGGATGTTTGGACAACAGAAATGCGTAATGAAACAATACACTTCATGAAGAATGGACGTTCTGCTTCATCTTTCAATTGTGACATTGATGGTGTAAACTGCTCATGTGGTACACAGTCTATAAGTGGTATCACGCAATTTCCAATAGGAGATCGTTTTGGTATTCCGGAAGAAGTATTGATAGAAGGATTGAAAAAATGGATAGCAGTAATCAAAGCTGAGTACCAGGCTGCATTCCTTCTTGCATCGAACAACAAAACAGAACTTATCAATGCAATCTTCTCAAAAGTTTGCCTTAATGAGACTGAGTACAAACAGAGCCCTAAGACTCAGGAAATGATAAAAATCTGGGTTCTGTAGAGGAACAATTAATGATTAAAAGAAAAGAAAAACAATGTGGACTGTGTGGAGACTTATGCTTCTTATGGAGTAGAGGTCTCTGCAAGCCATGTTGGACTAAGATGTATGGAAAAGGAGTTAATAGAAAGGCTCGTAAGAAGATAGCTTGGCAGAGTGATATTTATAAAGATCGTATGCGTAAATATAAAGAGCTACGAGAGATCTATCTGAAGGAGCATGAATTCTGTGAAGTTTGTAAAATTAAACCTGCAACAGAAATACATCACATTGAAAAAAGGGTTGGAGATAATTTGTTTAAGCATTTTCTAGCAGTGGACAGAGACTGTCACATGAAAATTGAAGAGAATCCTGAATGGGCGTATGCTCAAGGATATAGTCGATCACATTTAAAAAAAAGAAGATGACTCTAGCGAAGAAAATAAAAATAATAGTTCTTAGCATCATTGCATTAGTTTATTTCGTATATTTGTATGAGTTCCAAGATGCAGCTAACATGGGAATGCGTCAATGGCTGCAGATCATCTTGTTAGAAGTACCTATTGGTTTAATTTTACATTATATCAAAGGATACAAAAAGAACAATGTTATTGATACTTAAAATTAAATTGAATACTTTTTGGTGATCTCGGTTTTTATTTGTACATTTGTGGTATGAATAATATAAAAAGAACATTTTCAGAAGATCTTAGTAAAAAGATTTGTCCAAAATGTAATGAAGAAAAGAGATTATCAGAATTCCATGTTTCTAAAAGTAAAACTTGTAAAGTTCAATTGTATTGTAAACTTTGTCATAAAGGAATGAGAGATGTTACAATATTAAAATCTAAAGAAAATGGAACTCATTATTCTGAAATGAGATTAGCAAAATTTAAACATAAAGCTAAGAAAAATAATATTCCATTTAATTTAGATATTGAAGATATGATCATTCCTGAAAAATGTCCTATTTTAGGAACTAAATTAACTAAAGGCATAATAAATAGTAAAGATTTATATGCTCCATCTTTAGATAGGATAATTCCTGAATTAGGATATGTGAAAGGAAATGTTATGTGGATGTCTCGTAAAGCAAATACAATGAAATGTAATGCTACAAAAGATGAATTATTGAATTTTGCAAATTATATAATTGAAAATGCAAGTATTTTTGGAAAAAAGGAATAATATTATTCCTAAAGAATTTATTGAAACTATTGATCAATTAGAAGGTAAATATCTTATCTCTATAAGATCTTTAGATAATAAAACACTTGATGATTTTAGAGCAAATTATTTCGCTTTAATTGATTCTGTACGCGATGTTACTGGTAATAGTAGATATACTATTCACGAAGATTTTAAAAGAGAACGCAAAATAGAAACTACAAAAGATTTTGATTTTCAAAATTGGATTAATTTTCTTGAGGCGTTTCGATGGTATTACTTTGCAAAATTAGATTTAATCCTATGATGGATCATTATACAATTGAACACATGGTTCAGTTAGTCACGAAAGCTCTTAATGAGCAAAACATTGTATTTAATAAAGTGAATGCAACTGTAAAATCAGAAACTCCACATCATATGAACGTGAGTATTTCTGTTACATTTCCGCCAAGAGCAGATAAGCATAATTATCCATATGAATCTCAAGCAGCTATCAACTTTAAAGGTGCTCCTACAGGATGTGGATTAGTAATAATGCATGGTCATGCATATTTTGCTGGTACACATAATGAAGATTCTATGATAGTTGTAGCTAAGGCTATAATGCAACATTACAAAAAAGATGGTGCAGGCACAGTTATGGCAAGTCAAGGTGGCAAACAGTACGAAAAGTGTCCTGTTTTAGAAAAGTTGGGATTCGTGAATGTAACTACATATGACAATTTGGCTCATTCTTATGCGAATGATAAGCAGTCAATATGGGTTCATTCATTCAAAAGAGGAGAATAATGAAAAGTCAAATTATAGAGGTTAATGCTAAAACTCCAATTGATTGGAGTAAGAAGCAAATGGTTACTAATGTGACTAAGGTTATTTTGTTAACAAGTGGTGATTTCGGTGAAAATAGTTTCAAAGGTACTGTTATATTTCCTGGAGATAGCATGTATATCGTAGGATATCATACTAGTTTCCTTAAGGAACATTTTCGTTTGGTAGATACGCCTATTACAATTAAATTTGAAAACTAAAGCATGTATTTAATTATTTTATTTATTCATTGGGTAGCAGACTTTGTGTGTCAAACACATTGGCAAGCTACAAACAAAAGTAAGGATAACGAAGCTTTAACATGGCACGTTATATATTACTCAACAATTTGGCTGATCTCTTGTACAATCTATTGTATGATTACTGGAAATTGGCTTATGATACTATTTCCTCTAATTACATTTATTTGTCATTGGATAACAGATTACTTTACAAGTAGACTGAACAGTAAATTGTGGGCTAAAGGAGACGTACATAACTTTTTTGTTAGTGTAGGTTTCGATCAATTTTTACATTTCGCACAGTTATTTTTAACATTTCAGCTTTTAGCGTAATGACTAAGCAGTACAAAGGAGTGATATTTCAAAGCGGAGCGTTTAATCCTATTCATAGGCAGCATATGAAAATTGCTGATGACGCTATTGCTAAATTTCCTGATCATAAACATCTCATGACGCTGTCTTCAGACACATGTGATAAAGGTATTATTCCTGAATCAGAACTATTGCGTAGAGCTGAATTAATAAAATCTCATAACTATGACGTTCTTATTAAAAAGAGCGGAATGTTTATAGAAGATATTAAAACTATACGTAATACTGATGAACTTAAGGACCTACAGATAGTCTTTGCTTGTGGCGAAGATACAATTTACAGATTCTTCAGAGATTGGGAAGAATACTACACAGAACATAGTGAGTATCCTGAAGAGAGGTATGATGATTATAAAAAGCATTTTACAAATGTACTTTGGTATGTAACAAGACGTAATTGTCCTGAAAAGGAAAAATATGAAACTGTTGCAGCGAAGTATTTTGCACATCACAATAATATTATCTGGAGTACGCTCGAACCAGATAATATATCGTCAACAGCGATAAGAAACAAAGAGCAAGAACGTGAGTTTGATTTCCGTTTTAAGGCAGCTTCCTTGGCATTTGGAAGTGGTTGGGATGCAGTACGCAAACTAGTCGATTTAGTGCCACTAGACGTCTTAAAACGCGAGTATCCTCATTTAAACAATGAAGAGGAATAGTGGAAGATGATTACGAATTAATATTCGAGTTGAGAGAAACTATAAAGGAACTTAAGTCAAGAATTGCTGACCTTGAATTTCAAGCTATGGAAAAGGATTCAGAAATTATGCATCTAAAGATATTTGGTGCAAATAATGAATACAGAAATCTTGGCGAAGATGATACATGGTAGAGTAAAGGAGGGCAAATGGCTTTATGGGTATATGACTGGGAAACGATGTACAACCTTGCGGAAGTATCGTTTCTTAGTTATGAAAATGATGAGTGTCATACATTTAAAATAGATGATGACACGGGTGAGAATGACAGAGAAGCGTTAATAAAGTTTATTAAGGGTCAAACCTTAGTAGGGTATAATAATAAAACGTTTGATGATATAGTTACTAATTTTGTTGTACGTCATAGCGACGCAACAGCATTAGAATTACATCGTCTTGCTAGTAAGATTATTAATGGGCAAAAAGACGAAGGATTTAATTTGTATAAGGAACTTCAACCTTATCTCAAGTCTGATCTGTACAAATCTATTGATTTGATGCGTTTATTGTTCAGTAAGAAATTACGTGTTGGTCTAAAAGAATTAGAATGTAGTTTACATCATGATAATGTAGAAGAACTACCTTATGCTTATGACAAAGTTTTAACTTCTGAAGAGAAGCAACAAGTGATAGAGTATAATATTAATGATTGCAGAGCAACAAAATTAGTCTTACAGAAATCTATGGAAGCTTTGCAGCTTCGACGATGGATGATGAAGACGTATGGCATTGACGCTTATTCTATGGATGGGGTTAATGGTGGAGTAAAAATACTTGAAATATTATACGAAAAACAAATTGGAAATTCTGACTTTAAGAAAGAAACCAGTATGCGTGAGTATATTCATATCAAAGATATTATACTTCCACAAGTAAAATTTAAAACAAAAGCTTTTAAAGAAGTATTAAAAGTATATCAGAACCATACTTGGTACAGTAAACACTTTGATGAAAATTTATCTGAAGATAGTAAACTTAAGTATGAACCGCTCATAGGCGATTTCCGTTTCAAGTTCTCTCTTGGAGGCTTGCATGGATTCACTCAACCTGGAATATGGGAGAGTAATGATGAGTATGAAGTAATGTCAATAGACGTAAAGTAAAAGCTGCGTCTTAACCTTTCTAATTGACTGGAAAGCTAAATAAATGTAGGTAAGGGAAGCTGGGAAATCTGCTTCAGATGAGAAGTAATTAATCTCTATACAACTGAGGAGTGGCGGGTTCGATTCCCGTTACCCACACATTTACAAGCTAATCAGCAGCGAAGCCCCGAAGGGGAACGTTCAGAGACTATCGAAAACACACAGTAATGTGGAAGTGAGTAGAGTAGGGGGAGATCCCGAAACGGAAGGCAATTCAAAATAGATTTGGAATTATGGATAATATGTTGTATCTTTGTGGATAATACCATGAAATATAACAGAAATGACTTGGGAAAGTCTGGAATCTATCTAATCAGGAATACTACAAACAATAAGATTTATGTTGGTAAAGCTAAATGTATACTCAAGAGAATGAGACAACATGTAACTCTACTTAATAGAAAGTCTAAAGATGAGAATCCACACCTTATAAATGCTTGGCATAAGTATGGCAGAAATTCATTTGAATACGTTGTTTTAGAGTACCTAGAGATAGATCTACTTGCAGAAAGAGAACTATTCTGGATAACTAGCTTAAACGCTTTAGATTCAGAAGTAGGATATAATCTAAGATTAGATTCATCTACTGGTATGATTACTAGTGATGAAACCAGACAGAAACTCTCAGAAGCTTATAAGCTACGTAAAGAGAAATTTCCAGAATTGAGTAAACAGAATGCAGAACATATAAGTAACTACTGGAGGAACAACCCGGAAGAGAAAGAAGTAATGCGTAGTAAACTCAAGAAGTTAAAGCAGAAGTATAGATTTCTACAGTATGATAAACAGAAGAACCTAATAAAGGTTTGGGATACTATAGAAGACATTATAGCTGCTAATCCAGAGTACAAATGGCAAAACATATATGCAGTATGCAATGGTTACAAACCAAGCATTTACGGTTATGTGTGGGCTAAAGAATTGAAGATATAGTCCGATCCTGATCGAAAGATCAGAAAATGTAGCTAAGGGCTAGCTACTATCCGAGTATGGTATTAAAACATCGTTTTTGCCCTGAACACTTAAACACAGATATATTCTTAAATGTATATGGAGGTGTAAAAGAAGAAAGAATGCAGGCAAAAGCTGCAGGAGATAAATTGAAAGATGCTACTTTAAAGCTATCAATTAATGGATCTTTTGGTATGTTTGGTAATCGTTATAGCTGGTTATTTGATCATAAAGTAAGACTGCAGATATGTGTTAATGGTCAGTTGATGCTTGCAATGTTAATTGAAGAATTAATGTTGGAAGGAATACAGATTATAGATGCCAATACTGATGGTGTTTATGTTTATGTTCACAAGAGTAAAAAGTTGCGCTATGAAGAAATAGTGAAAGAATGGGAGAAGACAACTCTAATGGAAATGGAGCATACGAAATTTGAAAGTTTGTGGTTTGTAAATACTGCAGATTATTTTGGTACTTATAAAGCATGGGATAAAAAACTAGCTAAAGAAGTAGTCAAAGTTAAAGAGAAAGGTATGTTTCAATCTGAAGTACAACTTGGTAAAGGTATGGAGTTTCCTATCGTTGCTAAGTCTATTAAAGATTATTTTCTAAAAGGAGTTCCATTTGAACAGACAATTAAATCATCAGAAAACATTTTAGACTTTTGTTCTTATAAGAAGCTAAGTAGAGATACAGAATGTTGGCATGGTGGAGTTAAAGGTCAAAAGACGAATCGTTTCTACGCTTGTATTTCTGGTGCATATTTGTACAGGAGATCGCGTAATGCAGAAACAGGTAAATGGGGTAATATGGAGCACCTTCTTAAGGAATCTCCTGTTATCTTATACAATAAGTTTGATGATAAGCCTATCTCTCAGAGAAGGATAAATTATGGCTTTTATATGGCAGCAGCAAGAGCAGCAATTTATGCTATAGAAGGACAACCGAAACTATTTTAAGAAAAAAGAATGTCTGTTCAAAAAAAGAAGCTTACAAGAAAGCAATTGGATCAAAAAGTTTTGTATTTCGCATATGGTAGTAATATGCACCAACCTCGTTTGGAAGAACGTGTTGGACGTGTTAATTTGATAGGCCCATATGTCTTACAAGACTATAAGCTTACTTTTGATACAGGTAATTTCGTATGTTCATATGCAAATGTGGATCGTGAAGAAGGAGAAACGTGTGAAGGAGTAATCTATGAGATGACATATGCTCAACTCAGGATGCTTGATCGTTTTGAAGCTTTGTATGTACGTGTGAAAGAGGAATATAATGGCAGAAGTTTGCACATTTATATTTCTGATCATTACCGTCAACCTGAGAAACCTATAGATTTAACTATAGAATATCACACTTTACTACTCCTTGGTTGTAGAACTCATCGTTTGAATAAATCGTTAGCGATTATTCAAGCTATTGAGCCGATGCCGATGGAAATTTACTGGAAAAGAGAGATGTATTTTAGTGCTTATTGAGACTAAAGATACAAAAGATAAATAATATTATTTTATTAATGAGTGAAGAGAGAAAAGAGGATAGTTACGTAAATATTCAATTCAATATTGCGATAATACAGAGATTCAAAGAAGCCAAAATAGAAATGGATTTAATGGGTTCTGTTATGCTTATATTGTTTGGATTATTTGAAGGTAAAGAGGATTTGTTAGATTATGCAGATGATGCTAATAAAGCAAAGAGAATGGCTATACTGTATCGATATTTATGTCATAAAGGATTACTAGAAGAAGAGAAGGAAGGAAAGTTTACTTTCAAGCTTTCTAAGAACGGTACAGACTTTACTACATTTTTGAAGAATCAATATAGTGAAATGGGACTTGTAATGAGTGCCGAAGTTTTGAAACCTGTAGTTACAATAAAAGATGAGGAAGATAAGCTTGAACTAGCAGTTGGTACATGGATTGATAAATATTCAGCATTATTTCCATCGCGTGAAGATGCAGGGAAGATGTTAAGAGTACATCCTATTAGTTTAATACCAAAGATGAAAACGTTTGTTAAAAAGTATAATTATTCAGAAGAAATTATACTGAAAGCAACACGAATCTATCTCGCGGAGCAAGAGTCCAGTCCTGATGGTTATAAATATACGCGAAGAGCTGATTATTTTATATCAAAAGATGCTGGAGAAAAATACATTTCTGATTTGGCTACATGGTGTCAAAAAGTAGTAGACATGGAAGAAGCAGGTCTTGATCTCTCGTCAGAGAAATTAGATGGTTCATTCATGGACATAATGTAAAAGAATATTAGTGAAACCAACAAAAAGTAATGACAAAAGTAAATACATTATATGCTTATTAGTAATGATGTATATATCTTGTTGTCTTATAGGAGGATGCAATTAATGGAAAGTGTAAAAAACAACATTCACCCACAAGATTGGAGTAATCAGGAATTATGTGATTATGTAATTGCTGAAGGAATTTTTACAGTTGATCAATTAATGGCTTTAGCGCCAACAAAAGATCAATTAGTTAGAATTGTACTCTTGGATGAAATTGACAAAGAGTAAGTAATTATTGGAGGAAGTATTAGTGAGTTTATATGATGATGTGCTTCGTGAGATCGAAGAAAAAAAGGAAAGGAAAGAGAAGGGACTCTTCAATGGTATACCATTTCCGTACCCAAAGTGGAGGGATTATATTCCCTCTATAGATAAAGGTATGTATTTAGGATTACTGGCTCCTTCAGGCGTTGGTAAGAGTAGGTTTATTAGGAAAACGTTCGTCTACGATCTCTATGAGTTTTCGAAGAAGAACAAATATCCTATAAAAATACTATATTTCGCATTAGAAGATGCAAAAGTACCTGTATACAAGAAGATGATATGCCATTACTTATGGGAGAGACATCAATTTGACATAAGTCCTACACAACTTGATTCTAAGTATGTAGGATTTGATGATAGATATCTTGACATAATGAAACGTGATAAACGTTTTTTTGAAGAATTTGAGACTGATGTTGCAATAGTAAATACTTGTAGCACACCTCAAGAGATCGTTGATTACTGTAAAAGACAACATGAAAGATTTGGTGATAGCCATCATATCATTGTTATTATAGACAACTATAGTAATGTGACTAAAGATCCGCATCACAAAACAGAGTGGGAAGCAGTAAGAGAATTATCAAGGAATCACATAAGATTAGACTTATGTAAGAAACTTAATATGACAGTGATCGCAGTTCTGCAAACAGACGTTGAATCTGACAAGAATACGTTCAGAAATTCAGACAAAGCTGCAATATCAACATTAGAGCCGAATACCGCATCTATTGGTGATATTAAAGTAATTGTACGAGATTTCTATTTATTGCTTGGCTTATTCCATCCTTGGAAATATGAGATCCCTAAATATCCTTACAAGGACGGTTATGACACTAGCATCTTAAGGAACAGATTTCGTTCTTTATTAATGTTAAAGAATAACGAGGGTGAAATGGCTCCAAGGTTGCCGTTGCTATTTGATGGTAAACATGAGCATTTTTCAGAAATGCCAACATTAGCAGAGAAAGACGCGCTTGACAAATTGTATGCGCGAATAATGAAAGAGGAGACTGAAAAGAGAGAGATGATCGCAAGAAAAGGACTATTTAATGACTAATTAATTTTGGTTATGTTCTGATTATTTCGTACCTTTGCAGTAGAATAGTGAAGAGAAAGAATGGGTAAAAGTGTATTAGTATTAGGAGAGAGTGGCTCAGGTAAATCCACTTCGATTGAAGGTTTAGATCCTACAAAGACAACAGTGTTTAGTGCATTAGGCAAAGGTTTACCTTTTGCAAAGTCGCGAAAGCATTATACAGTCTGGAATAAAGATACAAATCCTTCAGGGAACTTGATATTAACGTCGTCAAGTAAAGCAATTGCACAGTGGTTGCAGCATATTAACAAGAATATGTTGCACGTTACTACAGTCGTAGTAGACGATAATACGTTTCTGTCTTCTAAGGAATTAGATAGACGTAGAGATGAGACTGGCTTTGTGAAGTTTAATGATATTGCACATGACTTTTTGGTTTTGAGTGAGATAGCGAATACATTGAGAGAAGATCTTAATGTGTACTTTATGCATCACGTACAAACTGAAGGTGATGGTATATTAGAAAACAAGACGTTTAAAGCAATGTCTAGCGGCAAAATGATTAATGAAAAACTTGGGTCTGTAGAGGCACAGTTTGAAATTGTATTATTTGCATGTAAGATGGATGGTGATGGTGAAGAAATTCTTTACAAGTTCAAGACAAGAGATAAGTATAGTACTGCTAAGACGCCTAAGGGTATGTTCACAGAGCAGTATATCGATAATGACTTGTCGATCGTTAATAAAGCAATAAAGTGCTTTTATAATGATGATTGTGAAGAAGAAGTGGTTAAAGTAATTAACAATAAAAGTAAGTAAGTAAGAAAATGGGTAAAGAAGTATTTAATTTTAAGGATGTTGAAGTAATTAAGAATAATGGCTATTTGAAGCCTGGTCAGTATGTACTAGGTATTAAAGAAGCTAAGTTTGTAAAGCCAGATGGTAAAAAGCCAGATGGTTCTGCTAAGACTCCTTATTTGGATATAAAATTTGGTGGTGAGCAAGGTGAAGTTTCTGCAAAGATGTATATCACTGTGAAAGCAGTTGATAGAATACAGACTCTGTATGCTGAGTGGTTCGGTGAACGTTGTTCTAAGAGCTTTGAAGGTACAGATGCTGTAGGTGCGTTCTTTGAAATGGCATTTAGCTCTGAAAAGGCGAAGAAAGTAACAAAGTGTATTCTTGTTGAAGGGCGTCAAGCTCCTGATGGTAAGATTTATGCTGAGGTTCCTTATTCTAAGTTTATCATTGGTGACAATGTTGAAGGTTTCAAGGAAGGACCATTTGAACCAGGTACAGGTCAGTACGTTTTCCATGTTAGGATGACTGCTCCAAATCCTTCTACGAACACAGATGATTTAATGATTCCAGGTATGATGAGCTCTGCTCCTACTACTAACAAATCGTCTTCTGTGAATAGTAATGATATGGACGACGATTTGCCCTTCTAATAATTTCAATAAAAAAGTGTTAATAAGCGTGTATACTTAATTGTGTACACGCTTTTTTATTATCTATGACATATGATTTTAATCAAGTTACACCTTTAGTTAACTTGACGCCTAATTGGATATTATCAAGAGTGAGCGATGCTCAAATCTTTTATAATTACCATGGACGTTTTAAACTAGGTGTAGCTTGTAAATCATCTCTAGACAAAGATGAGAAACCAAGTGTTACTTTTTTTGTCGGAGATTCAGGAAGACTTATTTATTGGGATTTTAGGTATGATCGTGGATTAGATTGTTTTGCATACATAATGAAACTTAACAATTGTAGCTTCAAACGTGCGCTTGAAATTATAGCGGAAGACTTTGGGCTGATTGATAAGAAGACTTTGTGTGTATCTGATACAGTAATGAAGGAAGCTTCAGAACTTGATTTAGATGTAAAGAAACGAACACTTATTCAGTTTACCACTAAGCCTTGGGAAACTGGTCTTGGAAAGAACTTAGCGTTCTGGAACATGTACGAGATAGACCAAGAAGAATTAGAAAAAGAGCATATTTATCCTGTTGATAGGCTCTTCTTAAACAAACAGGAAATCACTAATACTGTAGGACATCTTCGATTTGCAAAAGTTGAGCAATATTCTGGTGGTAAAGGTGTGAAAATTTACAGTCCATTCGATTCTAAAATGAAATGGCTCAGTTCAATTCCTTTAAATGTTCCATTTGGTTATGAGGATCTTCAGTACGAAAGTAATGAGATTATTATAACTAAATCGTTTAAAGATTTGATCATTTTGAAGAAGCTTTTTTCTGACGTAATAGCGTGTCAGAATGAATCTGAGGCAGCATTACCTGCAGATATCATTAGTACGTTAGATCGTAGATTTGACAGAAAGTTGATTATCTTTGATAATGATGAAACAGGGCTTTCTAGCGCTTCTAAATTTAGAGATAAAGGGTTTAATACTTTTGCTATTCCTGAGACATTTAGGGCTAGATTTGGTATTAAAGATCCAAGTGATTTTGTGAAGATATATGGGCTTGAGGCGTTTAAAGAACTTTTAAAGAAAGAAAACTTGCTGTAATGAGTGACTATATCACAAACAAAATTGTCAAAACTTATTTTGACGCGATAGTGCATTTTAATTTATTGGAGAAGGAAGTAACAAGCGTTAAACGTAAGGGTAGCGTTGTTATTATTAACACAGAAAAAAAGAGTTTTTTTAAAACATTGATCTAATATGAAATTCATTAAAGCGATTGAAAAAAAGGATGCTAATGGTAATGTTATACCTAAGCGTAAATTACTTGTAAAAGTAACACGCGTAGCTAACAGGAAAGTTAGTAATTTGAAGAACCGCAGCTTCGAAGCTTAATCCTTATCTGCAGTAAAAAAAGTAAAATAAAAAAGAAAATACAAAAACAAGTATGTCTAAGAAACCAACAGTCAAGAATGTTACCGCTAACGAATTAGTTCATATCTTAAAAGCTATAAAAGGTGCTAAGATTGCTACCATTGTTACTGAAACAGATGCGAACCTGCTTAAGACTGGTAATGATTTGGGTCATGTTAGAAAACATATGACCATGAATATTATCATGAATTTTAACTATCGCACAGCACTTGACAAGGCTTTGATAAAACAGGGTTTAGCACCTTCAAATCGTCCTGTACGTGCTCGCACGTGGGGAGAGAGAGTTCCTAATTCTCCATTTATAACGCATAAAGATGCGTTGTATCTCGAAGTGAAGTTGAACGGCAAGAAACCACGCCAAACAGTCTATAAAGTTACTAATACGCCGGTTGAAGACGCAAGGGTTGCACCTTTTGTTCCTAAATTCAAGCCACCATTGGTACACATGTATGACTTCAAGATTGAGAACGTTAAGGAAGTTCGTACTAACGGCTTCCGTTACATAGTAGGCTAAGAAGTATGCAGCACGAAGAGGTATATATTAAACATTTTGGAAAAGAGTGGGCTGCAGTATTGCGTCCACTCTTTTTATCCAAGCCGTATAAGGAAGTGGGTCTTGCCCTGGCGAAGTTAAAGAAGGATGGCGCTCATATAACTCCTGGATATAAAAATATATTCCGAGCGTTTAAAGAATGTCCTCTTCATTCGTTACATACTATTATTATTTCTGATGATATTTATTCTGGTCTTACTTCTCAAAAGGAATGTTTGGCAGATGGAATAGCTTATAGTTCTAATGTTAGTACAGATACCCCTCCACCCCTGAATAGCATTTTCGAAGCTATTGATTATGATGTTTTTGACTCTGAATACGTTCCTACATCAGTATGGAAGTATGAATGGCAGGAAGCAGTTTGGGACCTGAAAACTTGGGCGAATCAAGGCATTTTAATGCTCAACAGATCGCTAACGACTCTTATTGGTACTCCACATGCTCACACAGATTTATGGGCTCCTATTATAGATTATATTGTTTACGATACTACGTCTCGTACTCAGAATCTAGGAATTATACTTATGGGTGATCGTGTACAAGAGATAGGTAAGAGGATTAATGGCAAATCACATTTAATTCTTAAGTGTGAGAGTCCAGTAGACGCAATCGAAAGAAAGCGTTCATTCCAACACAATCAAGTCTTTAGTGAAGTTACTAAATTTCATAAGACTATAAACAACATTAAAGTAAAATGGTAACACGATCAATAGTATTGATTTTGATATGCTGTGTATTACTGAGTTCTTGTAAAGTAATGTTTGTTATCTCTGGTTTTGATATTATGTTTGCACTATTAGTGCTAGCTATTATCATATTTGTATTGTATCTTAAGTACAAATATCGTAACAGAAAATAAGAATAGCTTATGTCATTATTATTACAGCCACCTACCATTAATGTTGCACGAGAAGTACATATGAAGTTTGGTGACTTCAAAGGCGCTTGCTGTCTGATAGTTTTGAAGGTGAAGTATGCAAAAGAAAAAGACTGGATTGTTCAACGATTATGGATGATTCCGGGATGGGAACAACAGGACATTTGGCAGAAAGCTTATAAGTGGATCTGGAAAGACATCAAAAAAAGGGATTATCTCATATCAGAGATTGAAGAAGCAAAATTTGACAGCTTTAAATTAGTTTAACATTATGAATGAAGTAGCGAAAGGTAAGCTGCCTGTAGAAAACCTAAGGGTTGAGATTACAGAACAAACTCCTGAAGTGTTGATGTGCGTTTATGGTACATTACGTCAAGGAGAAGGTAACTGGGGTCGTCACTTAAGGAACACTAATAGTGAATACTTAGGTACGTACAAGACTGAGCCAAAGTTCACCCTGTATGGGCGTCGTATGCCTTTTCCTTCACTCGCACCACATGGTAATACTTCTGTTGTATATGAAGTGTTTAAGGTAAAGGATAAGAGGGTTCTGGAAGGTCTACACAACTTAGAAGGTTGTACAGGCGTTCCTGGACACAATGACAATTGGTATGACATCATACCTATTGAAACACCTCATGGTCAGGGTTGGATTTACGTCCACCATGCTGAGAGGGAATCACCAGAAGTAGTAATCGTTTCTGGCGATTGGAAGAATAAAAGTGTTTAATGGCTCAACGAATTGATAGTGATGGAAAGGAAATAAACGTAGGAGATCGTGTTATTGTTGTTGGATTCAACACAGTAGTAGGAGAAACCTTTGTTCGTTCTTTTCTGAGAGAGAGAAAAGTTTACGGGATAGTACTAGGTGAAGAAGTGCGTGTACGTAAGTATGTCGGAGCATCATCTGAAGTGATTGATTTTACAAAAGTAATAAAAGATCATTTTAAGAATGAGCTACTAAATGAGTACTCGTTTTCTATGAAACATCTGAAGGTGTTAGATCCTAAAGATTATGCAGAGTATGATTTATATGCTGAACAAGCAAATGATTATATGACTGCGCACATGAAGACAGTTGAAAACCTAGAAAAGTTACCATTACCCACAGAAAGTTATATGAATAGAAGCTTTGTTCACAAGGATATCAATCTCTTGTCGACAAAGTTAAATTGTGTAGCTGAAGGAGAATGGAATAAAGACGATAACACTTTTAAAAATGATCGTATCGCTTATCTTGTGACATGTTGTGCATTTACGAAAACAAAACACGATTTAGAGGTATATATACCTGAATTATGGCTACGCTATTATAAGTACACAATGTACGATTTAGGCGAATGGTTAAAATTCCTTGCTAAATGTGGTATTGGTTTTGAATATGTATTATGTGGACCAAGTAAGCTTCATAATGTATTTTATGAAAACTTTGAAAAACCAATAGATGATGGATATTACAAAAAAGTAAGTCCTAAAGCTCTTGGCTCTCTTATGTATCCTAATGGACCAAGCGGTTACATTAAGTTACGTATGAAAGGATGTAAGGATGACCCAATGATAACGTATCTGAGATTTATATGCCTAAGGTATATTTATAATCAGGCGTATTGGACAATTCCAGGACATGCAATGCAGATAAAGCGATCTCTAGGTAACGCAGTTACTTATTGGCAAGCTTTACTCATGGCACATCTATATAAGACTTATGATGGTTATTATTCTCTTGCGAATCAACATGATTTCGATCCACAGAAGCCTTATCAGGCAGATCGAGCATTTCCGTTTAGTACAAGTAGTAACTATGATAGGCACATCAATCCTTTCCAAAGTAGAGAAGATGTTTTTAAAAGATTGAATACACCTCTTGCATCAATGAATCGAGCTTTTAGCTATTCATGTGACGCTTTCAAACGTGAAGATTTAAACAAGTTCTTCATTGAGAAAGATTACGTTGGCTTGTTTAAATACATAAGAGATCAAGTAGGTAAATCAAAAGTAATCGTTAAGTAGTAATAATAAAAAGCAGTTAGGCTCCCAAAATGGCAGTTAAAGTATTAAAGGAAGAAGTAGGTAGTTATTTAATTGGTAGTGACGTTGAATTCTTTTTGAAGAGAAAAGATTCAGAAGAAATAGTTAGTGCTGAAGGATTAATTCAGGGTACTAAAAAGGAGCCTTTTAAGTTTGATAAAGATGAACCGTTTTTTGCGACATCTTTGGACAATGTTATGGCAGAGGGTAATATCCCTCCAGCAAGAACTCCCGCAGAGTTTTATGCTTATGTGGAAAAGTTGCGTAATTACATTGACGCAACGATACCACAAGATTTAATGACAGTAGCAATTCCATCTGCAAGATTAGGCTTTGAACACCTAATGACAGAGAATTCTCAGGTTTTTGGATGTGATCCATCTCTTAATTGTTGGACAGGTGAGCAGGTAATACCTCAGCCTAGTGGTGACAATTTAAGAAGTGCAGGATTTCACATCCACGTTGGTTATGAAGGTCCTAATGCTGATACAAACAGGAAAATTGCGAAAGCAATGGACTTGTTCCTTGGCGTACCTTCAATTTTGATGGAACCGGAGAATGAAAGAAAAGTTGTTGGCTATGGTTGCGCAGGTAACTATAGAGATCAGAAGCATGGCATGGAGTATCGCTCGTTGTCATCGCACTTTTCTTCTGAAGAGCGCTTAGTAAAGTGGTGTTTTGAAAGCACTGAAAAAGCTATTGCGTTTGTTAATGATAATAAGATAGAATCTATCGATGAGTTAGGTGATACCTTACAGAACATTATTAATACAGAAGATAAGGAGCAGGCAGCGAAGATCGTAGCAGATTTCAATTTGCAGTTAGCGTAAAAGAAGAAAAAAACAGTATTTTTATCAATGATTACTTACAGTATTACTGATTTGGCTGGTCGTAAAGTGCGTCTCGAAAGAGCTGCATGTTACGCCAACCATTATTCAAGATTGAAACAATTTAAGGAGTGTGTTGTAGAGGTTCCCGTAATCCATCTGCAGCATCAATACGACAAGGCGATCACATTCACAGAAGAAGATTTTGTGGAATATGTTCGTTTGTTGAACGTTATGGGATTCAAGTTCTCTATGAAAAAAGAGAATAATGTCTTCTTATTTACTGTTAATTTTATAGAGAATAAGAATATTGCAAACAAGATAATCTTGAATGCTATTCGTTATTTGTCTGAAGATTATCTACCTTATGTACCATACTTCTTCTTGAAGTTTGCGAAAGGTAAGATGTTTGGTGTCAATTTATGGACCAGATTCATGATGGCGCATTATGCCCATGATAATTTCTCTAATAACGGTCATACAATATGCAATGGCGCATGTTTGCCTAAGATTCTTACCAATGCTATCTTCAAGGAGAAAATATTGGATAATGACGCAGAAATGTATGCATCATCAGTGATACCTCATGGTACTAAACCTATTATGGGTTATAATCCTAATTTGCCAGCCGTAGAACGTCACCTTAATTACACAAAGGATTACAAAACATTAATAAAACAAGATGGCCTTTTTAAGGACATTTTCAAAGAATACAAAGCAGTATGCGTAAGATTTATGTAGTAGGATCTGTCAATAATTATGCCAGATGGATGGAAGGTGCAATTGTTCAGGATTTAGAAGATGCTGACCTTGTAGTGTTCACAGGTGGTGAGGATGTACATCCTGACTTCTATGGACAACCTTCTCATCCGCAAACGTACTCGAATAAACAACGAGATCGTTATGAAATGAAAATTTACGAAGCTGCAATACAAAAAGGCAAACATATAATTGGGATCTGTCGTGGATCCCAATTTTTATGTGTTGCGAATGGTGGGCATTTGGTGCAGCACCAAGATAATCCACATTACATTCACCCTATCAATATGTTGGATGGCACTGTGTTAGATATTACATCTACACATCATCAAGCAGCATATCCGTTTGTTTTGCCTAAAGATGAATATCATATCTTAGGCTGGACAGAAGGAATTTCTCCGTTTCATGAGGATGGCAATAAAACGGAGTTAAATCCTGAAAAGGAATGTGAAATTGTTTATTATCCTAAGAGTAAATGCTTAGGAATACAAGGACACCCCGAATCAATGCCTACTTCCCATGAAACAATTGCGTATTTGCGCAAGTTATTAAATGCCTTTTTAATCAACAAAATTGATATTTATGTCACCAAGGAAGAAAGCAGCGCCCGTAGCAATTAAAAGACCTCGTAAGGCAGCACCAGCAGCACCTATCACATTCAGGCCGAAGATTCGTTCTCGTCATCCTTCTCATGGTCATCTGAGAGGCCATTTACCAATGTTACCAGTTCAATCTGTGATCCGCTTAGGCAGTTCTACACCAATTGAAGGTACTGTTGCGTTAGGTGGTAGGATAATAGAGATCAATACTATCGCAGCAATTGCTAACTCAGCTAATAAAAAGCTGATGAAACAATGCTTCGATCATGCCGGCGTTATGTCTGCAGATTGGTTCATACGTGATCGTCAAGGTAATTTCTATTTGCAGCAAGGAATAGGAGTAGATCCTATACTTACACCGATAGCAGAATTACCTTATCCTTTACTGGCTAAAGGCCATATGGGATCTCGCGGTCGCATGAACCATAAGTTCGAGAACCAGGCAGAACTGGAAGCTTGGATGCCTCATAAAGATACAAGTATCTATATCTTTGAGAAGTATTACAACTTCACACGTGAGTATCGCCTTCATGTAACAGCTGAAGGTTGTTTTTACACATGTCGCAAGATGCTTAAGAGAGATGCTGAAAAAGCAGGTGCTTGGCAGCGTCATGATGACAATTGTGTATGGTTTTTGGAGACCAATCCTGGTTTCGACAAACCTGCTAATTGGGATGAAATCGTTGAAAATTGTAAAGAAGCATTGCTTTCTACAGAGCTTGATATTGCTTCTTTTGATGTTCGCGTTCAATCCGCAAGAGATGCGCAGCAGCGTGTTCGTGAAAGATGTGAATTCATCATTATCGAGTGCAATAGCGCAAGCAGCTTAGGTGAATACAGACCAGGGCAACCTAGTGTTGTAGCAACTAAGTATGTTGAAGTCCTTCCAAGAGTAATATTGAAGAAGGCAAGAGAATACGGTATGATACCTGCAGAAGTAGTTGCTCCTGTGGCCGTGCCAGCATAGTAAATTAAAGAAGAAAGAGCATGTGCGGAATCGCAGGTTTCTCAGGCCATAAGGCCCTGACAAAAGAACAAGCAAAAATTGCAGTCAACAAAATGAAGATCCTTGGATTGTTTAATCAATCTAGGGGCACTCATGGCTGTGGTTTGTATATCAATGGGACGATAATCAAGGGGATTGAGGATCTTGTAGCGAAGAAGAATACTAAAGAATTTGCAAAGTTCATTAGCGATCCTGACTTCATATGGCCTGATTTTGATGTTACTAAGGGTAATGTAATGATATTACATACTCGTATGGCAACTCACGGAGCACATACAGAAGCAAATACTCACCCCTTTTTTATAAAATCAGAGAACCCAGTCAATAACCTTGTAGGTGTGCATAATGGTACACTTGACAATGCCTGGGAACTACTGAAAAAGTATGACGTCGATGCTGTAAAAGAGCACATTCATGTGGATAGTAAAGCGCTGTACACACTAATTGACCGAGTTGGTCTTAATATTCTTGAAGAATATAAAGGTGCAGCTGCGTTAGTGTGGAGTAAGCCTTCAGATCCTCGTACATTGTATGCGTTTCATGGTTCTTATTATAAGGATCGTAAAGACAAACAATTGTACGAAGAACGTCCTATGCACTGGATGAAGACGGCAGAAGGTATATACTTCTCGAGTATGCCGGAATCGCTTTTTGCGATAAGAGAAAGTGATAAACAAGAAGTTGAAACTCTTGAGTACAATACAGTATTCAAAGTTACTAATGGTAAGTTTACTACTACAAAAGTTGAGATAAAAAGAGAGAATACTAACTTAAAGCCAGAGTACACTCCTGTACCTGCTAGAGCACAAGTAATCCCTTTCAACGAGCAGCAGACTACTCCGATGAGTTCCCGCAACGCAAGAACAATCGTAGAAGACACAGAACGCACAGAGCGTATGATCCGCATGAGGAATGCGACTGCAGATAAGAAAGATAAGTTGCTTAATGTACCTAAATCTTCTCTTGTTTGGCGTGAAACAAAGCCTGCTAAAAGTGTCTCAGTACGTTTGGATGAAATTGTATATTTCTGGAAAGGACGTTATCACAGAAGTTCTGGTGATAAGTTCTGTAACGGACTGTTATACATTGCTGATCGCGGCGTAATTACAACAGATGCTGATAAAGTAGCAAGTAAGTTCTACTTCTATGAAGGCGTACTTATGAAGAATGCTACAGCATGGGAAGCATTAGTACAAGAAGCAAACATGAAAGATTCATGGGTACATGATCTCTCGTCGATGTATGCCTATAATATTAGTCGTTTCTCACAACATCCAGTAACCCACTTAGATTCTGAGTGTGTAGATGGCGAAGATTACTTCAGATACAGTTGGTATTTGGATGAACGTAGAGTAACATCTAAGTATCGTCCATTATTCTCTGGTCGTTGTTATCATATCGATGATGGCTTCTTAGTTACTATCATTCCTAGTAATGGGGATGAAAAGAAAACTATAGAAGGCGATCTTGATGATATAGTTACAGCTTTGGAAAACAAGTTCACTGTATTACCTGGAGATGTTTGTTGTACTACACCTGTAGGATATACTCAAACAAGCGTATTTGACATAGTTTTTAATGATGTACCAACATTGTTTGAAACTTTGAACTATGAGGAAATGGAAGCATTATCACGCTTTGCGCATGATAAACTGTTAAACGAAAACAAGAGTAACGATCTTGAATGCGTACAGGCTGAAGTTCATTTAACCATTAAGAACGGTGTTGCTTCAAAGAAAACAATCAGAGAAGCATTCAACGATCAGGATCATTTACTCAATGGATATTTAAAAGTTATCCTCGATGAGAAAGTTGATACTGTAGAAGCATTAGATGTTGTTAATACAACTGCTCCATTTAACACAAATGAAGACGATGATATTGATGATGATCAAGTTGGCGATTTGACTCCTGAAGAGCAAAAAGCTGCTGATGATGCATGGGCTAAATGGGGTAATTTTCGTGGTGTAGGTTCTGGTAGGCCAAAAGGTAGTGAGGACAGACCAGGAGCTTTGGTCGATGCGGAAAGTCCCTTTCCCAACTTGCTCGACGACGACGTTGAAACACAAAACTTTCACGTTGCCCAATTCCTCGGAACTAATGGTGACGAAGAAAAAGAAGACCACTTTGTGGAACACTTTGAAGCAGACATGGAGCGAGCTTTGGAGTTAAAGAAAATAAAACAACAAATAGCTTTTCTGAAAAGTGATAGTGATAAGGTGGAAGAAGTGATTGATGACTTAGGTGAGATTGAGCTTAAAGCGGATGAACTTCGCTTGAGTAAAACTGATCTTGGTAAAGATTGTTCCTTTCATATTTACAAAGGATTAAGTATGCTTAAACATGCGTTGTCAAATGTGTGTGAAATACATTTTCAGGACGACTTGGTAAAGAAGTTAAATTTAGTAATACGCGCTTAATAAGAATGATTTCATATAAAGACGATCCGAAGCTTAAGCTTCAGGTTGTAACGACAGTTACAGGAGATAAGGAATATCGTAGGAATTGCAAGAATATTGGGCAGAAGTACTACGTAATAGATAAGGACTGTTTCTTAGTCGAGGGAAAATGGTACAGGGTGGAGTCAGGCAAGATTGAGTTTGACCACGAAAAAAAAGTGTGGCATTTGAAGACCAAGAATAACCTGTCAAAAGGTGTTGTTGGTATAGGCCCACTTGGGGCTTTTGTTTATGGGCAGTTCACACCAAACATTTACAACAATTGTAAAGTGTATGATAGACTTACAGGTAACAATGTACTTGCTATTAATAGTGAAGTGTTGCAAACGAATGGCTATTTTGAAGATATCGCAACCAATATCTGGTATTATTCTAAGGAGATGACTTCCAATCAGATTAAGAAGATGCAGAGTATCAGAAATGAAGTAAACTTTCAAAATAAAGGTTACAACATTGAAGACAATGCTGTTGAATTTGATCAGAAGAAGGAGTCATACGCGAATTTTCCAACAGTTATAAGTAAGGAAGCCCGAGCTTATGGTAAACTGCTTGGTGATACAACATTTGGTGCTGAAATAGAAACTTCGGAGGGTAACCTTCCTAATTCTGCTCAGTACCGAATGGGATTAGTAGGTTGTCGTGATGGTAGCATTAATTCAGCGGAATGGGTAACTGTTCCTATGGCTGGTGCTAAAGGTGTACAAAATCTTGTTGATGTTTCAGAAGTTGTTTCGGCACGTTGTAACATTGACATTAATTGTTCATTACATTATCACTTCGGTAACATACCAAAGTCGAGAGAATATCTGGTAGCATTGTATACGCTTGCGTATAAGATGCAGGATGATGTATTTAAGATGTTTCCGTACTTTAAAACGGATCATCGTGGGATCAAAAAGAAGAATTATTGCCAGAAGTTAAAGAAGATGAGTATTTATGTTTGTAAAGATCTGTCAAAGGAAGGATACGACACTTACATCAATGAAATGTATGTAAGGATATTTACTTTTTTATCTGATGGTACTCCGCCAGGTGAGAATGCTAATAGGAAGCGTCAACAACATCCTATTCAGAATAAGTGGGATCGCAAGTCTCGTTATTTCTGGCTGAATCTGCAGAACATGATCTTTAGTGAACGTGAGACAGCAGAGTTCAGATTGCATACTGCCACTACGAATAAAGTAAAAATGATCAGTTGGTTGTTTATGTGTAATGCAATCGTTAAGTATGCGGAAGCAAATCTTAAAGAAATCATAACCAACCCTGATAAGATTTCTTTTACGAAAGTATTAAAGTATTATGAAAGTCACTTTCCTGATAATAAAATAGCTAAATACTTAAGCGATTATTTGATTTCGTACTACGAGAGCAGATGTGTTGTATTTGCTAAGGATTTTGAAAGAAGTGACTTCCTGAGTGAGCATGATATTAAGAGTGATAAGAAGTTTGATTTCGTCTATGACGGTCTTAAGTTGTTATAAAGAAGCCGAGAGTGGATTGGTGTAATGCTGTAAAGCGAGCATGCTCTCACATTCTTTATTTGTTTTTATCATTATTTATTCGTACCTTTGTATCCTATGTGGATATATAAAGGACAAATAATAGAATCGGCTGAAGATTTACCTAGAGATGTTGTTGGTTTCATTTATGTGATGACTAACAAAGAATCTGGACGTAGATATATAGGCAAGAAATACATTTACTCAGAACGTAAGAAATCACTTACGAAAAAAGAGATTGCATTACTTGAGAATAAAAGACTCAAGAAATGGAAAACAGTAATTACAGAATCTGATTGGCTTACTTATACTTCATCCTCTAAAGATGTTAATGAAGAAATTAAGAATGGTCAAGAATTCTATAGGGAAATTATCGAATTTACTTATAGCAAGATTCAAACTACATATTTAGAAGTAAAACTTCAGTTTGTTTATAATGTTTTGGAATCTGATGAATGGTATAATGGTAACATTAATCATCATTGGTTCAAGGGCAACATCGGAATGGATCATGACACCAGAGAGCGTGGAAGAGATCCTCTTACAGATGAAAATCACGCGTAGTGATGCTGTAGAGGATATTTATTTAGCAGGAGAAAGGCCACTTATCAGCAATGAGGAAATAAGTGGCTTACAGTTTGAAGATTTAGTCGAGGAGCTTGAAGAAGCTGAGGGGATTATTTTCAACATTTAAGAAGAAAACAACACAGGAATAATATAAATGCAGGATAGTGAGTATAGGAAAAGGTGGGGCATTAGTCAGAGTGCAATAAAAGACTTCCAATTTAAGTCACCGAAAAAGTGGAAGAGTATCTGGATCGATCTCAAGTACGATCTAGACAAGAATGAAGATACATTTGTTATGGGTAGTTTAATAGATACTCTATTATTTACGCCTAGAGATATGGATTTACGTTTTTATATAGGTGAAGAAAAGTTACCATCAAAAGCAATTGCTTCAATTATTAGAGATTATTATAATTCTATAATAAAAGAGAATTTGCTTATAGATGAGATGAATAAAGCAATACCAGTAGAATTACCACATCTCAATTTTGAGTCGGCAATAGGATTACTAGAGCAATGCGCTAATAGATATTCTTATAAAGATGGTGATGAAGAGAAAGTAGGTTGGAATACTGGTTGGAAAGCAGAAACACGCGTGAGAACGCTGCTCGAAAAGGGAGCTGATTATTATGCTTCACTTAAGGCATCAAAGGGACGAAAGATCATATCTGCAGAGATGAATCTAGAAGCAGCACAAATATGTGAAATTCTAAGAGCAGATCCTAAGGTAAGAGATTACTTTGTTCCTAATGAGGATAATCATCTCATGTTCCAATTAGAATTGTATACAACTTATCCATTAATCAATGGACAGAATATGCCTCTAAAAGGAGCTTTAGATATCGTTAGGTTTAATCACAAGGATAAAACTGCACAGATTATAGATTTTAAGAGTTCATACTCAGCATTTGGATTTGTTAGTAGCATTAGACAATTCGGTTATTGTGACCAATTGAGCTATTACGATTTCTTATTAAGAGAATGGATGATTGAAGCTTGTGAAGGTAAATATTGTGATTATAAAGTATTACCTCCAATGAATATAGTAATAGATATTGCGGATCGAATTCCGTATGTTTATGAATATCAGTGGAGAGATATTGCATTGGCAGCTGATGGTAATCGAGAATTCTTATTCAATTTATTTCAAACTCATGACCACAATGTCAAGATTAAGAAAGGATGGAAGAAGTTACTTGACGAAATTGGATGGCACTGGCAGAACGATCTCTGGGATAAGCCAAAAGAGTTGTATGAAAACGACAAAATAACAGTTAACTTGCTGAATAACTAAGATGATAAGAAACGATGTTGATATAAATTCAACTGTTTCTGAATACTACAAAGAAAACATAACGGAATACACTGTTGGGAGGCTGAATAAGACCTCCCATTTTGTTTTGCCTATGATTGATCTAAGTACAACAGGAGCGGTTATATCAAGGTATTTAAGGAATGCATTCTTGGACGATGAAGGTATAGAGCATGATTTTACAAGACCAGTGTTCTTATTATTCAGAGTTAAGAATCCTAAAGATAAACCATGGACAGATTTCTGCAAAGCCAGTGTAAACAGAGATGCTTACATTACAGACTATTACGTTGGACGCGATAGTGACAATGCAGATCTGATCATGTTTGTTTTTCAGGTTCCTGAAAAGTGGAGTGACGACTTTGAATTTTACAAGATAGGTCGTTATTCATTGACTTCTAAAGAGTATAAGAATAAGTTTCCAGAGTTTGTGTTTACTCCATCTGGAGCAAAACGTGAAACTAGAGCTTGGGGAATACTCAATAAAAGTGAGACTCTTAAGGATGAAGTAGTAAAACATTTCATTAATCCTGGAACTTCTAAGCCTGAAGATGTCATTTCTCTGCGACGAGAGATGAATACGTGGGATGAGATTTGGGATAAACCGATGGAGAAAGAAGAGATATTTCGTTATATCGCAAAGTAAAAAATAATATTAAACAATGCAACAGGGCATAATAATAAATTTCCCGTCTTTTAAACCTGAAAAAGGTATGACTATTAGACCTAGAAGTGGTGCACGAGTTCCATCTGTAGTTAAATACGGATGGAGTACTGCTATAATCTTAAAGGTCGCTGATTGTACCTTTGATAAAGGTGTCAAAGAGCTTCGCATTGGAGGTATAGCAAATGGTAAAGAATTTGTCTGTTTAGAATATTCTGATAACATTGAAGAAAAACCAATAAATGCGTAATGGCTAGAGTTTTAGCAGTTGGTGACATTCGTGGTAATCACGAAATAGTTACTCAAGCGTTCGATAAGTTTTTGAGAGAAGACTACGACAAAATCATATTTATTGGCAATTTTGCAGATAGCTTAACAAGAGAGGATAAGGATATCATAAGAGCGTTTCACGTTGCTTTAGCTGTCAAACAAACTTATCCTGATAGAGTTATACTGCTACGAGGACAAGCAGATGAAGCTTATTTTCATCATGATGCTTATGGCTATCGTGCTAAGACGTTCAGACCGTCTTTACATCGTGCTTTAAGCCACATACTCATACCTAAGGATGATTCTTTTAAGCATGCTTATAATATGGGTAATTTTTTATTTACGCATGGTGGTATTTCACTTAAATGGTTTCTGAAACATTACACTACAATACTTACTTGGGCAAATCATATGGGTCTTGATCCAGAAGAGCCAAGAGATATAGCATCGCTAATTAATGGTATAGCCAAAACTGCAGATCGAAAGATTTTGCATGAGAAGGCTGCAACTTATGGCGGTTACGAAAGTGATTTAGGAGGACCATTATGGTGTGATAAATCAGAATTAATGATTGGACCGTTATATGGAGTTAATCAGGTTGTTGGTAACAGTCCTGAGAACTTTATATATCGTTTTCATCGTTTTGCTGATGATAAGCATAGAGAAAACACAAGCGTAACATTCATTGATGTTCTTGATAGAAGAACTCAATTTTTAACATTAGATATAAAAGGATAAAAAGAAATTGGAAGACGAAGTATTAGTAATACCGCAAGGTGTAGAAATTATAACAAGGGAACAGGTATTGGAAGATAAAGAACTCTTGTATCAATACATGGCACAGAACAATACGTTTGAGTTCAATATGAACAAAGCGTTGGAAGAATGTGTCGAGTTTATGGAGGTTTTAATAAAACTTCAGACAAAGAGTAAAGCAAATCCACGCTGTCCTAGTCCAATAGATGCGATCCATGAATTTGCTGATGTAATGTTGCGTGGATCAATAGCACTTATGTCTTTATTTCCTAATGATAAAGAGTTTGATGAAGAATTAACTCGTTATTTGGAAGAAAAAGAAGGTAAGTTGTTAGGTTGGCTTGAAGCAGGAACTTATCATAAAGGTCTGTAATAAGTAAAGTAGAAAAGTAGTAAATTTAAGTAGTAATGCCAGGGGAAGATAGACTAATAGGTCAGGCTCAAGAAGCTGTTGTAGATAATAATTTATTGGAACATAATGTAAATCGTCCTGTGGAATTGCAAATCATGGATTTTGAGGACGAAGAACAAATGCAAGACGATCATGATGATCTTTTGGATGAACCAGAAGAACAGCCAGGATTACGTTGGGAAGATGCAGGTCAGGCTCCTGCTAATCATGCTGCAGAAATGTGGGCAAGATTAGCTGCTCAAGATCCAAATCCTCCAAGAGCAATGGCAGGAGTGGATCCATTTCAGCCGATACGTTTTAACGTGAATCCGTTCGAAGAACCAATACGTCAGGTTCCAAATGCACAACCTGCTGGACAGGAATTTAATGCTGCACAAGAACTTGATCGTCAGATAAATCAATTAAGACAGCAGCAACGAGCTCGTAGACCGAGACAAAGAGGCGCTGCTAGAGTAGAAGATGATAATGGTAGACACCTACCATATAATATCAATCCTCCACAAAAGCCGCAAGCTGCAAGACCACAATTAAGAAATAATAACAACGTGAAACAAGTAATAGTAGAAGCACCAAAATACATTGATGGTGGGCATGTTCACAGAGGTTATACGTTCAGTAGAAAACTTCATTCTAAAGAAGATACGTGGTTACGTACATTTGGTTATGCATCTGTATTGGATCAATATCCAGACTTGAAGTATGTTGAGATAGAGCAGCCGTTAAATGAAGAAGAAGAATGCATCATTGTTCTTTCTGAATTAGCAGACGCACTTGCAACTGAAGAGTGTACTAGGACAATCTCTGGTTTTTGCATTAAAACGCATAATAAGGAGTATCAAACTGTTTATAAGAAGCACATCAAAACAATAAGCTCTTTTAAGAGAATAAAGAATGGGTAAAAAAGCAATGGTTACAGTTAGAGCTTTTAGGACGTTTAAGTATCCTAAAAGTGCGCTGGACAAGGTACAATTTATCGGTGATGCCACTTATAAGGCACAACATGATCTGCAGGTAATTATTAATGAAATTCTTGTTAATGACCATGCTGAAGTAAACGTTGCTGCATTATTTGAATTTGAAGCTATAGAAGATGTAGCTTATAAATTCAGAAAGAGGCAGATTGAAGTGGATCGTCCTGGAGATTTTGTTGGTCGTAATAAAGCTGCAAAAGCTCTTACGAATCACAAGATGGAACAGAAATATGGTCCATTAAATCATGAGCAGAATCCAGGATTATATGAGCTTGACCCGGAAATAAGAGATCCGCAAGGAGATTTGTTAAGGGAAGCTACCTGGTACATGCGTGAAGAAATTGAGCGTGAATACTATCAGTATTACGATGATTTTCGTGAAATACTTAGAGCTGCAGCAAACTAATGGATGAAGATGATGATGATGTATTAGAAGCTTCATCTTTAACAGAATTACAAGAGTATGCTCAATCTATTTATGATAGGTTTAAAGCGACAGGAGATAAAGCTGTGAGAAAAGTTCTAAGAAAGCGATGGAAAGAAATTGTAACTAATTATAATAAGCGCGTTAACTTCGATGCTTATTATGAGGATTTAAGCTAATAAAAAAAGGGATATGACGCAAATCATATCCCTTTTCTTTTATACTGTAAATTAGTCCTTTTTCATTGATGCTACCATATCTTCAGCGTATTGCTTTAACATTTCATCAATAGTTTCTCTGGTTAGAGGATTACCATCCAAATCCTCATATTTAATAGTAATTTTACCACTGTCGAGTCCATCTGTAAAGACCGATTCTAAAGCAGTGATGAAAGGCGTATAAGCCTTAAACATGTCTTGAATTGCATTAAGTTGTTTTCCTGTAATGTTAAATGTTTCATCTTCACTCCATACTGGAGTCTGACGAAATGGTGTAAATTGTATACTCATATATTTGTTCTTAACTTTGAATTACAAAGGTACAACAAATGTATGATTTTACCAAATAAAATTTGTGTAAGTGCAGAAATAATTCTATTTTTGCACAAAGAAAAGTGATGATAGAAAACGAAGAATTATTAAAGTATTTTGACAATGACGAACTTGCCGCAGATGTGTGGAAGTCAAAATACCAAGTGAAGAATGATAAAGGTGAAGCTCTGGAACGTACACCAGACGAAATGCACAAACGACTTGCGAAGGAGTTTGCGCAAAAAGAGTATGATAACTTACAAAAAGATCGTGTTAGTGATAACTTGTCTACTTTTGGACAAGTAATTCAAAAGAAAATAGGTTCGAAATCACTAGTTGATTTAGAGCAAATGTTCTTTGAATATTTTGATAAGTTCTCACAGATAGTGCCTCAGGGCTCTATAATGTCAATTCTAGGACATCCGACTAAGGTTGGTAGTTTGAGTAATTGCTTTGTAGTTCCTGCCCCACATGACTCGTATGGTGGCATTATGAAGACTGATGAACACTTGTCTCAGCTGATGAAGCGAAGAGGTGGAGTTGGTACAAATTTGAATGGGTTACGTCCATCTAAAACGTTAGTATCTAATGCAGCAGGCACTTCTACAGGAGCTGTCTCGTTTATGCCTAGATATAGTAATACAACAAGAGAAGTAGCACAGGATGGTCGTAGAGGAGCATTAATGCTACTTTTACACTGTTTACATCCAGATATATTTGATTTTGTAAAGATCAAGAAAGATAGAACAAAAGTAACAGGTGCTAATATTAGTGTTCTGCTTACTGATACTTTTATGTCAGCTGCTAAAGCTGATGAGGATTTTTACTGCAGATTTCCTATAGATCAATCTATAGGTGGATTTGAGCCACCAGAATACAATACTTTAGTGGAAACATCTAAAGGAAAGTATATAATGAGAATTAAAGCTAAGGAGCTTTTTGATCTTATTATTGAGATGGCACATGAAAATGCAGAACCAGGTATAGCATTTATAGATCGCATTATAGACTTCTCACCTGATGGAGTTTATGAGATGTATAAGGCTATTGCTAGTAATCCTTGTGGTGAGCAATGGTTACAAGCATATGATTCTTGCAGATTGCTAGCAATTAACTTATTCTGTGTCGTTAAGAATCCTTTCACTGAAAGAGCATTTGTAGATTATGAAAAGTTATATGAAGTAGCATATATGCAACAGCGATTAGCAGATACACTTGTAGACCTAGAGATAGAGTATGTAGGTCGTATTATTGCTAAGATTGATTTAGATCCAGAACCTGAAGATGTTAAGCGTGTTGAGAAAGAATTATGGCAGAATGTACTAAAGACAGCGCAAGCAGGTCGTAGAACAGGATGTGGATTTACAGCACTTGCAGATATGTTAGCAGCATTGAATCTTAAGTACGATAGTAAACAAGGTATTGAAATCATTGAGGAAGTATGCAAAGTAAAAATGTGTGCTGAATTAGATTGCTCTATCGACTTAGCTATCTTAAGAGGAGCTTTTGAAGGTTGGGATCCTAAAAAAGAATTTGAATTTAAAGGTCTGCAAAAGAATGGTAAACATTATTCTGGAAAGAATAAGTTTTATCAGATGTTAATAGACAATTTTCAAGAACAAGTACTTAGGATGTACGCTTATGGACGTCGTAATGTATCTTGGTCTACTGTAGCTCCTACAGGAACAGTGTCGATTATGACACAAACATCAAGTGGACTCGAGCCGCTCTTCTTACCATACTATATGCGTAGGAAGAAAATTAATCCTTCTGATAAACACTCACGTGTAGATTTTACGGATCAGAATGGCGATCAATGGCAAGAGTTTCCAATAATGCATCCTAAATTCAAGGAATGGATAGAAATGCGCCTTGGTACACAATCAAAGATTGAAGATCAAACAAAAGATGATCTTGATAATCTTTTCAAGATATCGCCTTGGTATGCATCAACTGCAAATGATATTGACTGGACAAAGCGTGTAGAAATACAAGCTATTATTCAGAAATATACAACTAATGCAATATCATCAACTATTAATTTACCAAATAATGTCACGAAAGAAGAAGTTGCGAGCATTTATTGGAGGGCTTGGGAGTTGGGGCTCAAAGGAGTTACTGTTTATCGAGATGGATGTCGTACTGGTGTATTGGTCTCTAATGAAGCATCATCCGTTACGAAAGAAGTTGCGTTCTCTCAAAAAGACGCAGCGAAAAGGCCTACGTCGCTTGATTGTGAAATACATGCAGTCAAGGTCAAAGGAGTAAGTTACTCTGTTATTGTATCAGTATTAAATGATCATCCTTACGAGGTTTTCATTTTGTCTGATATGGTACTTGCTTGTTCTAAAGGCGTTGTTACTAAGGAAAAGAAAGGTTTATACAATTTATATAATGTAGATGGATCTTTATGTTCATCAGATATAGGTAGTAAAATAACAGAAGAAGAAGCAGCTATTACAAGATTACTTTCTACGAGCCTGAGACATGGTACGAATGTTAGATTCTTGGTTGAGCAGCTAAACAAAACAGAAGGTTTGATGGTAGGATTTAGTAAGGCAATTGCACGTTGTCTTAAGAAATATATACCAGAAGGCACTACTTCGAAAGAAGAATGTCCTGAATGTAAGCAACCAGCGATGGTTTACGAAGAAGGATGTAAGAAGTGTAAGAATTGCGGTTATTCAAAATGCTAAAAATAAGATATGAAAAATTACAAATTATATGGAGCTATCTTGGGAGATTTAGCTGGTCAACCATATGAATTTCCTCCAATGAAAGGTCCATATAATAATGTAGATCTTCATAATCCTAAAGCGCATATTACTGATGATACTATTATGACTTTAGCTTCTGCAGATCATATCATGTATGGCGAGAGAGATAAATTATCTATATCTCAATACTATAAATGGTGGGGTAACATGTATCCAGAAGCAGGCTATGGTAAAGGCTTAATGTAGTTGGTACATCTTGGGGCAATGGATGTTTGATGCGTGCATCTCCATTTATTTGGTCTAATGATCTGCAGGCACTGATAAGATCAGTTCAATCAAGTCATAATCACCAATATAGTTTAGAAGCAGCTTTCGAGTTGTGGAAAGCTTATAAATCAAGAAAATCGAATTTGTTTGTATCTCCTTGTGATTTTGAAGAATTTAAAGTAGATGCGAAGTCTACGATGGATTTTTGCCTGCAGATGTTCTATCATCCAGGTTCATTACAAAGAGCTATTATTAAGACGATAGAATGTGGTGGTGATACAGATACTAATGCGTCAATTGTAGGTGAATATTTCAACTATCAAATGGGCGGTATTACTAAACAAGATGCTGAGTACGTAGAATCAAAGCTGGATAAGCGTCAATTAAACATACTTTTAAAATTCAATAAGTAACCGTTATGCGCACATTAAACCTGGCACATGCAGATAAAGGCGATATACCCTACAAGGTTATCGCCTTTTCTGATAGCCAAAAACTCATTAACCTTGATGGCATTTATGCTAAAGGTAATACAAACATCGAGAAATCTGTTCAGATTACATCTCGCATGACATGGGAAGATGTTCAACTGATTATATGTGCTAAAAAGGCTTTGGAAGAAGCTGGATTTAAGGAGATACATTTGTATGTTCCTTATTTCTTAGGTGCAAGATCAGATCGCAAATTCCAAAATGGAAGTATTAACTATCTTAAGCATTTAATATGTCCAATTATAAATAACTTACAGTTTAAATCTGTGACTGTTTATGATCCACATAGTTTTTGCCTAGAGATGGGTTTAGAGAACTTCAAATGTATTAATAGTTCTAATTTGATTAGGCACTTTCTCGAGCAGGAGAAATCTAATCTTAAGAATGCAATGTGGTTAATTCCTGATAAAGGAGCTTCTGCAAAAGCTAAAGAATTAATAATAGATTCTAATTACGATGATCAGCTTGGAGAAGTCGTTGTTTGTGATAAAATCAGAGACATACCTACAGGCAAGATTATAAAAACAGTAGTGCCTGTGATGGAATTTCATGGCAGGGACGCATTCATCGTAGACGACATATGCGATGGAGGAGGAACATTTATAGAGATTGCTAAAGTATGTAAACAACATAATGTTGGCAACATGTACTTAGTAGTTTCTCACGGTATCTTCAGTAAAGGTCTTGGCGAACTCGCACAGTACTTCCAGGGAATATATTGCACAAATTCAATAAACGATTTGAGTAAGGGTGATTCTATAAATGTCAATAACAAGGACGGCAAACTACTTGTAAAACAATTGCCGATAGTATAATTATGTGGAATCCATTTAAGAAGAAAACTCCTTTACCTTCAGTGAACGATCTGAAGCGAGTACAGGAGAAAGAGCCTATTGACTTTTGGAGTTCAAGACACCGATTTGCTGAAGAGCAGTATAAGGTGCCTGATAATGACAATTGGAAAGGTAATAAGTATGCAGAAAGACTCATTAAAGAGTGGTTAGAACATGGTAAGATTGTTTTAGCTGTCGACTTCGATGACACCATCTATGGATGGGGATTCAAAGATTTCAAATCTAATGTGATGTTTAGTAAGACGATACAAATCATAAAGATGGCTCAAAAGCTTGGATGTTACGTATCAATTTGGAGCGCATGTGCGCCAGACAGGTATGACGAAATACGTAATTATGCAAAGTTTAACCAGTTTGTTATTGATAGTATCAATGAAAATCCTATCCCATTACCTTACGGTAATAACCGTAAAATGTATTACAATCATCTATTAGATGATAGAGCAGGTCTTGAACAGGCATTGTCTGTACTTGAATATTGTTGTTATCGTGTGATGAGTGATCGTAAGGTCAAAACAGACAATTTCGAAGTTTAAAAAGTAAGAATGAAAAAGTTAACAATGTTTTTCCGAGTGATACTCGGAATAAAGCAATCTGCGGTAATTGAGATGCAGAAGAAGAGTAATAACGTTTTTAACGTTTTCACAAAGACTCTTAACGATCTCAAGGAAATAAACGGGATGATTGAATCCTATAAACAAGTCAAGCTTGACGTGATAGCAGCTGCACAAGTTGAACATGACGACTTGCATTCTCAGCTTGAAACTAACAACAAAATGGTTGTCAAGCTTGAGGATTTTGTAAAATAATCCTTAACAAAAAAAACAAATAAAAAGAGTGAGACAGATCCAAGTATTGAATCAAACTGACTTCTACAAAGTAGGTCACCATCCTATGTACCCTGGAGGTACTACTAGGATTTATAGTAATTTAACCCCGCGCAAATCGAGAGAGAAAGGTGTAAATGAAGTAGTTGTTTTTGGGATTCAATACTTCGTTCTGGAGTATTTGATTGAACAATGGAACTCCAACTTCTTTCACACGCCATTAGGCCACATTGCGAAGGAAGTGAAACAGCAGAGGCTGGCCCGTTATAAACGTATGATGGATAATACTCTCGGAAAAGATACTGTGAAAACAGAACATATTGAGAAGCTTTGGGATTTAGGTTATATGCCTCTTAAGATTAAGGCTCTAGCTGAAGGTACTCTATGTCCGATAGGAATTCCTTGTTTAACTATTACGAATACTGTAGATCATGCATTTTGGTTGGTAAATTATCTGGAAACTATTCTGTCTTGTACAGTATGGCAACCGATGACTTCAGCTACAAAAGCATTACAGTATCGTAAGATACTCGAAAAATATGCATTACAAACTACAGGATCTATTCAAGGAGTTCAATGGCAAGGTCATGACTTTTCTATGCGTGGCATGTCTAGTCTTGAGTCTGCTTGCACGAGCGGAGCTGGGCATTTGCTTTCTTTTACTGGGACCGATATAATACCTGCTATTGAATTTCTTGAGCAGTATTACGGTGCAAATGTGGAAGAAGATCTTGTTGGAGCTTCTGTTCCTGCTACTGAACATTCCGTTATGTGTATGGGTCTTAAGGATGGGGAAATAAATACATTTGAGCGTTTGCTTGATTTGTATCCTACAGGTATCTTATCTGTAGTCTCTGATACTTGGGATTTGTGGAACGTAGTAAAGAAAGGTGGTATTTGCGACCAGTTAAAAAGTAAGATCTTAGCTAGAAATGGCAAGCTTGTAATTCGTCCTGATTCAGGAGATCCTGTTGATATCATTTGTGGACAAGAGATAGATGATATAAAAGCAGAAGATATTGATTCTGCAAAACTTTGGATGAAAGATTTACTAAGGCAAAAAGTGAGAGAGGAAACTCCTCATGGAGAAGCCGGTGATCCAAATCCTAGTGCTACTTACAAGTTTCAAGGTAAGTACTACAAGATCACACTGGAAATTGAATGGAATCGCTATGATAAGCAATTTTACTTTATAGATGGATGTACCATAAAATCATTTGAAGAAGTTGAAGCTACACCTGCAATGAAGGGTGTAATTGAATGCTTATATGATGTGTTTGGCGGTACAAGATCGACTGAAGGATATATTGAGCTGATTGATAAAATTGGCGCTATATATGGCGATTCTATAACTGAAGACAGAGCAGAACGTATCTGTAGTCGCTTAATGGCTAAAGGCTATGCTTCTACTAATGTTGTGTTCGGCATAGGTTCATTTACTTACCAGCATAATACTCGCGATACTTTTGGTTTTGCCATGAAGGCTACCTATGGTGAAGTTGCTATTGAATGTGGATGTGGAGAGGGTTATCAAAATCCTACCTGCTTACAGAATGGTAATGGTCGCATCTGTACTGAAGCTCGTGAGATCTTCAAGGATCCTATCACTGATTCAGGCGAAAAGAAGTCTGCACGTGGCTTGTTGCGTGTAGATCGTAATGAGGAGGGTAAAGTTACTCTCTACCAACAGCAGACGAAAGAACAAGAGGAAGGTGGTTTATTACAGACTATATTCCTTGACGGTAAAATGGTTAAAACATTTACGTTAACAGAGGTTCGTGAGAATCTCAAAAATGCTACAAAATAACATGAAAGAGCAGAAAGAAGTAAAACCACGGCGGCCTGAAGGGCCACTAAAAGAAGGCGAGTATTTGTGTACTTTCAGATTCTACGACGGTAAAGGACGTAGACTGACTATCTGTGCTACACAGACAGGCGATACATTAAATGTAGTAGTATTGACATTGTCAGAACTACCAGATCCGGAAACAAGCATGCATGATGTTTTCTCGCGTAAAGCAGGAAGAGAGATTTATGAAGCTAATTGCAAGGGTAAGGAACTTATGGACAACTGTAAAGGACAGCGCTTCACAGTGCCGGTACTTAATGGCGAGCCACGTACAAGTTTCTTCGCCTGGACTAACAGAACCTTTTATAAGTTGGAAACAACTCAGATTTTGGTTCCACAGGAAGTTGTTTATCTGGTTAAGGCTGACAAGCGTAAGGTTAAGAGCCGTAAGCTTATAAAAACAGTCCATAAGGAGAAATAATTGAAAGTAAAAATAAAAAAACTGTATAGTGAAGCTGTGATTCCTTCCTATGCAAAAGAAGGAGATGCAGGATTAGATTTGACTGCTGTTTGGCATGAGGATCATATGGACCTTGGAGAGGGAAAAGTTGGATACCAAGAATATGGTACTGGTTTAGCACTAGAGATACCGAAAGGATTTTTAGGGTTCTTATTACCAAGGTCGAGTATTACTACTAAAGATATGATACTAAAGAATAGCATTGGCTTAATAGATTCTGGATATAGAGGCGAACTGAAACTTCGTTTTATGGGTTCAGCAGATTATAAGGTTGGTGAAAGAGTAGGTCAGTTAGTAATAATGCCATTTCCTGAAATTGAATTGGAAGAAGTTGATGAACTTGAAGGCTCTGAAAGGGGTATTGGAGGTCATGGTAGCACAGGCAGTTAAAAAGAGTAAAGTTTAGATATATCAACATATTAGGTAAGTTTTCAATAAAAAGTTGGAAATTTACTTAATATGTTGTATCTTTGCATATATTGATGAGAAAAGAAATGTTCATTGACATAGAAACAACAGGGTTAGACTTTGTTAATGATTCTATAGTACAATTAAGTTACATTTATCGTGTTGGAGGAAAGATTATTAGAACAGGAGATATTAAGAGAGATATTTACAGTACATTTGTAGATCATCTTGATACTTTGGTTAATAGATTTGATAAAGAAGATAAGATCTACTTTATTGCTTATAATGCAGGTTTTGATAATCAGTTTGTAAGGAATTTATTCTTACAAAACAATAATAAGTTTTTTGGAAGTTATTTTATTCACCTTTTGTGTGTGTGATGCAAATTGCAGCATTTAAGTATATGAGAAAGAATATGCGTCCTGAAAACTTTAAATTATCTACAGTTTGTAGAGATTTCGGGTTACGAGTAGATGAAGATAGGCTTCATGATGGTATGTATGACATAACCTTGACAAAAAACCTATATAACAAATTATTAAAATTCTAAGAGAGAAAAGTGAAGTTTGAAATTGAGAAGGGTATAGAGATACCTAAAGAAAGAGGAAATAAGATTAACATGTATCCATTTGCAGAAATGGAAGTTGGTGATAGCTTTTTAACAGAAGTAACGCATGTCACTGGCAGTGTTGCGAATTTTCATAAGCAGAATCCGGAGAAAAAGTTTACCACTAGAAAGGTAGAAGGAGGAATAAGAGTATGGAGAATACAATAAGGCATTTGCCTAATGGTGATTTTGAGGTGGAATATGTAGAACCAAGAACTACTTGGTTTGCTAAGCCATATGAGTTTGCAAGAGATAGAAGAGTAGAGGAAGAGATAGCAAATGAAAAGCAAAGAAGAGAAACTGAAGCTAGCGGTGGAGGTAAGAGCGAAGACAAACAAGGATCTAGGCAAAGGAACAGTCATGTCCCTGGGTCAGAGTGGGGACATGGACATTGATGTCATTCCTACTGGCTCATTAGGGCTTGATATAGCCCTTGGAAGAGGTGGACTGCCTAGAGGTAGGATCGTTGAGATATATGGTCCAGAATCGTCTGGAAAGACCACTCTAGCTATACATGTTATGGCGGAAGCTCAAAGACTTGGTGGGTTATGTGCAGTTATTGATGCTGAGCATGCGTTTGATAAGGAATATGCACGATCTTTAGGTGTAGATGTTGATGAATTAGAGTTTTGCCAACCTGACAATGGAGACATTGGATTAGAAGTAGCAGACAGATTAATTAGCTCTGGAGCTTATGATGTTGTACTTATTGATAGTGTTTCAGCCTTAGTACCTAAAGCAGAACTTGAAGGTGAAATGGGTGAAAGTAAAATGGGTTTACATGCAAGATTAATGTCACAAGCATGTAGAAAAATAGTTGGTGCAACTGCTAAGACTGGTACTTTAGTTATCTTCATTAATCAACTTCGAGAGAAGATTGGTGTAATGTTTGGTAGTCCTGAAACTACTACTGGCGGTAATGCGCTTAAGTTTTATGCATCTGTTCGTTTAGATGTTAGAAGATCATTAACAGCTGCAAATGCAGTTATGGATGGTGAACTTAAGATTGGTAATCAAACAACTGTTAAGGTCATAAAGAATAAAATTGCACCTCCTTTTGGAAAGTGTGAATTTGATATTCTATATGGTAAAGGTGTAGATAAGTTAGGTGAGATACTAGAGATAGGAGTTGAGCTTGATATTATTAACAAAGCAGGTTCTTGGTTCACTTATGGAGATGCTTTTAGAATTCAAGGGAAAGAGGCTGTAAAGCAATTTCTTGCTGATAATGAAGGCTTATTACGTGAAATAGAGAATTCTATAAGAGCAAGAATGATACATTGATATTAGAGAATTTAAAAGCATTATTTCCAAAAGCTTTTTCTCTTTATTTAAATAATGAACCATTAACAAGAGATACGATTATACAATTTCTTGATGATAATGATTTATTTGTTTGTGTATCTACAGATGCTGAAGGAATTAACTGGTTTGTGGAAATAAGCGGAATACCTTTGACATTCTGTAATAGTAGAAATAATGCTATGGATTATGGAATATTAGAAGGATTATCAATTTTAGAAACGTTTTAGTGATAGAAATAAGAAAAGAAGTAATACAAGATAAACCTGCATATCGTTTGAATGCAGGAAAAACAAGATTTGATTTGTTAGAACCTTTTGCAATTGAGCAACTTGCAAAAGTATTTACAGCAGGTGCTGCTAAATATGCAGATCATAACTGGTTAAAAGGAGATGGGTTAAAATGGTCTGCCTATCTCTCGTCGCTACATAGGCATTTAAATGCTTTTGAACAAGGTGTGGATTATGATGAAGAAACGAAGTTATTACATATGGCACATGTTGCATGGAATGCTATGGCGCTTGTATCTGGTACAAAATTGTTTCCAAAGAATGATGATCGCCTACATAAGATCTTAGAAATACAGAATGAAACTTAAGAAGAAGGTTTATACCTATGAAGAGGTATTAGGACAATTTCAGGGACAGGTTGAACGCTTTAAAAATGACTCAGCAAGAGTTCCTTCTAGGAATGCTTCTGCAGAGGACATTGAAAAGTATGCTGTCAAATTACACAGAGAAGAATTCAAAGATGCTCTTAATCCGAGCGTTATTGATCAATATAAAGCACACAAGTGATAATAACTTGGTTACTCTTACTAGTAGTAATTATTATAGTGAGAAAGAGGAGATGAAGAATGGGATATAAGTTATTTCTTGACGATTATCGTCAACCTAAAGAATGTGCATTGTATATGTACAAGAGAATAGGTGCTGAAAATCTAATATATCTTGATAAGGACTGGGTAGTTGTAAAAAACTATCCAGACTTTATTGCTTATATAATGGATCATGGTATACCTGATCTCGTGTCGTTCGATCATGATTTGGCTGATGGTCATTATCATAAGAATATGCAAGAAGGGAAATTAAATTATGATGCAGAGAGTTTCAAAAGTGATGATTATAATAAAACAGGATATCACTGTGCGTTATGGTTAAGAAACTTATGTTACTTTAATCTTGTTCCGTTACCAAAGTGGTATGTACATAGTGCTAATCCTGTTGGAACAGAAAATATAGTTGCATTATTAAAACAAAAGATGGATGTTTGATAAAATTGATATATCAAAATCACTGAGAGAAGATTTAATAGCTACATTAGAAAGTATGTTTGATAAATTTGATGAATATCAGTATTCAGAGGATGGATTCGAAGATACTAAAGAATTTAATGAACTAAAAGTACATCTTAAGAAATTAAAAGAATAATATTTGAAGGTAGAATTAGTAGCTAAGACAGCTCCGTTAGTAGAAGGTGTTTCTACTGCAGAGTTTGCAGCTTATGTAGCCAGGATTGGCAAAATTAAGGAGAATCCAGAAAAGTTGATGAAGTACTTGGTTACTCATAAACATTGGAGCCCATTTGAACATACGTTTTTTACGTTTAAGATACAAACAAGCATGTCAATAGGTGAGCAGTTACTTAGACATAGATCTTTTACGTTTCAGAAACAATCTGGAAGGTATGAGGAAATGAATGAGTTTGAACCTATAGAATTACGTAAACAAGCTGAAAAGAATAGACAATCATCTGAAGAGATAGTTGATCCTATTCTTAAGTTAGGATCTGGACAGAAGGCATCTGCAGTCATAGATGCTTACTTGAGAGCAAGTCGTAATTTATATGAAATGCTTTTATCTGAAGGAGTTGCACGTGAATGTGCCCGATTAGTATTACCAGCATGTACATCTACAATGATGCTTATGAGCGGCTCCCTTCGATCATGGTTTCACTTCTTAGAAATAAGAGATGATGGACATGCTCAGAAAGAAGCACAAGAGATAGCTAGAGAAATAAAAGGAGTTTTGGCAAAAGAAATTCCTGGAATGTTTGTTAGTATCGAAAATAAGTAGTATTTTTGTAAAATAAAAATAGTGAGTACAGAAGGATTAATAATATTAGGTATCATAAGTATTGTACTTATGGTAATGAGGGGATGGGTAAAGAACGAAATTAAAGTTATAAAGGTTTTGTGTGAACAGAATCAAGCAAGGAACGTATATAGTATTACAGCAGCTGAACAAGTTGCAACAAATGCTAGAGGTATTGCAAGTAACGCATTGAGTTCAGCACAACGTGCAGATAGTAAGGTAGAAAAGTATTTAAACAGTAACAAAACAATAGAAGTAAGTAATAATGGGTAATCAATTCTTTTACGAGGTAGTAAGTATGGATCCTAAAGCACCTAAATCAACAGGTAGCTTTAATGTAGAGTGTGTAGTAAGAACAGCAGAATATGAACCAGGTCGTCTGATCGTATTGCTAAATGATTTTCATGAGGAAATCTCAAAGAAACCAAAGCAATCAGGTAAGAATGGTAATGTAGTAATGGAAACTGTTAGAGAAACGATTGCATCTCAGATTTTCATGAATGAAGCAGACTCGATTCGATATCGAGATATGTTTGAAGTGAAAGCTGTAGCAGTAGCATAATAAGTTTATAAGGGAGTGTATTAATTTACACTCCCTTTTTTTATAAGGTCCTGTAGCTCAGTCAGACTAGAGCAGATGGTTTTCCGAGCCAGAAGGTCGGGGGTTTGAATCCCTCCAGGATCACGAACGCAATTTAAAGCGTGTTTATTATGAAGCGGATCTAACGAACCGAAGCAAAAGCTTGTTACTGTAACAAGAAGAGATCTAAGCCCTGGGTATCAGGCTGTACAATCAACGCATGCAGCGATTGATTTTATATTTGAACATAATGATAGGGCTGGTCCTTGGCATGAGTCGAACTATTTAGTTCAATTGGCTGTTGCTGACGAAAATGAACTTAATTTGTTGATAGAAAGATGTAGACTTTCCTATCTCACGTTAACAATTTTTCAAGAACCAGATTTAGGAAACCAAACAACTGCTATATGTATAGAACCATCTATTACAACGCAGAAATTAGTTAAAAAACTACCTCTACTATTTAATTATGCAAGGATATAAAATTATTGATGAGAAAAGTCCTTTATTTGGACGAATTATATACAAGATTAATGAGTATGAAGTTATGATACTTGCAACTCCAACAATTGGCCACATGAGATATGGGCTTCACCTGTTGAGATCGTATATAGTTGCAAATGCAGTACAAGAGATAAATCTGTTAGAAGAAAAATGGATTCATCCTCACCTGTTTAAACCTGTGAAAGATGAACTTATTAAACTTTTAGGTAACGAGTAAAAATGAGAAAGCCACTGTAACTTAATTGCTACAGTGGCTTCTTTCTTTTTACCCCTTCGGGGTTGCGCTGGCGCGCCGATACCTTTTTTTTACTCGGATTGATGAATTTTTATGAGTTCTGCTCAGGTACAAATTCAGTAATTACACCTTTCTCTACATACTCTGCCATCTTTGCTTGACAAATAGTAAATGCTTCTGTCAATTTAATTATAGTAGGCACATCTAAAGAGGATACTACGAATTGGCTCAATGCTTGATTTAAAATGCTGAACTGTCTACCTGTTAGGACAATTTCATCATCTAATTTCCATTGCCATTGTTTACTTGGATCAAATTTTGTTACTTCTTCCATTTCTTATTTTTATAAATTTATATAATGCAAAGATACGATATTATTTTTATTCTACCAAATTATACTATAAGAAACACTAGTACTAATTGCTAAAGATTTACTGAATGTTATCTTTAGTTTAAATAATCTATGTGCATTTAGTAAATTTTCTATAATATGTTCTCTATATTTAGGATCTGAAGGTACAACTGTTACTTTGATTTCATTATCAAACTTATACATTGTTATATGACCTTCAGGATCTGAATGCTTTAATGCAGCAAGTACAAATTCAAGATACATTTGATCTGAATCATGTAGTATTCTTGGAAAGCCTTGCTTCTTAATTGTTAACATTTAGCGTTTTGATTTTATAGATACAAGATTGAATGTTACTCCTAATCCATATTGCATCTTTTGAGTGAATGGGTTATAGACGATAGAAGGTCCTAAAGATAGTAATACTTTTGGTTCCTTAACAATTAGTGCTTTACCCATATCAATATTAATATAAGGACTTTTATGCATAATTGTAACAGTGTCTTGATTGGCCCTTAATAGACGTTTGTGAACACCTATAACAACTGTGACAGTATCCTTCAACTTTAGGTCTATAGTGCCTAGTTTCGTCTTCAAATCGGCTTTACTGACGATATAGACATAATCATCTATCTTCGTTAATGTTACTGTATCTCCAACTTGAGTTACAGGTACATTTTTAAAAGTTGTATCTATATAAGGTACATATTTTACTACCTCTTTAATTTCAGGATGTCCTTTTATAGATTTTCTAATTGAATCAGTAATTTGATTCATCTCTTTTTGAGTTAGATCTCTTGTTACTACTTGTGTAAAAGTTGTTCCTTTATTATCGGTATAAGACTTGGTAGGTTCTAAAGATAGAGTTGGAACTGGTTTCGATTCATTAGCAGTTCTTTGGTAAAAAAAATAGATTCCTCCTAAGATACTTAAAATGAAAAATGCTACAATTAGCACTTTTTCAGATAATGATCTTTTATTAAAGATCTCAGTTTCTTTTTGTACAGATTGTAGCATTTCTTCTTTGTTCATATGTAATTAATATTACTCTTCGTTAACTTTTAGCTCAATACGCATAATTCTATGTGAATGTTCATTAAGCTGATTAGAATGTTCGAACATTTGAGCAGATTGTGCAGCTTGATTATCCTGCAAAGATCTAATTGTGATCTCTTGTGTTGTTGTCACTCTTGTCAGAGCTTGTAATTCTGTGATTATACTGTCTAAGCGTTTTACTACTTGTTGAGTTACTAATTTTGCTATAAAAGATATGATTCCTATCAATCCCATCGTAGCAAAAGTTAGTATCCAAACTTGCATATTTGGATCCATATTGGGGTATGTTTACTTAAATATTAACTTAATACAACTAAATATTGACTTCCTGGTACTGATGTAACAGTTACGTTAGTGGTTAGAGCAGCAAGTGCTCCTGGACTTGAAATTACACCTGTTCCTTGAACAGTTGAATTAGTCATTGTCCTACCTGCGAATGAACTTACTGTAATTGCTACAGTTTCATTGAAATCGTAAGGCATAGGAACTATTAAATAGCCACCATTTGCTAATGTGCCTGTCCACTCGTAACCTGGGAAAGATATTGCAGTTATATTAGAAGCTGCAGTAGTATTACGAATCATAATATAAGATCCTGATCCTTGAGGAAGACCAGAGCAGCAGCTATTAGCTACTGCACTAGTAATATCCTTCCAACGACCTGAACCCTTAGGAATATGTTTTCTCCATATCGCGGAGTTAGCTATGGCTGTACCATCAGCTGCGAGGCGTATAAATAGCCTGTCTCTTCTCGAGCGTCCTTGATTATCCATTTTGGGTTTTTGTTTTTAAAAGTTAATAATAAATTACGCTGTTACACTCTTCGTAACTGCAAATGTAAATACAGGTTGTTCAGTAGTTGTACCACCAGTTGTCATGAAGGTTACTTTGAAAGAACCAGCGGCAACTGCAGTAATAAATACTTGATACAAATCTGTACCTGATTTCTGACAGATATCAATAAGATCTGTAGCAGCTACTGTTGAATTTGTAACAGTAAATGATGCTGGTGTAGCAGAACCAGCTGCTGATACCAATGTAATAGAACCTGTTACTTTGTTAATTGTAACACCTGTTGTTCTTGAAGTGATCTGAGTAACTGTGCCACCTGCACCAGTTGAATAACCTATACCTGCTGTAGCAGAACTAGACGTTACCGCACCAGTCGATGCTATCGCTGGAGCCCCATTTGCTAATTCGTTCCTCTTCACATAATTGTCTTGTGTAGGGAAGTTGTTGTTGTTTGCTGTTGCCATTTTTTATGTTGTTTTTAATTGTTAATTTACAAAAGTTGATGATGATTGCATACTGGAAGCATTTAATACTTTCCAATTAAGTGTATTTGAAGGAATGCCATTCCAAGTCCAAATTGTCTGTCCTAAAGAACTATCTATATCTGTAGCGGTAATGGGTCCTGAATTCTGGCTTGCGCCATAGTTTAATGTTAATTTAGCTCTTGTACCTCCTATAGAAGATTTAAGATTAAATGGTAATGGTGTAGAAGAAGCTAGAATATTCATAGCATTAGTAATCGTATAAGTTTGTCCTGCTACGAGAGTTAATCCTCCAGCAAAAATATTAGTACTTGTAAGTGCCATAGTAGCACATGTAAATACACCGGTTCCTGCAAATGCTACAGCACCAGTACCAAAAGATAATGTGCCGAGAATACTTAGATTGTTATTAAGAGTAGCTGTTCCTGCAGATAAGATAAAATCAGCGAAATTAATACCTGCTGGGCTCATAGTGCAGTTTGCTACTACAGAAAATGTAGTACCTGTAGTTATCATGGTTCCTGCGGTATAAGTAAATGTACCAACACCATAATTAATATCATTTAATGTTACTGTTCCTGGAGAATTAATAGTAACATTTTGTCTAATAGTACCTACTGCTTGTAAGCCAGTAGAACTACTACTATTAAGACCACTTATTACAATATTGGTAGTTCCTGTACTAATAGCACCAGCTACCTGATTTCTAAATGAACCACCTACAATATAAAGAGTAAATCCATTCATAGTTATAGTGCCTGGACCCCATGCTGTACCATTTAATAGATACATATCACTTAGTAAAGTTATAGTACAAGTAGTACCACCACTAACTACCATTGGAAATGGTGTTATATTAGTAGCACTCATATCAAATGTTGTACTAGCATTGACAAACATTGTTATACCGCCTGCCATATTACCTGAAGTATAAGTCCAAGTGCCAGTATTATATTGAAATGTAGATCCTACAAATGTTACTGTTCCTGCGCCTGCATTTATCTTTACACTGCTCTTAAGGAAGCCTGTATTACAGGTAAGACTACCTGTTCCTGTTAGATTAATTAAAGTTGTACCTTGAGTTATAGTAGCACCATTACTAGTAAGTGTGTTAAATGTAAATCCCGCTTGACAGAATATGTTGTTACCATTTATAGATTGTGTGAGACTACTCACAGATGAACCAGTAGAACATAGCGCAGCAAATGTCCAGTTATCTGCTAACGTAACGGCTGAAGTAAAAGTAAAGAAAAACACAAACGGACAACCTACGATATGTCCATTAGATGTAATTGTAGTACCTCCTGTAACACGAAATGAACCTGTACCAGTTGTTATTAATCCAGTTCCTAACGTTACTGCTCCAGAAGCTGTTAAAGGGATTGATGTTATAGTTAAAGTACCTGTATAAGTAGAAGCATGAAATGATAGACAGGCAGCACTTGTAGTAGCTATCAAACAAGTAGCAGGACTAGATGTATCAAATACGACATCATCTGCTGCAGTTGGTATACCTACACCACCTATACCACCTGTGGTGAGACTCCAAGAGTTTGTGTTATTCCAAGCAGAAGCTCCACCTGATACGTAGTATTTTGTTGCCATTAGAAGGTTACTAATATACCAATCGGTATTGTAATTGCGATATCAGCACAAGCTGTTTTAGCATCAATCTTAGATTGCTCTGAGATTGCTCTATTAATAATGTTATTATTTATCTCTTCTAAAGAGTTAGGTCTGAAGTGAGTTATATCTAATGTTATTAGATCAGAATCTAATCCCAGTTGAACAGATGTTATGATTGCGTCGTCTATTTGCGAAATTGCAAGAATTTTATAAGTCATGTTAAGCTACAGTTATTGAGAGAGTGATTTTAGTAAATGCTGTATTTGAATTTACTACAAATTCTATTATATCTCCTGTTGCAAGGCTTGTAGACCACCCTGTTAAAGTAGAACTTGTGTTCTTTTGAGCACTAGTTACTGTAGGTAGTGTAGATCCTGCTATAGAAGTAGTTGTAGGAAATGCAGCATATGTAGATCTTTTAACATCTATTATGATGGATCCTGTTACATCACCAACAATTGTCCAACTTGTTATTGTACCAGCTCTTGGCATAAACATGTAACCTTTTGATCCTGCAGATATAGTACCTCCATTACCTGATAGTGTAACGCCAATTGTAATTACTGGAGTTACAGAAACATTTATTGTTGTACCAGACATTGATAAACCAGTACCTAATGTTATCTCTTGTACTGCTGTTGTTGTACTAGAACTTCCTAATAATCTGGAAGTTGTAGAAACAGCTTGCATTTTAGCATAAGTAACAGCATTAGCTGCTATTGTAGTAACAAACGAACCTGTTCCTGAACCTGTAACATTACCTGTTAAGGTAATTGTTTGATCTCCTGTATTTGTGCCTGATAGATTAGAAGCTGTAATAGATCTTATACCTAAAACTACATTTGATGTAGCTCCTGTATAAGGTACGTATCCTGTAACAGATGGTATATCTGATAATCCAGCAATTGTAATATCTTTATCAGGTAAAGTATAAACTCTAGGAGCTGTAAGAGTTGCTAATTTTAAATCTCCATTAAAATTTGTTGTAAATCGTATCTGAGGTATACCTGCTATTTGTTGTAAAGCTAATCCATATCCTGTTGATTGATCACTAAAACTAAGTGTATTTGACGCGAGATTAGCTATAAAACCGCCTCCTTGCACACTCATATTATTTGTAGTAGTACTATCTGCATCAGTAACAGATTGTAGCGTTCCTCCAGTTACATCATCCAACATTGCAAATGTACCTGTTTTAGGAGGCAATGTCCAAATGTAATTTGCAGACATTGTTGCTGCAACAATACCACCTTGATATCCTGATCCTATATTTTGAAATGATATAGCTGGATCACCATTAGCATCTAATATAAGTTGTCCTGTATCTGATGTATCACCAATACTAATAGTTGAAGGTACTATTTTAGTAAACCTTGTTCCATCAATAACAGATATATCAGAACCTGTTCCTGTATAATTAAATACTACAGAATTAGTAGTAATATTACCAGCATCAGTAATAGTTTGAAATGTACCACCTCCACCTCCAGGTGTATAACCTAAAGCAGCTAAAATACTTTGTGCATAAGTTAAAAATCCCGGACTAAAAGGATGAGGCATATTAAATTATAAAATAATTAGTACCATCAAATTGATATTGCTTTGATGTATTTAAAATAGAAATAACAGAATTAGCACTACCATCTATCAATCCTGATGTAGGAACTACAGTTACTGTATTTACATCACTTGATATTTTCTTTATATTATATATCTTACCTTGTGATGCAACTGGTAAAGTTAATGTAATATTTCCTGCAGTTGTATCTACTAAAACTGTATAATCAACACTTTGAGCAGTATAATTTGCAGTAACAGTTTCTATAGGTAATGTTCCAGAATAAAACTTTATATACTGTAACAGTTTCTTAAAAAACTTTATATCTTTAAATAGTTCAACTGTTTCTTTATAATTGTAATTAAATAATTCTGCCATAATATGTATATTATGCAAAGGTACGCTAAATAGTTGGTTTTATCCAGTTTAGCGTACCTTTTTACAATATTATAAGCGCATTATATAGCATTATTATATTATCTCTTGTTGCTTATTTAGCTAGCTTCTTATTACCAACTTGTATACCTAATTCCTTTGCTAAATCAGGCATTAACACTGATATATAACTAGGAAATTGAGCTGATACAGGTAACATTTTCATAGCATATTTTGCTGGATGTGCATTCTTTACTTTTTCTTCATCATTCAATAATTTACCTAATCCATAATCTGCAAAACTACCACTAAATCTAGCAGCATCTGTAAGTAATCCTAAAGTAGGAAATAATGAACCATTTACTATATTCTGCATTGAAATAGGATTATAATATAAGTTAATTTCCTCATAAGATCGTTCTAGTACTCTTTCTGTAAAAGCATAATAACCTTTTTTATCTTTATCAGCATCATGTGCAACAGCAATTAATCCTGCAAGAGCACTCGCTAATAACATCATACAAGCTATTTCTTTTGTTTGCTGAGCTATGTTTTTTCTTACTAAATCATAGAATTGCTCTTTAGTCATATCAAACTTTCCACCTCTTTCTTTTTCAAAATCAGCTTTCTTTTGTTCATATAACTTTTCCATTAAACCTATTCCTTTATCTGTAACTCTATACATTGATGTCATATCAGAAATAGAAGATAATCCATTTTCAACTATTAATTTACCCATCATCCTAATACGACCCCATTTGTATTCTTGTATAGATTCACTATGCTTTAAATCTACAAATCTAGTATCTATCATACCAAAGATCCAGTTGTGAAACATTGATAACTGACGACCTAAAACTGTCATTCTTAAGCGAGATTCATTTTCTGTAGAGATGTTACCTGATACTTTGCGACCAATAGTTCTTACTAAACCTTTAAATTGAGCAACAGTAGCATTATCCATATCAAGACCATCTATCTTTAGCTTACCATCTACCATAGAAGCTTTATTTATAAGACCATGTTGTTCTACTAGTTCTTTTACTCTATTTTCTAAATTAGAAGCTATTTCATCTCTTTCAGATTTAGATTTTGTTAAATCATATCTAGCTTGACCATCAAGCATTCTTTGATACTTATAAGCATTATGTATTTTTCCATCTATTATAATTGTATTATCAAGCATTGCGCCAAAGTTTACATACTGAACGTAATCATGCGCTCGTTTAATCATACCCATTAAGAAATCTGAAGCGGATTGGTTCGTGAGATGAGATAGCGACAATGCATTCATTTCATGTTGCATTTGACCATCTACAGGCCAGAAATGCTTCAGTAATGCAATATGTAATTCAGCATTACCTTTGTAGAACTGCAGTTGAGTATGTCTCAATTCATGTGCAAAGTAATCTTTTGTACTATAATATTCTCCTGCGCCTATTAATCCTTGAATATTTGTACTTAAAAAACGATAAGTAGAAGCTCCAACATTTATACCTAGAACTTTTATCTGCTGTATTGTTTTCATTGCTTCAAGCGTCTTCATAAATGAAAAGTGACGTTGACCATTCAATTCAGGCATTATTTCAAATCCAAGACGTTTGTTCATCTTTTCTCTTATATTATTCCAAGTATCATTAATAGCTTTTCTTGATGCTATGTCTGTATACCTACTTTTAACATAAGATTGATCATATAGTTGATTTTGTACGAAATCTTTTAATAATTGATAATTTTGATCATTATCACGTTTAGGATCTGCACCTTCAATTAAATTACCAAATATATTAGCTTGCAAAGATTCTTTATTCTTTTCAGCCCATAATAGCAATTTTGTAGATTCTTCTATCTTACTTTTACCATCATATTCCATTACTTTAGCAGTATATAGTGCTAAGTTTTTAACTATATCATCAGATACATTAGAATGATCTATATAAGTTTTACCATCTGTACCTACTACTTCTTTACCGAAATCATTTGTAAAGTATTTTACTAAAGAATCTACCTGATCATTTGCAAGTCTATCATATTTACCAAAATCTATATCAGTACGTCCTACAGTTAATGAATTAACAATAGAATCCATAAATGAATACTTACCACCAAATACAACTTTATCTGCTAGGCTCTTGTGTAAGAAAGGTAAGAATGTTGTCATTCTATCATACTCGAGATAGCCTGAGGAAGTTGCAATTCTGTTTATCTTTTGTGCATAATTATATAATGCTAATACAGGAGCATTTTCTGGTTTGTCTACCAAATTCTTATATTCATCACTTCTCCATGTTTCTTTCTTAGGAAACTTTCTTATCTCTGGTTTGAAGTATATCTCAGAACCATTAATATCGTATTCTGTACCCTTTTTCTCCTCATACTGAGCTTGAAAGTATGGATCTTGAATGTTATCTCTTGAGTATTTATAAGCCTTAGTTTTCTCTTCTATTGCCCATTTCTTGACAGCTTCTGTATCAATATTTTCCTTTATCCACTTAAGATTCTCAGCATTCTTTTCTTTCTGTTTATCTCCTAAGGTAGTATAAAATTCTTTCTTATATTCTCTTACTAATCTATTAGCATAATGACCTTTCTCATCTTTCTGCTTAATAGCATCTAATAAATCTTTATTAGAACGACCTTTCAACCAACCTTGTACACCTTCATAAACAGTATTAAGCTCATTAAGATGTTCTCTTGTTCTATTTTGATACTGATTACGTGTATTTTCCATCATGCGTGTAAACACATAATGCGCTTTTGTTGTAGCTTCAGTAAATGGTTGTGCATTACCTTCATACCAACCTACTGTCTTTTCTGGTAATAGTAAATTCTCTATACCATATTTAGTTGCAAGTTTATCTTGTACAAATTCACGCTTAACTTCATCTAATCTATGTAATGCTTCTAATGCATGAACAGATGCATTTTTCAAATTATCAAATAGTTTCTTTTCAGAAGGACTAGGATTATCATAGAAGTCTTTGTATCTCAAGTACATATCACTGAAGGTACGTAATTGATCTGATAGTTTATTTAATTTAGACGATTCAGCTGCAAAATCTGCTTCTGTAAAATCAGCAACAGGTTTTGTTCTGACATCTCTTATAAAATTAGAAACAATAATATCAGAAGATTTAGCACTCATTTCAATTAGATTGATAAGTGGTGGAATACCTTTCTGATTCTGTACAGCACGTATGGTCCTTCTGATGCCTTTCATAGCTTCAGAATTCTCATCACTATATTTCTGATTGTCTTTAGATTTATAAACATCTATTAAGCTTTGTATCAACTTATCAGTTTGTTCATTACCTGAAGATTGATCCCATGTTGGTACTGGATCTATACTTTTTCTGTTATTTGATGCACTGTTAAATCCATCCCAGTTTGCAGCAGTTATACTAATTTTATTTACTGCTATATACATTGGAACAACTTCACTTTTATCAAATTGTTTTATTCCATATGCATTCTTTAGAATACCTTTTGTCTGATTAAGATAATCAAGCATTAATTCCTGATCTTTAGGACGAACATCTCTAGGACCTTCTTGATGAATAGGTTTCCAGTTACCTTCTCCTATAACATCAAATGAGAATATATCAGCTTTACCATTTGGTTTTAAAGCTAAGAAATCTACACGAGATGCTTTATCATAAGTTTGATTATAAACAGGTTTATTATAAATAAATCTTGTATTTATAGGATATGATTCTACTCTTTGTTTTAGAGCAGATTCCATCATACTATAAACAGCAGGAAATTTACCATCCTTACCTTCTTCTAAAGGTTCAATAGTATCTCTCATGCGACCATTCTTATCTACTAGACGATCCATTATATGCTCCATGTGATCATGTAATTGCATTGCGAGACGTCTACCCACTTCTGTTTGAATTCCTACTGATTCATCATTAGTTTTATTTTTTACTATATGACCATCTTTAGTTTCATATGTAGAAGTTAGCTTACCATCTTTTAACTTTTGTATCAGTTTAACTTCACTTCCTACTTGTTGCAACTTTGCAAACTTTTCATCTACATCTTTTTCTATCTTAGGATCCATAGGAGCAGGATTCTCTATATGAGGATCTGCTGTTACAGATGTTAGAGTATGTCCTGGTTTACCTTGAAAAGATACTGTACTACCAGCGACAGGAGATAAAGCATCAAATAATGGAGTTGAAAAGGCAGTAGTAGCTGCACCATTACCTGCAGATCCTGTAGTTAAATTAGGATTACCATTAGGCACAGAATCACCAAAGCGATCTATTCCTGAAGGTTCTTGTGTTGCATAAAAAGTTTCTACGTAATGATCATAATATTTATCTACTAATTTAGCACTAGGATTTATAGTAACGGAATGACCGTCAGAGTGTTGTTCTCTGACGGCTATATCCTCTTTATACTCTTTATTAATTTTTCTAACAAGCGACTCAGCTACTTTATAAGCTCCACCTTTAGGATAATCACTCTCTCGTACAAAGAGAGTGTTATCATCTATTTTCCTAATGGTATCTCTTGTTTCTTGACGCATAATATACTTTATTATGCTTTTTTCTGTGTCTACTTTACACTTCATATTAGCAGTTATTTTCCTCTGTTAAATCTATTGGTGGCAAACCATCTGGTTCTACTTTATTAGGATCTTTATTACCTATCAGTTTTTCGTACTTTTCAAGTACATCTTTTCTGATACCAGAATCTGCAGATAATTCAGCTCCCATATTGCTTTCTGCCATTGTAAATATACGACCATCATTTGTTACAGCATACTTAATTCCATTCTTAGCTTCAACAAGCTTATGTGGTAAGAATCCTGATTTTAACAAAGCTTTGTTGATTAGTTTCTTATCCTTAACTGGATCTAACTGATCTCCTGTAGTTTTATTATAAACTTGTCCTGTTGGAGTAACACTTAATGACCAATCAGATTTATCATCTTTCTTGACTGTTACTTCTACATTCTTTGGTGTATTATCTGGTTCTACAAAGTTACCACTTTTTTCTGGTTCTACCAAATTCTCTTTTGGCTTTAAAAAACCATCTTCATCAAGTTCTTGAAAATTACCTTCTTCGTCAGTAACACCTTGCTTCTTTAGCGACTCGTGATATTCACGCATATCATCATAGAATTCTTGTATTCCTTCTATAATAGCACTATGTGGTATTTCTGCAGGCACTTGATAACCATCTGTTCTTAGAACTGACATTGGACTATCTGGAGTATGCTCTTCGAGTAAACGACCATCGCCCTTTGTAGAAATTGGAACATATAAGTACCATTCTTGACCACCTTCTTGAATAGTAAATTCTTTACCATCTTTACCACGTACTTTCTGTAAGAAGTAACTTGGATCTTTTACTACTGGATCTAAATCTTGTGATCTAGCTATAGCATTAGAAATACTTTCTGCATGTAAAGTTATGAAATCATATTGTGCAGACAAGTTATCAAGAGGTAATTTAAAAGGTATATAATCTTGGTATGGTCTGTAAGCAAACTCTACCTTATCATTAGGATCATACATATCCCTCTTTGTTAAACCAATTGTTTTCTTTGTAGTATTACCAGTTTTATTTATAATCTTAGTGGCATTATCTACAGCTTCTTTTTTGGTAGCTCCTCGAGATATCTCTCGTCCTGTTTTATCATTAATAACAGCAAATTGTCCATCTTCAGTTTCATGAACCATAAGCTTCAACTTAGGATGATCTTCACTTGTGATACGATTACCTTTAATTGCAGTTTCAGCTCTTTTTCTTCCTATTACTTTCTTTGTAGATTCTTCTTCTTCAGAATTAATCTTTAAATCTGCAACTGGATGATATTCATTTACTGTCTTAGCAGTTTTCTCAGCATAAGGAACACTCCAACTCTCATTAGCACGTTCTCTTATTGATTTGAAAACTTCAGCAATGTCTGGAGAAACTCTATACTTAGATTTACCAGAACCATCTTCGTTCATGTCCCATATTTCTTTTTCTTGTGGAACAATCTTTTTATCTTGCCACTTATTTCTGAAAAAGTCTTTAGAATCATAAAACTTCTGAAGCATTTCTTCACTATTTACTTTACCATTATTATCAACTAATTCATTGATTGCTGGCGATACTATCTTAGCATAATCTTCAGCTGGCATATACTTGCCAAATGATATATCAGAGTTAGCTAATCCTGATTGTAAAAACGATGCAATTAATATATCATTGTACAAATCTTTATATTTCAAAGGAATTGTAGAATCTCTAAATTCACGCATTGCATCTGTTAGAACATCAATAGAGAATGAATCTGTTGGTTTAGAAGATAAGAAGATATTTTTAATATCTGCAACATTCTTCTTTGTTTTAACAACTAATCTCTTTAAGAATAAACTATTTGCAATATCACTATTTGAATCATTCTTAAGATCTTTTCTTAATTGCTTGATACGTGCTGATATACTTGTTTTCTTATCAATAAGTAATTCATGTATACGTTCATTGTATCTCTTGTCAGTAACACCTTCATATTCTTTTCTACTTAAAGCATTAAGATCTGAATTTTGTACTAAGAAGCTTATTAAGTTTTCTTCTACAGCTTGAGCAGCTCTTTGATAATTATCACCACTCATTCTTGAAGGTAACATATTAAGAATACCTTTTACGTATGTTCTAACTATAGGATGTCCTATTTTGAACATTGATTCGTTAATAGCGACTGAAGATTGACCAACATGTTTCATTAAGTTTTCTAAATGATTAGCTTGCAAAAGCTCATCTATAGATGAAATTATGATACTTGTTCTAGCTTTTTCTACTATATCTCTTTTACGAAGTTGCATATTAGGTTCAGCCATTGATTTAGTATCCCATGTAGAAGCTTCTTGCATTACAAACATATGATCTGATATAACTTTATATTTCAGGAATTCCTGTAATATTGCATGTTGTTCCAGATTCTTTTCTTTAGAAGACAATTGTCCATCTTTATAGAATGATCTGATATTTTCTGGCAAAGCTCCTAAGAATTGAGGATTATCAAATCCTTCCTTCATACGTTCATTAATAGCTTTCTGCATATTAATAGACCAAGCTTTCTTTTCAACAGCAGTTCTATTTGGAATATCTACAGGAAACATATCAAATAATGACCTTCTTTCTGTAGAATCTACTCTTTTCAGCATAAATGTACTATCATTCTTAGCGAGCATTTTTACGAATTCTCTTATGATAGGTTGGTTAGTAAATAACCCTGCTGTTTCTGGATCTATGCCCATTTTCAACATTGTAAAATAAGTCGAACTTATCATGTGATGTTGTATGATGTTCATTATCCATGCACCTTTCGCAACGTCAGCATAACCATCTATACCTTGTGATATGTTATCTGATATCACTTGTTTTTTATTATCTGTTACTCCTGAAAAAGTAGGCAAAGCACGTCCTTGTTCAAATGGAACTTTTTCTAATGCACCAGCTTGTGCATTCCATCTATATGTATAATTTACTGTTGTTTTGTTATGTGGTAATAATATTTTTGTATCACCTATAAATGTTTGCTCAATCTTTGATAATCTAGATTTAAACAATGGTTCAATAACAACTTGTGCTAATTGATTGATTGAGTGATTCTTTTGATTATTAGCAGCAATAGATAAATCTTGTTTACCAGTGATAAATGCGTGTCTTGCTTCTGACATGAACATAGGATCTAAAACAGATCCAGTCTTATCTGCAGTGAATTCATTTGGAGCCAATTTTTCCAACATTTTAGAAATACCTTTCAGTAGTTCTGCATTATTTGGTTTAACTAATCTTTCATAGTTTTCTGGATCTAAAATCATTTCACTTAGAGAGTCATAATATGCATTTTGCAATGATTGCTTATACAACTTTTGAGCATAGCTTTCAATCTTTTCAGCTTCTGAAGCATTAGCATTTTCAAGCGCTTCTACTTCTTCTTCTGTCATTTCTTCAGAAGGTAAATCTATTACATCTTTAGAAACTTCTTCTTGTTTAAGAGTCTTCTTAAGTTCAGTAGCAATCTCTCTAAATTGACTTAAAGCAGCTTCACCTGTGCCTAAATATGGAACAGCTTTTGCATTACCATCTTTATCAAGATAAACATTCTTTAAGTATGTATTCAATTTATCGACGTCAAAGTCAGAACCAGCTTTTGCTGTAATAGCTTCTGGAACTACTATTGAATCCCCCATATATTCTGGTAAGAAACCTTTGATAACAAATGCTTCTAAAGAGTTCATTTCCTGTGTAGGAATACGAAAACCTATACCATGTAATAATTCAGGGTTTTCATTAAGATGTAGCATTATTTCTTCATCTGTAGCATCTTTCCAACGTTCATGACTACGCATTTGTTTTGGAACTTCAGAAGTTATAATAACTTCCATACGTGATACAGACTTTCTCTGACCAGCTTTCTTATGACCTTCTGGATAATATTCTGCTTCATAGAACTTAAGTCCATCAGATACTAATCTTGATTGACCTGTATAATTACCATCCTTATCTTTGACTTGAACAGTTCTTATTTCTTTTCCATTAACGCTACCAACCATTATACCAGGAATCATGATCTTTGGACCACCATTCTGCTTAGGCTTAGCAATTGATTTATCTACATAAGAGAAGATAATATCCTTAATTTGCTTATAGTTAGATATTGCTTCTAATGGAGTATTCCATGTTCCTGATTCTTCATTAAAAGATAAAGCATCTTTTAAGTTCTGAGATACATCTCTTCTGAGTAATTCTTCTCTTAAAAGAGCTTCTATCTTAGGCATATTTTCTCTAGGAATAGAAAATCCACCACCTGTTTCAGCATTATCAACTATACCTAATTTCTTAAGTAATTCTGTATAACCATGATCTTGCATTGCTTTAAGCAAATTGCAATTATGATCAAATTTACGATATCTTTCTGAATGTTTGATTTTATCCGCTTCAGATAGCTTACGCCAATCACCTATTTTCTTATCGAAATCTGTAGGAGCAGCATTATCAAATGTATTAAGATTAACCAATGTTGAAGCCTGTGTACCAAAAGAGTTATCATGGTGATTACCTGCAGTTTCAGTTTGTATACCTAAGTATTTGAAACTCAAATCATTCCTTGTGTTATCTTTAGGACTTTCTTCATTTAAAGTACCATCTTCATTATAAATATCATGCAATTTATTTTTACCAATCTTACGACCTGAATCTGCAACAGCATAATGAACACCTTCTTCAACCATATGTAAGAATAACTTCTCTAATGGTGTACCTCTAACTATTTCATAAGTCATTGGCGCAAGAGAATATTTATCTAATACAAGATTACCAGTCTGATCAACACCTGAATAAATTGGTTTCAAGATATTCAATGTACGATCAACGTTCATTTTCTTTATGCGTTTCTCATCATAAGCTTTTATTTCTGGACGATAATAATTCTTAGCATTAGCATCTTCAGTCTGCAAATGTCCATCTTGATACATCAACTGTCTGTCTTTAGCTAAAACATAATCATACATTTTATCATGTGCGATAGTACCACGTCCACTCTTATAAACTATTTCTCTATGACCTGTTAAAGTAATGAAACCTGAACCATCTGTAGGATTTATAGATTTATAAGCATCTTGTAAGATTTCACGAGCTTTAGCATTTCCAGCTAATAGACGTGCATCTTCTGTTATACCTACAAAACTATTAGCTCCGTGAGATACCTGTACTACATCTTGGTCTCTAAAGTTAACAGTCTTTAATACATCTGTATACTTTCTGTATCCATAGTCACCTTCTCGTAATGTAATAACTTTATCAACAACTTCATCTTGCCCACTCTCAAGATCATTTGTAAGCTCTAATGTCTTACCAACTTTAATCTTGTTTAATGTTTCATTTAATGTATTGTTGAACTTTGGATCATCGTATATCATTGTTTCACGTGGAGACATGAATGACTTGATACGTTTTAGTGGATCCTTAATAGCAGCTACATCACCAAAATAAATCTTGAACATTTCTATATTGTTTATCATATAGTTTGTGTTCCTGAACTTTAATAACTTCTTAAGATTGTCTTCTGTAAATAGAGCATTCTTATCTTTACGTTGCAATTCATTAGATGCAACAAATTCCATATTGAAGTTCTTTATACGATAATATTCACTACCTTCAGCTTTAGTAATAGAACCTGCTTTAACAAGATACTGAAGCATTACATCAGCATCATCATCTAATTTCTTGATGAATTCATCTTTGTTAAGATTTTCATCTGCATATCCACCAGCTAAATCATGCATTAATGATTTATATTTAGGATCTATTTTACCATCTATACCTGTAGCAATTCCTTTTTCTACTTGATAGTAATTATTGAATATATCATAGATTGTATCATTAACGCCTTCTTCGTGGAATGACTTCCAAGGTACTATATGTTCCATTTTAAGTGTCCATTCTGTCTTGGAATCTGCTGGTACTAGTATGTAATATAACTTGCTTAAATTGGCATTTATTTCAAACATCAACCTTTCAGGATGACTCATCTCAGCAACAGTTTTATTATCTTCACCTGTTCTGTTATCAATGCGACCTTGTATATAACTTGGTTTTAATGTCTTAGAAGCAATACGCTTGTCACCATCAAATAAGATGCTATTTAAATAAATAGAACCTTGTCTAAATGGTTGTGCCATATGAGGCAATCTCTGTAAGAAATTGTCCTTAGAAGTAGAATTGTTCAAATCATTACTGATAGTATGAACAAAGTTAGGACCTACTTCTTGTGATTGTTGTTTGTTATCTATATTATAAAATGTAGATTCTGCTTCACCTGAAGCCTTAAGATACAATTCAGCTAATGTTCTTAAACGACCAGCAACCTTAAGATTACCAGCAGTGATTTCATTAACATTTATTTTACCTAAATTGTCAAATAATGCACGAGTTGCTGTTACAAACTTATCAAGATCTGATTCAGACTGATTAGCTTCTTTAACAGTAGACAACTTATCTCTAAGATCTCTAGTGAAATCTATACCAAGACTATTCAAGAACTCAATTTGATTAGTAATTGCTTCTTCTTTATCTTTACTACTAATCTTTACATCACCATAAGCATCCTTGAAACGATCACCATTAAATGTATATTGACCTTCTTCACCAGGAACATTACTCTCTTGTATAGGACTTCCTTTCTCACCAACTGTACCCTTAAGAGTATCAAGCCATATAGCTACTCTCTTAATTGTAGAAGCATTTAAGTTCTGTGGAGAGAAATTGGTATTATTATCTTCATGTATGTACATAGTAATAGCTTCTGGACGTTGCTTTCCAAATACATTATTGAATGCAGCTCTAATTTTAACTTCATCTCCTGACCAAACATCTTTCATCTGACCAAGACGTTCTACTACCTTAACGATATTAGGATCGAATTTAGCCATAAATTCAAGATGCTCCATCTTTTCTGGAAGTGTATTAAACTCTGTAAGTTCAGAACGTACATAGTTTACTAACTTACTAAAATTAACAGGTATAGGCATATTAGTAGAAGGATCAAGTTTCTCACGTAATACCTGAGTTACATTACCTTCTTCATCTACTTCATCAACCCACTTTTGTTCAACAATAGTAGAGAATAACAACTTCATAGAAGCTGACATACTCTTATTATTATCAACACTGAATACGTCTTGGAAATCTCTATTATTAGCTACTTCTGTTTCGTTTTCAGAATCATGTTTAATGCCCATTCCCTTAAGATACTCCTTAACAAGAGAATCTTTATTAGTTGCAATTTCATCCCAGTGAGCATCAATGTTATTCCACATTCTCAGATGTTGTTCATACTGATCCTGAGTGATAAGATTGTCCTGATATTGTGATTCTATAGAATTAGGATCTGATTCTTCATAAGATAAAGGATATTCCTTCCCTTCTGTATCCCATCCTACATTTACGAAGTCACTCTTCATTCTTCTACGTACTGTCTCTAGTAGATCTTTAGCGTTATATTTCTTAACATCAAATTCTATTAGCGACTTAGAATCAGCAAATAATTGCTGAATAAGACGTGAAGTTACACCTTTAACAACCATTGAACTATCTTGTATAGATAATGGCCCTATTGTCATTTTTCTTGCTTCGCCTGTACCTGTATATTCATTCAGACGAGGAGCTGTTTTATAATAACCTATATTGATATTCTTGAAGTAATTCTTAATACTACCATCAAATAATCCTTTTACAAAGTTTACAAAATCTTCGAACATTCTTGCAATGAAATTAGACTTAGTACTCTTAGGAGCTGAATAAAATTTGTTATCAAGTACATAATGACCTAATTCTTCTGCAAGTTGTTCTTTCAGTTCATAATCTGAAGCATCAGCATATTTAATAATACGATCATCTTCATGATGGCGGAATTCACCCTTTCTAGATCTGAATTCTTCCATTATCTGAGCACGCTCTTTAGCAGCTGTAAATGAAGCCCATATACCTTCAAATGCTTCATGTTCAATAGTACCACGCTTAGCATTTTCATACCATTCAGCATGTGTACCAACGTATTGACCAAATGCAAGTCCACCATCTGTAAGTTTTATAATTGTCTTAAGACGTTCTCCAGGAAATGGAACATTAGCATTAAACCAAGCTTCTGACGTACCTATATCATGTAGAGCAAATTCTAATTCATTAGAGTTCATTCTACGTGCATTACCTTTATTACCACCACCTCTACGCTTTGCAGGAGCAGCAGGTTTTGGTTCTTCTTCTTTTGCTTTATCTGATTCTTCTACTTTAGCTGCAACTTGTGCATCTTCTGCAGGAGTATTAGATACTTTTTTAGCTTGTTCAGCCATATTAAGTTCATATTGACCTATCATTGTGGTCATGAACTTTTCTACTTTCTCTTGTAAACTCTTTACTGTTTCATCTGGTCCTGCAGATACGAGTTGTAGCATTACAGGTACAGCAACAGGATTAGTAGGATTTTGTAAATTATGCATCAGATTCTTCATATCTTCAGCGTTAATTACAACCTTACCATCTTCTATTTTATACTTTAATTTAGTATTGTTCAAATCAAGAACAGGAGCACTAAATTCTTTTTCAGCAACAATAGCAGGATCTTTAGTAGCTTCTGGTTTCTTTGTAGCAGCAGCTTCTTTAGCACTCTTAACAAACATATAGCTACCTTCTTCTTTATTACGAAGCTTAGCATAACGTCCTTGCATATTAGTTGAATATTCACCTTGTCCCTTCATATTAACAGAAGTTCTAAAAGGAATTTCATCTACATGTCTTTGTTCTTTATCGTTACCATTTCTTAAATCATAATGATCAGACAAGAGATAATGCTGATAAGTTTTCCATTCACGTGTTTGAATAGTTATTTTACCTTTATCATCTGCTTTTGTGTACATTTCTTGAAATGGTTCATTTGCAATAAGTAAACCACTATTTGCATTTGTATACAATTCAGCAAGACGAGCTTTGAATTCAGCTATTTGATTATTTGGATTATCTTCGTTAAAAGTTTCTTCTGTAAATGGAAATCTATAAGGATAACCTGCTTTATTTTCACCTATCAGTAATTCACTACCTTTAAGATATAACTGATTCTTATTACCTCTAAAGTCCTTACCTGTTGATCTAGGATCATTAGTACGACCATAATAAATAACACCTTGTAAATATTGTGTTAATTTAGTAAGTTGATCTTTAAATGAGTCTCTTTCAGCTTTTTGTTTCTCATCTGTAGTTTTAAAACTAATACCATGAATATCATCAAATAATTTAGCAGATTGTTTCAGAATATGAAACATGTCTTCTACTTGTGTTGTTGATAATTTACGGTTATTTAAGAATTGTAATGTACCGCCTTGTTCCAAATAAACAGCACCCACTTTAGCAGGTATATTCTCACCTTGATGAGTAATACCTGATGGATCTGTTGCTATCTTAACAAGACCTAAGTCATATAAGTCACCTCTTTCGACAAGAGACCCTACAGTGGGATTTTGTTTCCACTTAGTTGGATCTTTAGGATCTGGAGTTCTTTTTGGATGACCACGCGATACATCAAAATTAAATAATATTGGTTGTGTACCATCATTAGCTAACATTTCTGCTCTCTTACCTTTCCACTGATCTATATATTGCTTTTGTTCAGCTTCAGTTGTACCTGCTGGAAATCTACTTCTACCTGTCCTAACAGATGTTGGAGAAGGAGTTGGTAATGTATTGATAACCAAATCATGTGCTGTAGGATTCTCTATACGTTCTCCTTTTACATTCAGGAAATGATATTTACCTTTAGGATTACCTTGTCCATTATTATGAGTAGGATCCCATTCTACAGCAACTGTAGCAATAGTTTTGTCATCAGGATTAGTCTGATCATAAGCACGTCTATCAGGAGTACCAGTCTCTTCTAATTCTTTCTCTGAAGTATTAATATTCAGAAAATCAATTAGAGAATGTTGACCATATTCTCCTGCAAGTGTACCTTGCCATACTTTATCAAGTCCTAATTTAGCAACATTGTTAGATGTCACTACAAGCATTTGTAAAGAAGAATTTTCTCTTCCTTTCTGCTTAAGCATAGTACTTCTAATCTGATTGAAATTACTAAAGAACTGCTGCGTTCTAGCTACACGACTTTCATCAAATGCACTAGTTGGAGGAGTTATAGTACTACCAAATACAAAAGGAGCAGGCTTGAGTTTACCATTTTCTTCTATATCAATCTGCCTTTCAAGTCTAGATAAAGGTTCAGAAATAGCACGTTTTGCGATCACTTCTTTAAACTTATCTAATAACTTCTCAGCTTCCTCTATAGTAGGTATTTTCTCGTCATTTAATTTAAATGCAGCTAACGCTTCACCTTTACCAAACTTCTCAATCAAATCCTTATATTCTTGTAAATTCTTGTTGGGACAACCCATATATTATAAACAGTTTAAACTATCAATTATTTCGGCTTTACTCAAACCTTTTGCATCCATTAAATCTACTACTTTTCTTGCGTCTTTAGTAAACTCATCAAGACTTTCTTCTCTATTTTCTATTGCATCATAAATGTCTTTAATCTCTAAATCATCTATAATCTTATCTGCAGTTTCTGTAGTACCTGTTTCTTCTTCATGAATAACATTTTCTACAGTTTTATATTTTGAATTTGTCAATGCTTCCTTTTCGTTATATTCTTCTACAAAGTTATTTAATTCTTGTCTTTCTGGAGCATCTACTATCTCTTGTGGAGTTTCTGTTGCTATGTGATTAGCTAATAAAGCAGGATCTATATGATAAGTTTTTCCATCTTCTGTTTTAACTTCTATATTTCCACGTCCATCTAATTCTCTACCAGTGATCGTTACTGTTCCAAGTTCCTTAGCAAATGTCTCAGCATCTTTAGTCGCTTCTACTTCTGCTTCTTCTTTACTCTTAAATATCTTAGTAGCATTTATTCCACCCCAATAATCCTTAGTAAAGAACTTTGATATACCTTTTGTGTCTTTAGATTCTGTTACTTTAGGTATTTCCATACCTTTCTGTAATACATATTTATGACCTGTTTGGTAACTCTTTTCTCCAGCTTGTACTATATTTGCAACAGTACCTTTTTCTTTTGCTTCTTGTAATTGACGTTTACCTTCTGATGCTAGGAATACTTTAGTATCCATCCATTCTTTAAAGCCTTTCTCTGTATATAAGTGATTTATCAGGGCATTTGCATCATTGATATCTGATTTAAGATTATCTATATCAAATCCTTTTTGCAACAATCCTTCATCACCAACTATATCCGAAGTTTCAACATCAATTCTTTCAGCAGAAGGATCTCTACCATTCATTTCAAAACTTGCTAAAGATTGAAAGATTTCTGCTTGTTGAGCAAGATTAGCTTTCTTTTCATTTACATCTTTAACATATCTTTCAATATTTCCTATATGAGTATCAAGCGTTGCTCTTTCTTTTCTTATTTCAGTACGTCTGTCTGCTGTACCTTTAGCATGTCCAAGTTCTTCTTGTTCCTTAAACAGTTCAGTACTTCTTTCAGAATATTGTTTCTTTAAACTTTCAAGACCGCCATAAGTAGTAACACTGTGTACTATATCTGGGGTTAATCTTTCATGAGTTTTAAAGATAGATTCTGCTATATCATTTAAACGTGATTTTCTATCATTTATTGCATACTTTGATTTTATAAGATCTTCTTTTGTACTTTCATACGCGAGATAGTATTCAGTCATTGCTTTTCCTTCTTCATCTCTAGCGTCAGGACGATATTGGAAATTATTTGTAAATACTTTACTTATGCCCTCATGATAAGTTTTAAGCAAATCAGCATGATTCATCATTTTATCAACAAGTGCATGTTTTTGTGCCATTGTTGTGTCATTGTTGATGTCACCCATTAATTTGTTAACTTCTTCTTCAGGTAATTCTTTGATCATTTTTAGTTGTTCTTTTACAACATCAAAACGATTACTTTTTATACCTGTAAGAATCATATCGACAAACTGTTCAGCTTGTAAATTCTTATATTCAAATATATCTCCTGTTTCTACAGCTTTTTTCATTCCTTCAGAATGACTAAGCCCGTTTGCTATACTTGTGTATTGATCAGAAAATAAACCTGTTATACTATTTTTTCTAAGATTTTCTAAAGCGACTTGAGATGCTTTCTCTGGACTTAATCTTCCAGCTTTTTTGGCCATCGCTTCACTTATTCCATGTTCTATTGGTCCTACAAATAAACCTGTTAAAGCACCAGTAAGCATCGATTCTAAACCTTCAGTAGTGCCAAAAGTAGAAGATAATCCTTCCATTGTAGAACCAAATAAATCACCTGCTCCTTCGTAATCTGGATTATTATATTTTCTTCTATAGTAAGCTTTAGTACCAACGTCTGTGCCATGTACAGCCCCCATTACAATTGCTTGGGTTCCTATGCTTGTAGGTTTAACCCACTTTCCAAATTGAGCTAATCTCGACTGAGGAGTTAGCTTTAAATTGTTAATATCTTGTATAGTTTTAACTTCAGTAGATGCCAATCCTATTTCACCAGCTTGTTCAAGTGTAGTAGCTGCTAACCCTGTTTTAATGCCATTTTTAGCTGCACTAAAGCCCTTCATTACATTAGGGAATACAATTGCATTCTGAAGTGTAAAAGCGACGAAATCAAGGCCATATTTAGTATTTGCAGATGCATGAGCATATTGCTCAATTGTTGCTAAATCATCTTTATCTGTAGGAGCATAACCATGTTCTTTGATATACTCTTTCTCAAGTTCATCTTTAGTAGATTTGTATGATTCTCTAGCACCTTGAGCTGCCATCATATTAGATGACGAAGCTAGTGTTAGACCATATTGTACATTAGATATTACTTTAACTCCTGCAGCTGCTTCTTCTAATCTTTTTGCATTCCTAAATGCATCACCTGTTACTTTAGAAGCTTCTAAGAATTGTTCGAATTTACTTCCACCTGTTGCTAATTTAGATATTCTTAAAGCACTACGACCAAAGATCCTAGAGATAGTATTAGCTTCAGCGCCTAATGCTGCAATATTACCTAATCCTTCTGTAGTAGCTGCTAATGCAGCATTTTCTACAACTGCTCCTGCTAATGTACCTACAACAAGACCTGAACCTTTAAATATCTTATCAAACCAAAAGTTAGCAGAACCACTTGTAAATGGTATAGCTGCTCTTAATGGATGATTAAGTTCATCTTGTGTGTAATAGTTAACAAAAGTATTTTCTATATTACTTTGGAAATCTTCTAATGTTTTAGCTACTGGATTATCATAAATAGCACTTACACCTTTAGAAGCACTACCATTAGCTATAGCAGATGAAGCGCCATGAATCAAATCTGGAATTGACATTAATGTCTCCAGAAATGCAGTACCTGCACCAACAGCAAATTTAGCTGTATCATTTCCTAATTTAGAAAAGATACCTTGATTTTGTGCTGCTATTTCTTCATTATTCTGCCAAGGATTAAATTGTCCAGATTGATGATATCTTTTAGCTTCTTCTTGTGGTGTATAAATAGAAGAATAATCATCAAGTGGTTTTACTTGTAGATTGGATAAGTAATCATCTAATCCTACTTTAGCTACATTTTCATTCTCAGGACGATATTCATTCGGATCTGCTATAGATGGAACATATATATCAGGAGCTCCATGACCAGGTACTATTGCAGTATTATGTGCTGGAACAATACCAGCAGCATTAGGATCTGTAGGAGCAAGATATGGAAATGGCGATTGTGGATTAAAATTTGTACTGTCCATTATTACTTAACTTGATTTAATGAGTTTAATATGTCTACTCTTGTTTGTTTCTGAGACATCATTTCAACTTTTTGTCTTATTTCATCTTTACTAGCAGAAACAGTATTAGTCATAATCGGACGTCCACCTGTTCCTAAAATCCATAATCTATATCCTGCATCATCTTTTACAAGCTGATAACTTAATAGATTGTTTTTTGTATGTAAAGCATAATAAGGATCTGTTGATGTTTTACCTGTTGTAGCTACTTCCCAATCAATGTCTTCACTTGTATTGACAGGTATAACTTTATCTGTTTGTATATTAGGAGTTACATCAAACGGTTTATTCTTGTGATCCAATCCTGTAACATGAAGCTTACCTTGATCATCACGGTAAGCGTGCGTAACTTTAATGCCTCTATTGTCTCCTTCACCTAATTCTAATTTATTGTCTGTCATTCCAAGAACAGCTGTTGAAAGTTGTTCCTTTTCATTTTTATCAACTATTAGTTTACCTACATAATTGACATTTTGTCCTACACTTTTAAGTTTATCATTAATGTAAGCTCTTTGTTTATTACGAATATCTAATTGAGGAGCTATAATATTAGCATAAGCTTGTGGAGTTCCACCAGAAACTTCATGATCGATTATTGCTTTAAGATTACCATAATAAGGATTTCCTCTAAACTTTTCAAGAGCAGCTTTTTTAATATCATTCATTCTATTAGTTGATATTACTGTACCCTTTGTTTCTGGATCATGTTCTAAAGACATTACTTTATGAACTTCAGATTGAATATCGAAATATAAATCTGTCATTGTGCCTATAAAAGCTTTATCTCTTTTAGGATCAATTATCATAGTGTTAATTACTCGTCCAGTAGAATCCTTATAAGGAGCTATTGGTAAATTAACTTTATTAGGTAAAGAAGATTCTACGTTAAATAAAGCAGAAGCTTCATTTTCTAATCTATCAGTAATTGATTGAAGAGCATTTTGCTTTCTTATGATAGGGTCATATTTTTGTCTCCAACTATTAAATATTGGATCTACTAAAGGATTACCTTTTTCGTCTGTACTATTATCTGCGTAAGCTTTCTTTTGATTTTCTATATATTTAGCAAAATCTGCATCAGATCCATTTTTATTAGCGTTTTGCCAAGCAGATCTTAATTCTGGTACTGCTTGCACTCTATATTGTTCATCTAACATTGCAAGACGAGAAGCTTGTGCATTCATATCATAACTTCCACTTGCTGGCGTATTATCTATTGCTACTTTTGTACTAGAGATAGAGGATGGATTATTTGCATCATAGTTCATTTGATCTATTTTTTGCTTCCAATTAAATTCTCTATCTTGTCTATCTTCTTTACGAATGTTTAATAAATAATTTCTATCTCTATCTTTTTGTTCTAAAGCAAATTTAGCTCCTTCATTTACAACAAGAGATAAGTCTAGGTCTTGTTTTGTATATTTTTGTATAAGATTAGCTTGAGCGCTTTTCATTTGTAATGATACTTTAGCGCCTGTTAAATTGCCATTTTCAGCCATTTCTTTTACATTCTGATAATATTGACCTGTAGGAACCCATTTATTAAATTCATTAAGAACTTGCATCTTTTGTGATGCCCAGTACTCTGCATGTCCTTGTGTATCAGTTTTAGCTTTAGCATCTATAGCATCAAGCATTTGTTTATATCCGCCAACAATTGAATTAGTTTCTATATTCAACATTTGTGACATTTGTTGTGGAGCAGTTATATTTCTATAATTAAACTCACCTAACATTTGAAAATGTTTACCAATTCTTGGATCATTTTGGATCTGTGAATCAATTATAGCTTGAATTTGTGCTGGAGTTCTACTTGTAAGCTTACTCTTTTGCAATTGTATTTGACCATAATTGTCTAAGCTAACTTGTTCATCAGGAGCTTTCTCCTTAATTGCAGCAGCTAATGCTCCAAGACCATCATATGCTTCTGTAGCTTTAGAAGGACCTTGATAACTATGATTTAAGTTATTACTACCTAAGTAGTCAACAACTCCCTGATTATCATACCATCTTTCTAGATCAGTATATTTACCAGCTTTTTCTTTCACAGCTTGATCTGCTGTTAAGCTTCTTATTTGTTGAGTTGATATAAGAGCATTTTGAATCTTTTCATCTTTAGCTATTTGAGGAGCTAAACTCATCGCTTGTCCTACAAGAGATTGATTAGAAAAGTCACCACCAGCCATTGTATTAAGCTTAGATGACATATCAGATAATTTAGATTGAAGATATTCTTTTGCGAGAGGGTGCATGATATCAAGTCCTGCAACTTGATCTATACTACCTTGAACACGAGCAACACCTTGATTATATTGTTGTTGTTTATAATCTAAAGTGCCTGCATATAAATTTAAGTCCACTTTTGGAGTGTACTGAGTTAAATATGCTTGTGGTGAATCAGTAAATGATGCCATAGGTTATTAATGAATTTACAAAGATACATAAAAATAATGAGACTACCAAATATAATTCAGTAGTCTCACAAATTAATCTAATGATAAACATTAGACACGATAATTAAGAATTAAACATATTGCCCCATTTAGCAGTAGCAGCGCTCATAGACTTCTTTTTACGACTATCATCTTCCCATTTACCAGTATCTTTGTTAAATTTCTGTTGATATTCCCAACTTTGATCCGAACCATTGCTTGTACCTGAACCGTAAGGATTAAATGCTGCAGCTGGACCTTGATATTCCATCTGTTGTGTATCAGGATTATATCTGAAACCTGATCTCTGTTCTACCATATGAATGTTCATGTTTTCATATCTATTCTTAGCGAGCTTGTCAGATATAGAAGCTAATGCTTGAGCTTTTTGTGCATCTGTATTAGATTTAGCTTGAGATTGTCTAACATATTGTTGGTCTTTCAATCCTATATTCATCTTATTAGCATCATTTAAAGTATTATAATTTTGATTTGTAATCTGACTATATATACCTTGATTAGTTCTAAATTCTTCTGCATTGACAGAATTGTCTTGTTCATATTTCTGTCCTGCTAAAGCTGCTAGAGATGCTGCTGAAGCACTTCCTTGTAACTGTCTAGCTACTTCATTGAAAGTAGATTGGTTTTGATTTCTTCTATCTTGAAAAGATACTTGATAAGGATCCTGCAGATAAGGTTTATATTGCTGACCAACTACTTGTTGCGGTTGCTTAGATAGATAATTAAATTCACCTAAGAAATCTGTTATACCTAAGTTATTACTATCTGCTAAAGATGTATATTTCTTAGCAACAGCTGGCTTCATGGGAATTTGTTCATTTGTCAATGAATTGTAATGAACTTTATCAGGATTAGAAATGTAATCATTTACCACGCCTGTATCTGTAGGATTATACGTTGAAGGTCCTGCAGTTGGATCTGGCATTTCAGTTGGATTGTTTGGATCTCCCATAGATTGTTTAAAACTAATACCTTTTGGAGTATCATCTGCAGCTTTCTTAGCTACATAATCCTTTACATATCTTGTACGAGGACCATCTAAACCATCATCAAATCTACCAGCTTTAGGTTGTCCATACTTATCTAATGCCTCTTTAACCCAATCTGGATGCTCTTTAAGCATCTTTTCTTGATCATCCTTAATAGATCCACCTTTCTTAAAAGATGCACCATTCTTAGCGAATATAGAGTGTGCTTTAGAGTAATCTACTCCTTTATCATCTGCTTCTTGCTGCATCATCTCTTGTATCTGACCTAGATGTTCTTTTTGATTTGATAAAGCCGCAGAACGCATTTTAAATGCACTATCCATAGCAGCTGCAGATCCTAGTTTAAGACTATCAAATTTGTTATGAGGATTATAATTCTCATTAATAGTAGCTGCTGGAATTGCTAATCTTTTAGTATTCTTTTCTTCATCTTTAGCGATACTCTTTGCTAATGATTGAAATGTCTTACCCGCTAAACCCTTAGTTTCTGGACCAAGATTAGGCATCTTCATAGCACCAAACACTCTTGTAGAACCATCATCAGATACATGAACTCCTTCACCTCCTTGTATCTCTGCATTCTGATCTCCTACACGTATTGGCATTCCACCATTATCATGAGAAGGTCCTTGAGATACCATCATAGGATTTGAGTAAGGATTAACACCCATTGGTTGTATTGAACCAGGTCCCAACATCTGAATCCCTTGAGTAGCTTCGTCGAAATCATTGAAATCACCAAAGTCTTCCATCTCACCACCATCTTCGTACTTACGCATTTTCATGCCATAACGACCTGTATCATCACTATTATTAGAACCTTGCTTCCTAACAGCATCTATTGAATACTCTTGTTGACCATCAGAATCTGATTCTTGATAAGCTCCATGAGTACCCCAACCTTTAGCTGGAGTTTTTGCCATTGGAGTAGGCTGTGGATCTATTGGTTGAACTGCGTTATGACTATAAGTTTGATTGAAACCAGACGAAGTATCTTCTTGTTTAGATACTGAACCATCCATAGCAACACCATCATTATTAGATGTCCAGTTCTTAGGACCTCCTGTAGATCCTGACGCAAGATCATTCCATTCAGATTGACTTAAAGGGTTACTACCAGCATCCTTTAACATGGTTTGAGAACCATCTCTATTCTGTTTTAAGTATTGATATTGTGTATATTGTTGTTGTGATGTCTTATGACCATAGAAATCATCTACTTCAGATAATCCTTCAGAACTATTTTGAATCCTTCCAGGAGCTGTCTTAGACATATTCTGGAAGTCTTGCTGATAAGCTGATAATCTTGTAGGATCAACGCCATGAGCTTTCATAAAATCAACTCCAGGAGTCTTATTATGATCATCCCCTTTATAGCCTGATTGATAAGCTGCAACTTGCATCTTAGACCAAGCATCACGTTCTTGTGGACTTATAGGTTGTACTTGACCGCCTTCTGCGAAATTAATACCAAACTTTCCTATTGCTGATGTACCATCTCCATTTGGACGAGGATTATACATCATAGGCATTTTGTTCTGATTATCATGTATTGGTCTATTTTTAATAAGCGCATTAGCACCCATTAAAGCACCTTTCACGATATCTGTAGTATCAAATGAGAAGTTAGCTGTAAACTTTCTAGGAGCTCTAGTTTGAGCATTAGGGTCTTGAGCTTCATCACCATCATTATCTCCTGGCTCTTGAATTGGAGCATCTTCAGGTTTTGGATTAGCCTGCCAAGGATCTGGACGTCCGTCTGGTGGTAATTGATCTGGTGTTCCCAAACCTGGAGGATTATCGCCACTTACTGGTGGCCTTGGATCTTCATCACCTACTACACCACCATCCAGAAAACGCCTACCAAATTGAGCTTTGATAGGCATTATCTTATTCATCACCTTCTTAGGTGTTTTTCTATTAGCTTTCATATTAATTTCTCCTCCTTCTTTCAATTTTCCTAAAGTAACTCCTGTGCCTTGTTTATAACCATTATTGGCAAACCAATTAGCTTTATCTTCAGAATCAAAAGGAATAGCAGTTTTATTTTTCAATGCATAATCAAAAGCATCATCTCCTAAATATTTAAGTTGACCATTGACATTTTGAATTGTAGGATATGCATAATTTGTACCATCTGCTTCTGCAGATTCCATTAAGTGTGTTGAAACACCTTGCTGACCAGGCACCTGAATTGTTTTGGGCTTCTGTTCATATAGACGTTTAACCCACTCTAGATTTTTATTAGCATCTAGAGTGCTATCGACAAATGCAGCCTTATTTGTTTTAAATAGATTTGTTTTCTTTGGCATATTATTTATAACTTGGTACTGTTGGAGACAGAACAAATTTAGATATTAATCTTACATCACTTTTATCATCAAGTATATGTCTTATTTTAACATCCTTTGCTCTTATTTGTGCTTTCTTATGAGTTCTAAGACTATAATCCATATTGATTTGATTTAAGTCTTTATCTTGTTTATTCATATCACATCCTGTTATCCAAGCAGGTATAGATTTACTTTTTATGATATCCCAAAACATGTTATAATTATAGAAATTATCTGATTTTGTTACTATGATATCTTTAGAATCTATATTGTATTTTGGATACGTGAGATAAGATGCAAGATTATTAAGCGGTTTTGGTATAAGATTTAATATACCTGTGTTCTGTTGACCGTTATAGATGATTGCTTTATTGAAATAAATTGTTTCATCTGGTTCATAGAACGTAAGATAATCTAAATACTTTCTTACTGTAGTAAAATCTTTTATACTTTGTAATATCTCATCTTGCATTTTGTATGCATATGGATATTCTAATATATAAGGTTCTTGTTTACCAAAGAAATTATTGAATTTAGTTACATTATAACTATGATCCCATGTTTGTTCTAACGCATTATTACCAGCCTGAAAATGTGAATAAAAAGTAATGTAGTAATCTGGAATATAAGAGTGAAATGAAACCCAAGATTGAGTCTTAAATGAATAACTTAATGTCCATGATTTGTTACAAAAGAACTTTTCATCTGTTAATTCAACTAGCATTAATGTCATATAATTAGATAATGAAGGACAGTTTACTGGCTTAACTACAGAATCAGGATTAACAGAGTTTACGCACAATCCAGTATGATTTAAATTGTATCCATCTGGACAGCAAACTCTTGTACCTTGATTGTTTATGAACTGTACAAGACCTTGATCTGTTGCATTTTGCTCTGCATAGAACTTACCATTTGTATACTTAATATTATCTGTAATTGGTTCATAATCTTTCTTTGTAATAAGAATTCTATCGAAATATGGATCATATGTTCCTGTTATACCTATACCATTAAACGAGTTATCGATATTGATATCAGGAAAGTAATCCAGTATTTTGAATGGTAAGTTTTGATACATCCATTTAGTAACACCTTTATCTTCTAGATTACCTACTGTAGTACCTTGTAATATAGCTACTTCACCTCTTTTAGCATCAACAAATATAACACCAGCATCTGTTTTAAGTAACATACTATGTTGTGAACCTACATTTCCTGTATCTGTATGAGATAAATCTAATGGAGGACTATTAAATAGCTCCATATTGCCTATATAAGCAGCAGGTCCTGCAGATACCTGTAGTGTAGTAAGTGCATTATAGATTTGAGATCTATTTTCAAACCTTACTAAGATCTGATTATTAGATAAATTATCGATATTCTGTAATTTACCATATCCTTTTGGTAGATCTTTAGTATTATTAGGTCTGTATACAAGCCAATTATTACGTGTTTCTTCTAAATTAGATTTATCAGACCAGATTGCTCTGTTATTAAACACTGTAAAACATGGATTATAAGGACTCCAATCCTTTCTTAATAGTCCGAAGTATGTTTCTTTGTTCTGTTTACTATATGTTTTGTTATAAACGTATGTATTATCAAAGATTATTGGTACATTTGTCTCTTGTAACCAGTCATCAGGAATATCTGAAGCTACTTGTGGATAGAAATTACCCTCCAAGTAGTTAGTTGCCTGACGCATATCTACATTTACTTCAGATTCACAGAAATAATAAGGTACTCCATAAGCATATAAGTACGCTTGACCTCTTTCGTGTAGCTCATCTAGATTAGATGACTCTAGATTTGTGATCTTAATACCTAATGTCTTTAATAAACCATCAGTTATAAGTCCTATAAGTAACTGTAAAGCAGATAAAAAGATAGGTATACCTAATGTTAGTAAAGAAAATGCCCAGTTCTGTAATGCATTTGTTAAATTGACAATACCAGCATGTAAAAGACCACCATCTACATCAGCTCTAACATTACTAGTAGAATAATACCAAATAGGATATCCTACATTACCTGTGTTAGTACTGGAATAAGCATCTTGATTATAATCAACATCTGTTCCATCAGGAAAGTTCACTGACTTCTTTAAGAAGAAAGAATGCTTTCTTTTTATTGCGAATCTGTTGATAAATATATCACCACCAAAAATAGTAGGTAAAGAATGAATGCGATTACCATCGTCATCTATAAGTTTAGAATAAAATCCTGTATCAACAGGTACATATGAAAATACTTCACCCCATTGTCCTGGTAAGAATCTCTTAATAGAAGCATAATAAGATGCTATATTTCTATAGAATACAACACTAGACTCAGGTACACCAGCTTCTCTAGCAGTAGTCCTAGAGTTATCTGAAGGAACACCAGCATAGATTTGATCGTTAATAGGTAAAAATGAACCATTTGTACTTACATAAACAGATGTTTCTCTATCTGTATTGTTAATAGCATGATCATCCCCAAATGTTCCTTGTAATCCAGAAGCTAAATAACCACCATATTCAATACCTCTTATCTTATTACCACTATTAGGAATAGGAGTATAATTGCCATAATAACCTACACCATTGTATTGCCAACCATAATTTACATATGGCATCAATTTATCCAAAAGATCAAGAGTGGTATTGAAAGCAGGAAAGAAATTCTCAGCATGAAAACTAGGTGATATTTCATTTGTTACACCATATACATCACCAATAGTAGTAGATACACTACCTGATACTCCAATTGTTGAAGTAATAGCAGCTACAAATGCAATCGTCAGATCTTTAGTTGTTCTAAGTTTCTGTCTAGCATTATCTTTTACTGGTACAAAATGTGCTTTTGCCTGTCCATACTCTACAGTTTCTAGCTTCAAGAATGAACCTTGAATGCCAAATGGTTTATAGAATGATGTGTCAGGCGAATGAAATGTAAACCTATTGGTTTGAAAATCGTTAAGTCTATTTCCTAAATTAGCTCCTGATTTATCTTCCACAAAGTGACTAGAGATAAATGAATCAGGATGTGTATCATTGAAAGGATAATTAGGATAATAATATGTACTAGTATCTTTTGTATACTTACCACAGTTATATAATAATCCTTTTGCAATAATAGAAGTATTATTTGTTCTATCGCCACGCATTATTTTAAATCCTACTATCTGACTTTTTTGTTCAGGAGATAGATCTGGAGAGTTTTGTATTGCGTTATATAAAGTATCGACATCAACTTTAAATCCTATTGGATTAATATTATGTTCAAAGTTTGTATAGTTATCTCCTGTAGTATAATTCTCATTATGAATATGTACAATAGAGTTGTCAGGAAACTTATGGTGTCTTATTGGTTTACCTGCTAACGAACCCCATATTGCAGGAGTATTAGGATACTTCATTTCAGACTCCCAATATGCCATGTTACCATGTAAATGAGGACCTTTATAACATGTATCTAAAGGTGTATATCCAGGATATGTTCCTGTTATACTACCTGTATTGTAAACTTTCCATCTTGGTTTACCAACAGTATCTGGATGACATGGATTTACTGAGTTAGAAGCTTGTGAATCTGCATTTGCAACTATATCTAAATCAGTTGGTAAGGCAGCACGACCAGGAATGTGTCCACGTGTCGTTTGCTTGCCATTTGCGAGGATAAAACAACCTTCTAAGGGGTATACCTCATCTCGCATATAACCCTGTAGATTCGCACAATTAGTGCCATTAAAGTAACCTTCAGATTCGTTGTAAGGTATCTGCCAAGTTTCCCAACCTACAGCTACTTGGTTCCATATCTTCTGATAACTAATATCATCTTCCTTAACAAGATCTGCCCATACAAGTACATTATCTACTTGTGTGAGATCTCCTGCTAAATCATAATAATCTACCTTATTAAAGATGTCTGTAATAGTTAGATTGATATTTGCAAGAGAATGCTCTGTACCTGAATAATTAAAATTATAAGTAGGACCAGTGATATCATAAGTACCTATTAGTTCTACAGATGCAATGTCATTAACTGTCTTAATTACAGCAATATTAAAATATTGATATAATCCTGATGTATCAAGATTACTAACTGTTACATTGATAGACTTGTTAGTTGTTTCATTGAAATTAGGAGATGTCTTATGATCTAAGAATATTCTAACTTTATTAGTAACAGAATAAAATGATGTATATCCATTACTTAAAATATCAGAATATTGAATAGCAAATTGATAATCTCCTTCTATGAGACTGCCACCTATATTAACTTCATTAGCTTGTAGAGCAGGAACTTTAAAGTTCGGCTGTACAAGCATATTATTAATATCAATTTGACCTATTTGTGGTGTAATAACACCAGCTATAATAACATCTTTCCAAGGTAAGTTATTAAGATCTAGAAATCTTCTAGGATTAAATTTATCTGTCCAATATAACTGTGTTGAGCAGTTAGTTGTTTTTACTTCTATTTTAAATATTGGATGATCAATGCTAAAATTTAGCGAATCGCTTCCAGCGATAGAATCATCCAGTAAAGGATAAAAAGTACAAGAGTTCAATGTACTATAACCTATCATAGAATGACCTGAAGATGGATTTGTAATGAAATAGTAGATTGTATCAATTGATGTTACATTCTTTGTTCCAATTACTTTATATCCTTCAGGAAAAGTAACACATAAATCACTACCCTGTTCATTCTGATAAGTTACACTTGAACCATCAAAACCTTCTACCATTGCATTAAGTGCATACGTAAGTTGACCAGGTTGTACCTGATTAATTACAGACTCTAGATTGAGTCCTATAGTAGCTTGAGTTGGATTTAAATTCTGTTGTTCTGCCATTATTAATGATTATAGGAGTTATCTCCTGGTAATCTATATTTGTTAAAACGTTCGTAAGACTTTCTAATTTGTCTTAACTTATCATGTGTTGTCTGCTTTTTAAGTTCAGTTTCTGCAACTATGAATGCTATCTCTTGTTCCTGTTTAGCTTCTGCTTTCTTATGAACAATTTGATTAAACGATTCATCAGTTATAATATTAGATAACTTAGAAAAGCATTTAAAGATAATATACTTACGTATAAAATCTTGTATCCACCAATTATCAGGTATCATCTGATCACCCTCTAAAGATGGATCTGAATAGTAAACTAAATGAACTATTCCTTCATTAAAATTAGTTAATAGATTTCCGTTCTCTACATCAAATGAATAAGGAGATGAAGCACCTAGATTTATACAGGTTTCTTCACATCTATTTCGTGCTCTTATAGTTCCAGGAGTAAGTAAATAAGTTCTCTTAAATGAAAATTGATATACTCCTGTTACTTTATGTACTACATTATAATCTGTAGTACAACTGTTAGCACCATCTGCACAAGGCCCACATCCATCAGTTGATACAGGATCTATTCTGCAGTCCTGCTGATAATATTGTGCTGTTGCAGATTGATAAAGTGGAGATACAAACTCATTACATGCCCAAGCTTCTCGAACTCCCTCAAACCCATCAGGCAAACAAGCCTTAAAATCTTTCACTCTTAGAACAATCTGTTCTATCTTAAAAGCGCTCTTACGAAACCTCTTAAGGCAATCTTCTGTCCATTTAGGGAACATTACGTCATCAATTGCTCCAGACGCAAAATAAGAACTCAACTCTTCCTTTACCTCCGCAAATAGCGGATCCGGAGAAGTGAATTCTTGTTTGTAATAAGTTGACATATGTGTTATTTGGTTCTAGGATATTCTCGATATAAATCTTTGTATTTAGAGTTAGGTTTCTTAAGATAGGTTTTAAGTAATCTACTATTTACACGTGCCATTTCGAATTTCCAGATATATGAAAATTTCATGCGCGTCTTCCAGTAATTCCACATCCAATAGTATTTATAACCATCACTATGTGCATTCATGTAATAGACGTACTTACCTTCTTTTTTTGTTTCTTGCCAGTTAATAGGCAAATTACTGTATTCTGTACCATCTGGAGCTATTTTATAACGTTTAGGTTTATACTTGTTAACTACAAGTTCTCCTAGCCCAAATGGCATCTTAATCTTATCTCCTGTCTCTAAGAGATGAGCTACTAAAGATGCATTATATGTATATAATATCTTTTTATAATCTTCAAAAGATAAGTTTAAAGAAGGATTGTTTGTACAAAATTCATTATAACTTTCTTTTGATCCTGTTCTGTATCCTATTTTAGGTCTACTCATTATTTACTCTGATCGTTGTTATCTGCGGTTTTATCTTCTTGTGACTGCTTATAATCTCTTGCAATCATATCTCTTGCCATATTAACAACATCAGCTTCTAAATAACCTGGACATTTAAATTCTAAATCAGTAGGATTATCAGGACATTCTTGAGAACCATCACAACTAAAGTTTCCTAAAGTAAAATCTTCTTCAAAGAATGCTGCTAAATCAACCATTTCAATCTTTGGATCTGTAATGTATAAATAACCGTTACGTAACCAGAAATATCTAAGACCTTTATTTTTAGGATATAACTTTAACAAATTAGCATATCTATCAGGATCTGCATAATCAAAACGTACCCCTCTATCAATAGAATAAACTCCTTGTATCAGTGGACCATAGACATTCTCTGCAATTCTCGGAAGTTTTAATTTAGACTTCGCAATCATACATGGAGACCTGTAGTCACAACATTCAGACAGTGGTACTTCTACCATTTCTAAACAAGGAATGTCAGTGAAAATGTTATCTGAAGAGAATAATCTCCTCTTATCTGTTTGTTGTTTAATTAACTTTATAGCAGCCGCACGAAGCTCATCTGCCACAACACGATTAGTTATCGTATTGTCCGCATCAATAAGTTTGAATGCAGAACGAACTCTGCTTATCATATCTCCAAGACTTGCCATTATATAGTATTGCTTTTTGCAAAGATAACGTATTTATTCGACATTGCCAAATTTATTTTTCTTCTTCAGGTTTAATTTCCTCTATAGGATCCTGTGGTTTAATTGTTATTGTATCTTTAGGATCTGCAGTTACTGATTTACGACCTGCACTGTTTCCCCAGTAAAAGCCACATATCAACATACAGATACCAAACAGACCCTGAGTAATCTGGGTCTGCATGGATTCTGTACCTTTGAATATGCCACTTGCTGCAAAGAAGAAGAATAATATTCCTCCTAAGCTCCACATGATAGCTAGAGCTGCTTCTAAGTGTGTATTTTTATTCATAAGTTATATTTTATTAAGCTACTATAATACCTGTTGGTCCAGCATACTTTGCATTTTCCCAAGTTGCACTATCACTATATACTAATGTACCATTAACTGTAGCACCTATTCTATAAAGGATATGATAAGTTCCTGTAGGAACTGCTTGGAAACCAGCTGTAGGTGAAGATGAATTAGTTGTTGCTGTACTTACAACAGCACTCGTAGTAGTATTTACTAATGTATATTCTACATATTGACAAGTAACTAATGGATTAGTTGTAACTGATACTACGTGAGATGCTACTGAAGCAGTCATGTTAGGCATTACATCAGCAAATTGTACCCATTCGTATAAGTTAGAAGAAGATGTGCCAGATGTACAGTTTGTATCAACTTGAAATTGATAAACTGTATTCATGTTAAGTTTTAGTACTTTAGCACCATTATTAGTTCCATCTTGTGGATTAGCTGGATCAAGATTAAAATTAGTAACCCATGAACCTGTATCTCTCTGTCGATACTTACCTATTTGTGATACAGCAGATGGATTAGGGGTCCATTGCATAAGAAATGAACCTAATACAAATTCTACTACTAAATCAGATATAGCATCACAAACTGAAGACGAACCACAAGTTGCAACTAATGCACAAAATCTAGCCATAAGAATTGGATCATCTGCTATGTAATCAAACAAAGCATTAACAAAAGTATCACCTTCTATAGCTGTACTCATTTCTACTTGAGCTCCAGTCTTAATAGGATTAACTTTCATACCCCAAGCAGGATACTGAGAACCTAAAATCTTATCATATAAATAACCAGCAGTTGCATTATCTTCATCGTCTTGATCTATTGCAACCTTGTGATCACTAGTGTTAGCAACGCCAGTATTAGTTACTACTAATTTACCTGAAACTATTGCTATATCAATGCCATCTCCTGGCTGTAATATTTGATCAAGGTAATCTGCAGTACTTACTGGATCATATTGTAATCCAACTCTATAAAGAGGTGCATAATTAGGATCAATAGATACTCCAGCTCCACTATACGAATCAGTACCACCATGTTGATTATATAAAATACCATTATGACCTTCATTGACACTATGGTCAAGTAAATATCCAGAAATGGTAGTCAATGCTTGTATTACACTTTGTAAATCTGTTGGACTATATCCATTAGTAGGTCCTTTTGTATATGTATTAATGTTAAAAGTAGGTACACTATTACACAAGAATTTTATGATGTAGTATATAGTAGATATAACAGTATTATGCTGACCACCACCTACTGTACTAAGACAGTTTAATGAATTATTATAAGGACCTTGTGTATCATCATACATGTCTCTATTAATAAAACTTACAGTATCTTTAGTATCATCTAATATTGCAATTAATGTATTAAATGCTGTTACAATATCAGTAGCATCACTAACACCTAATGTACTCCAGTTAGCTGCATCAGGTTTAATAGAATTGATAATTCCTGTAAATCCTGTAAACATCTTAGCGTAAACTTGTGTTAATGTGTCTACGTTTGTTATGCTAAATGGACTATAAACCAATGCTGGAGCTTGCAGACCAGTGATAGCTGTTGCTATAACTCCTTGATTTGTTGCATATGTACTTGTAAATGCTGTATAATCAGTCTTTAGCTGACAGAACATTTTACTTATGCCTTCTGCAAAGTTTTGTGTGTTAGTAGGGTGTGTAGTATTATCTGTTTGCTTTACGCAGAATAGATTATACCCAGAGTAATCTGGAGTAGCACTTGAATTTGATATCGCTGTGTCTATCAAACCAAGTATCAATTGCAGATTTGTATTTGGGGTTACTGGAATATGTGTTAACGGCAGTCCTGTATATAGGATTTGTGTTGCGTCCATTTAAGTAAATTATTTTAATTTGAAATTAATAACAGGGCTTGTTAAGAAATAAGGTAAGAATGAATTCAATTTTCCATTATCTGTTAATTTGAAATCTTGAGCTTCACAATCTGTACATGTTTTCTCATATGGATTGAAATGAAATGTTACTGGTAATCCACTATTAGCACATCCAATACATGGTTTAGGCACTATAATAGGTATATCACAAGTATAAAATAGTCCAACAGGATCTTTATAACAGAAAGAATTTGTTGTTGCTACAATTCTACTTCCATCAGGTTGTTGATTTCCTAAGTCCATACTTTGTAAACACATCTTTATAGATGCTAATGTTCCATCAGGTTGGACTGTAGAAGGAAAATACATATCTTGTGCTGTACCATCTGCCAAAACTACTGGGCATGTGCCACCTATAGATTGAATTGTCCAACAAGGAACATCTGTCATATTAGGATCTGGAGCACAATTACATGGAATACATAATGTTGTAGGAACTTGATTATTGTAGTTAACTTGATCTACACACATGTCCATGAAATTACTATAAATAAATCCTGGAGGACAGCATGGACAATCTGTATATGGATCAGATGCTGATATAGCTAAGTTCTGTATAATAAATCCACATTGATCATGTACTACATAAGCATTTAGAATTGTTCCAGATCCTAAAATTGGATCGCTATAATTACCAGTGCTGTCTATCCAAACGTATTTGGGCGGACAGCATGGTGTAAATGTAGTTGAGGAAGTACCAGCCATATATTATATATATCTTTGTATGAAATGAAATGCGATGTAAGGCTGTCTATTTTCGTGTGGAATGTTCTTGCCTTCTTGACTTACTGTTGCTGGTAGTCCAGGATTAGGAAAATTACCTACTAAAGGAATTGTAGCATTTGGAGCAGAAGGACAAGGAGTAGAAGTGCCACCACCATCACAAGCATAACCCATTGTATTATCACCTGTTGATGCGTGTTTACGTGACACAGTATAATAACCTAATGAACCCATTACAACACCATTAATTGGAGTATATACTGCGTGTGCGTGTTGTGCAAGTTCTGGAACTGTTAGTTGATGTAAAGCTTGTCCACCTTTATTACCTATTGAATAAGCTACAGAAGGTGATGCAGTTGAATTAGTAGGATTTGCAGGATCAACAGTAGCATCTAAAGCGCCACCGCCCATACCAGCAATTGTACATACAGGAACTCGTCCTCTTGCGTCTTGACGACCATTGTTACCATTTAATAATCTCCAACCACACATTGGTGTATTAGGTAGACCATTACCATTAGTATCAAAATAAGATAAAGAACCTTCATACATTATGATACCACCTATTGGTGTGAATCCTCTAAATTCTATATTTGCACTTGCACCTGTTCCTGTCTTTATGATATTTCCACTAGAGCAACTAGAGATAGCATTGAGCAAGAAGTTGCCTATTGTTGTTGGCAATCCTATAGTCAAGTTATTCACTTGAGTTTGCAAATTGTTAACCTGAGTTTGTAAGAGACAGTACTGGTTAATTAATTGCTGTATAATTTGATTTAGAGTAGGGTTGTTGCCCAGTCCTGTTAAACAACCAGTATTATATGGTCCATTTAATAGAGCATCTACAAGCGCCTGTAAATCAGTAAAATCGGTATATAGTGTACATAGTGATTCAAATATAATTTTCATTAAACAGTCTAACTCATCACAACCATTGCAACAAGTGACGTAATCAACGAATAATCCACAAGCTGACAAATCAATGTCTGGTATATGAATACCTTTACCTGTAGAGAAGTTTACTATATTTTGTAAGATTACTGCTTCTATTTCAGCTAAGGTATCTCCTGTACAAATACCTAAACTAGGTATTGGTGGACCTGTATAAATTACAGTCTTGTCTGATATATTCTTTTGAAACAGGTAAGAAGATGTATTAGTTGTGCATCCAGATCCCATATTATTTTATTAGTTTTTTAAGTTTTGAAACAATCATTAGTAAGAACTGATCTGTTAGACAGTTACATCCTAATAGTTTATCGAGCAGTATTTTTTTATATATAAGTAAGTCTTCGTACTTCTCAATGTCTACTGGTTGTACAAAGCCGAACCTCACATTATTATATTGAACAACTGCCATTTCTAATATCTTATGATCTATCTTTTCAATTAAATCATTTAATTGTTCTGTAGTAGAATAATTATTAGTTAAGTGAGGGGCTATACAATACAGCATTATTAAGGAGTTTTAGGAGTGTTTGCAAATTGTGCCTCTGCTGCTTTTTGCTTTTCATAGCAGCTTGGACATTTACCATTTATCAATTGACATGCTTTCATACTCACACTACAAGTAGGAGTAGAACATTTAGTTACTGAGCAACCCATATTATTTATTTTTTTAATTGTTATTGACATGAAGGACAAGAGAATACTTCTGTGCAAGTCATTCCAAAATCACAACATAATTTATCTAGCATTGAATCTGCTTTACTGTACAATCTGTATGCCATAACAGAATTACATTCATTAGCTGCAGCAACACTTCCTGCAATCATCATATCTATTTCTTTCAAAACATGTTTATATTGCTTCTGAGTATCATTTCCACAGTTACAATCTAAGTCTATCTTAGAGAACATATTTTGAAACTTACACATAATTTGATCTACTTTAATAAAAGTTTGATCAATAGATGTAGAAGAAGAATAGTTAATGTTAGAATTTGGAGTCGACACTGTGTATATTACACTATAGATACCATCTGGTAAAGGACAACAATCTGTTGGTCCACAAGAGATACCTAAGTCAGCACATTTATAAACATTGACACTGCCAGGATTAAATATTACATTTACAGTTTCAAAACCTGGTGCAGTAATTTGCATTGATAATTCTGAAGATGTAGGTAGTATTGCATAAGAGGATAAGTCTATGATTGCAAAGGCTTGTTGTTCTCTCATATCAAAGAGACTCAATTTGAGATTTGGTAGTACTACTGATATCATTATTTAGAATTATTATAAGTTTACGTAGCCCTGAGCGTCTACTTGCTTAGCGTTGACCATTTTAAATAGATCCTGCCATGTCTTACCGAATGTATATTGGAAGTGTGGTTTATCTTTAATTGTATGCCAATCACCACCCCATTCCAGATTATATTTTTTAGCTATTGGATCCAATTTACCATTATCAAAATCCCATAAGATTTCTTTTGAATCTCCATCATGATCTGAATCTTCAGCATCAACTCTACAGAGATCAATTGCTAGACCGTAATTATGAAAAGATGATCCACCTTTAGCATTTGTCACTATTTTTCCTGGAGATGTTCTACCTTGAGTATACAGTGCATTCTGTTCAGATATTGTTCTGAATACAGGCAACATTATTCTTAATGTAATATTAAATGTAGTTTCACACTCTTCTATGAACTTAGTGAATATCTCTTGTACCTTAGGATGTAATTGTTTAATACGTTCTACTGAAATACTATCTTTCATATATTTTTAAATAAAAAAGAGAGGAATCAGGGAGAACCCCAATCCCTCTCTAGGTTAGTAATTAATTAAATTTATGCACTTTCATCTATCGGTGTACCTAAGAAGGTAGTTAATAGTGCGATAGTAGTTGCATTTTGACCTGTAGGATTCAGTAAGATAACTGACTCATCCTGTGCTACACTAGCTACCCAAGGTAACTTACGTGGATTAGCATACTTTAAGTAGTAGAAATCGTAGAATGTACCATCAACTACTTCTGATGTATAAGCACCATTGAAGTTAACATTGGTCCAAAGTCTCTTAGCTATTTGAGCTGTATTGTTACTCCAGAAGTTCTTCTCAAGTTGCTTAGCTTGCTTAGAATCACCATTGATAAATGTTGACGTTTGAGTAGTTGTTACAGTAGCCCAAGGATCGCAACCATCAGGAGCACTAATAAAGTCTTGAGATGTAGCTGGACCTTTATAAGCAAACCCCCAGAAGTACAGACGATCATACTGATAAGAGAATGCAGTCAAGTCAGGAGTTGTTGGTTCAGCAGCAAGTGGCTTACCAGTTACAATCAATGTTCTTGCGCCAGTTGTACCACCACGTGTAGCAGTTACATAAGAACTAATACTATTAGCATTTCTTGATGTAAAACCTAAAGCGTTATTACCATTGATATTTGTTTCATTAATCTTATCAATGAAGTCATCAATTAAACTTACAATCTGAGCATCGTTCAAATTAGAACAAGGATCGTCACCACAATTGCAACAAGGTGTTGATAAAGTATAAGACTGTGTCTTACCATTAAAATAACCTGTATCAATGTAGAAAGACTTAAGTCTCAAAGTAATTGTTACATCTTCACCACAAGCACTTGTGTCGAAGGCAGAGAATGTTACTATCTGTGGAAGTACAGTGCTATTCGCAGTTACTTTATACCACTCGGTAACATTAGACAATATAATCTTGTCTGATTTCTTAGTACCTACACCTGGATAATTTTGCTGCCTACCCTGCGCTAGCATGATATATGGCAATGCACTGATTGTTCCGGTTGTAGCAGGAGTATAGTCTGGCTTAAATACACCGAACTGACCAGCAGTTAAGTTAGCAGTACTACCTGTTGTAGGGAGCGTATTACTCGCAGGCAATACGTAAAGGGTTGTTAATGAAAAATCCATTTAGTAGGAATTTTAATTGTGATTGTTATTATTCGTTGTTCTTGTTTCTAATTTCGTTAGCTTGTACTACAGGAGTATTCTCTGTATCTAATGCTAATTCTAGGATAGCTAAGTCAAGCAATTCATCTTCAAGATAATCTGCTAGTTCACAGTTTTGGTCTATAGAAGCTGTACCGTCAAAGTTTATATAACCAGCAGCATCAATCTTTTTAGGATATCTTATGTAAGAGATATTAAATTTATCTACTACAAATGTGCCATCTGTATATGTTATTATTTTGTCTGAAGACATTACTGCAAATGTTTCTTGCCATTCAAATGAGGGAGCATAGTGTGTATTAAACATTAAAGTAGATATATCACCATGCTTTACAAGCTTAGATAAATAAACTATTCTATTTCTACAATTTCCTCTTGAGCAAGTTGCATACATATCTAAAGGAAACATAAACTTATTATGTAACATATTTACATCTGCCTGATATGCTGAGTATGCATCTGCAGTCGCAGTTACATTTAATGGTTCAAATTGAACTATTAGATCCTGAAGATCCTCATAGCGTTTCTTAAAAGAATCAAGTCCTAATCCGTATATATTGTTAGTACCTAACTTCTTCTTTATAAGCTGTATTTGCGCCTCATTAAGAGCTAGTATCTTGTCTTCCAAAGGTATACTCTGGTGCTCGTTAGAAGCCTTCTTGTTGAGCTTTAAATCGAGCTTATAAAGAAGCTGAAAGGTGAGTATCATTATATTTCTATGGATTTAGCATTATCTATTTTCTTCTGCAATGCCATATACTGATCTTGATTCTTTGGTGTTGAGAAATATTCAATCAGATCATTTTCATCATCTGCAATTGGAGTTTCTCCTTCATAAATCTTTCCACCTTTACCTGTACGATAAACATTGAAATCCATCGCTTCCTTTATCCTAAATCTCATGTCAAGATTTTCATCTTCCATTAGAGCAATAGTATTAAAGTTTGTAACATTAGAAGATCTACGACCCTTAGTATCTGTATTCTTTATATAAGTAGTTAACTCATTATATATAGCTTCAGGCTTACTGTTATATGATACAGGCAATGTAAGCAATTTAGCAACCTTAAGCTGCCTTGTAGGACTCATATTGATAAGTGAGTTAACAGCCTTGTCAACCAACATATTCTGCTTGTATGCAACTTCTGTCTGGAAATCAACGTCATCAACGAAGAACTGACAAGAAGATATAACTGGACAACGTACACTAGAGATACCTCTCTCCCAAGCATTATACGTAGGTGCGATCTCAGGATGAACCCTCAACCATGCAAACGTAATAGCTTGCTGGGCAATTGATAGATTAAATACATTCGGCTGATCTTGCAGCTTAACATACTGTGCGCGTTCTGTATCACTAAAGTGATTGTCGAACATCTTAGCGTAATAGTCACTCTTAGGACTCAGATCCAAACCTGTTACAGCTGTGATCTCATCGAACATTGCTTGAACGCGTACTTTTTCTATCTCAGCTTCCTCTGCAGGCATTGCTTTAATGTACAAAGCGTTAGGATTTAAACCTGTGCGATATTCACCATTCTTTTCTTTATAAGGAACCATTCCTTTTAAAGTACCAGGAAACATTGACATACCTTTCTCAGCTAGAGAACTTGCTAATGACTGACCTGAGGCTTTTGAATATTCCCTCTTAATAGGACTAATTCTACCTATCTTACCCATATTGTAGTTGTATTATTGTTTTTAAAATTATAGCGCGGAAACCAGTCGTGAGCTAATAGGATTCTAAATCGTCCCGCAAGTGTGGGAGTCTATATTACAAGACTCCCATTTTATTAGTTATTAATATTAGTACTGTGGATTTTCTTCTATCAGAACCATTCTTGACAAATCTTCTACGAAGATATCTGAACGATCTTCCATCCAAACTGAAGCTGCTGGATCCATAGAGCTAGAGATCATACCCTGAGCGCCCATTGCACCTGCATTCCATTTAGTACGACCATTGATGTAACCCCAAGTCATTGCTGGAGCTTCCTTCATACGTACTTCACGTACGTTATTGGCTGGTGTACCATTACCATCTGGAGAGATATCAAATACCATAAAGATTGGTGTTGATTTCTTGTTCTGACCATATTCCTGATTGGTTTGTGGCAAGTCAAGCTCCTTAAGATGGATAAGTTCGATTGGACCGGTATCCAATGTAATAAGTCTATTAAATCTGTAGTTAACAGTCATATTCTGACCTTCACCTTGAATGAACTTATCATTAGTACCTGCTACGATATTCAAACCTGAACCAAGCATATCTTTCTTCAATGCTTCAGAGAAGATTTCCATACCAGCTTCGTTAGTGTAAACACGAACTTTTCTGTCTGCAATATCTACTCTACGATAGAACAAGTCACCGTAAACTGAACGCATCAAATTGATAGTAAAGTCACCACGGTTATAAGTAACACGATTACCATAGTTACGCATCTTCCAGTATAGACCTTCTACACCTTTCTTGATCTCTTGGAATTCACCTGCAGATTTCGCTGTACCAGGTTTGCTCCAGATGAAACGATTCACCTTAGTATCAAGCATCCATTTACGCATTTCTGATTCAATGAATGTTTCCCACTGCATACCCATAAGCTCACGCTTACCAAGATCGTTCACACGATACTTCGAATATGCCATTAGATTAAGTGCCTTACCATTACCATCCTTCATAGACATCTGTTGTGCCCACTTGGTGATTTTGTGCTGGATACCATAAGCTGCAGACATTGTTTCATACAGAGTGATGGTTTGAGCCAGTTCAGGCAGACCAGAAAGTTCTTGATCGAACTCACCAATCATGTTGTCTATTCTCTGCATATTCAGACCAACTTGCAACCAAGCAGAATCTACATATTCAGTAAGAGGTGATTGTGACTTAAGAGTCAATTTGTACTTCCAACCAGCATTATAAGGCTGTGGATCATCCAATACATAGAACTCAGGAGCATACCTACGGTCTGCAGTGATAGTATCATGTATGAAGAATGCCTTTCTATCAAGTACGATTTCGAAAGGTTGACCATCAATACCTGGAGTAGACAGCGATGCTGTACTTGCAGGAATTTCTATGATCTGTGGGAAACGATAGGGAACGCCTATTTTCCATTGCCAGAAGTCTGTGTCAGTCCAATAAGTAGAAGACTGATTGATCATCTGCAGGAAATCATTGCTATAAAGCGAAGTCTGTGTATACAAACTTATGATTTTCTTGTCGTACTCACTTGGTTCCATTTGATGGAGTGTGTACATGTGATTGGTGTCAGTAAACTTACCTATCGCACGGTTATCGAAAGAAGAAACTCTCGTTGCTTCATAACCAATAAAACCAGGGATGTTAGATAAAGCCATGTTTATGTTTGTTGTTTAAATTTATTATAAATTGTCTAAGAATGATTTTGGAGACATTGAGTTCAGAGTTTGTGTTCTCTTAACTTGTGCCTCGCGCTTTACTAGGTTATCAAATACTCGATTAGATTCCTGAGTAACAGCTTTTGATTTTATTTTAGTAAGATCTAACTTATTCTTTAATAGAAGAGCTAGTTTTACTTTTAGTTCATGATTTTTAGGATCACGTAATTCTAATATATCCTTGTCGAAATCTGTAAGCTTTTCACCTGAAGGTAATACCCACTTTTCGGACGTGAGATAATCATAGGTTTCTCTTGCAACTTTATCAGTAACTGGTATACCGTCGAACTCTCTTTCCTTTAATTTCTGACCAAAGATCAGATTCAAGTTATTTGCATATTGAGCTTTCTGTTCTCTCTTAGCTTGTTCAGCCTCTTGAGCTTCAGCAAGTTTGAAATTCATATCTTCTCTTTCTTGCTTAACTATAATCTCATGCAAATCTTTAGTTTCATCTTCTAGATCACCATAGTCAATTGTCCTCTGAAGTTTCTTTTCAATCTTATCTTCAGGCATTCCTTGTCTGCGATAAGCTTCTCTAAATACTTTCTTTTGATTATCTTCGACTGACAGATCAAGATTTTCCATTGTCTGTAACTGATCGAATTTAGCTAAGTAATCTTTTGGTGGAATTCCTTTAACAAAAATAGCATCAAATGCTTCAACTCCGTCTTCACCATGTTTGGATAATATGAAATTGTAAATATCACTATTTGCTTTCTCTTGTGTTTCTCTTACAAAGCGATCTCTTAATGATTCACCATCCTTGATAGGATTTGTTGAATCTTCATCTCGTTCTTTAAAGATACCTATTTTAACAAGTTCTTTAGCTATATCTGAGAATGTAGAGTGTTCTTCTGCTTCTGTGATTGCATCTTGACCGCTCGGAGTTAGTTTAGTAACTGGAACTGGTTGATCATCATCTGTAGGAGCTTCTAGTGAGTTAAAGATTTCATCTGCAGTTAGTTTTTCATCTAACTCTTTTGGTTGTCTATTAACATGCACATCAGGATCTAAATCGTCGTCATCATCTTCATGTTCTATTGGTTGTACTGTAGGCTTCTTCTTAAGCTTCTGAACAGGAGCTATACTAGAAGGATCTGCACTTACACTACCTCCTCCGAAGATTAAGTCTGCAGTTTCGTCCGATATAACAGATGCCTGTTGAATACCAAATGATTGCGTACCTCCTGAAAGGAAATTGCTTCCTATATTATCCATATTTGTAGTTGTATTATTATTAATTGAATTCTATGCAAAAGTACGACGAATGTTTGAGATGACAAAGGATTTATGTCTCAAACACTCTATTATTGTCGCATTATATAGCATTAACTGTTTATCTTTTTTAACAGTTTTTATTAGATTGTGATTATTTCTTAGCCGAAGGCTTCGGTTTTGCAGCCCTATTCTCCTTAGCTATTTTGTATTGTGTATCAACTTTATGCTTTTCCATTCTAAGTTTCTCTCTTTGTAACTCATGATCCTTAGCTGAAGCATTCTGATCTGAACCAATCTTCTGTCTTTCATGTTCAATCTTCTGCAGATCAAGTTGGTATTGTCTATCAGCTTTCTGTTGTTCAAGAGATAACTTAGCATAATCATGTTCTATTCCTGAAGTATCTTCTTCTTGTACTGGAACTTCTGATTTCTTCATAGCAGCAATTCTCTCAGCAGATTGTCTATCAAGATCATTCTGATTAGCATTAAACTCTTGATCAGCTTGGTGTACTTGCATTTGTACTTGTTGAGCTTGTTCAAACTGAGCTTGTTGTTGTTCGAGTTGTTGTTGCTTCTGCTGTTGTTCTTGTTGTTGAAATTGATCTTGTTGCTCCTTAAGATTCTTATATATCTCTTGCATCTTACGCATAGATTTAGTAGCGTATAAAACAGATATCTCATAAGGTGAAGCTCCATTCTGTAACATTGCTTGTGATAACTGACGGAACTCTTTAAAGTTCTGTGCATCTTCAGCTCTACTAGTTACAAATACTCCTAACTCTCTTAACTTAAGATCTGAACCATTAATTTTTACAAAACAATTCTCACCTTCTGTAGTAATATAAGATATTGTACTTTCTGGTTTAGATGATTCTATATACAGTGCAGCATCAAGTAATGCTTGATATAATTTATTAAGTGTGTATTCATGCTGAGCAAACAATGGTTCTGTTTGTGCATATGATTGAGTCAATGCACTATTGATACCTGTTGCTGTCTCAGTTGCTTTCATTTCACCAAGACGTTGTTCACTAATACCAACAAGCTTCCAACACTCACTACGCATTTGAACTGCTAAGTTATAACGTGCTTGAATCTCTGCTGTACGTGACAAATCTTGACTAGAGAACTGATTAAACGATGATGTACCTTTTACATTCTCTGGAGAATCATCTACAAAGATAACACCTTTCTCACGAGCTTCATTTTCCCATACTTCTAATGCATCTTGATAATCACCATCTTTAGGTACAGGTATATGACGAATACTCATTACCATCACTCGTCCCATATCTTTCTCAAGTAATCTGAACAATTGATTCATTGCTACATTATATAGCATCTGAAATGGTTTCATTTGATCTATAAGAGAAGGTACACGAGGTACATTCTTATTCTCATATAAAGCACCTATAATAGGACAGTAATCAACAAACTCTAAAGGTTTAACATTATATATATCCATACCTATCTTAAGTCCCTGATACCATTGATTGATCCAACCCCATTCAAGTGATTGTTGGGTTGGATGCATTCCACTCTTATATGATTCATCAACAAGCATTGTTTGTAATATACCTTGTTCATCAATGAAAGAGAGCTTACCTATTTTCTTTTTGCTACACCAGTATGCTCTTACTACTAAGAACTTATTACCAAATACAGCGGCCGAACTTGTGAGGCCAAGCAAATCTTTTAACTCATCCTTATTCTCTTGCATTTCACCTTCAAGCATTTGTCTATACTGAAGTACTGCAGGATCATAAGTATCATATTGTACTGAATCCCAACCAGCTTTTACTGGAGCTACTAAGTTTGATTTACGTCCAGACAAGAGATAGCCTTGTTGAGCTATGTCTCTCATATGTTCTATCTCATCCTTACTAAGCTTAAATTTATTAATAATCTCTGAAAATTCCATTATATGAACTGTTCCACATGCGTATGCACCAGCATTTGCATCTAAAGGATCAGACATATATCTCTCGTCCATACGAGTAAGATACCATACATTTCTTGGATTAAGTACTTCTACATTGAATCCAAATTGAGAGTTATCTTCATAAATGTGAAAGAACTGTTTACCTGCTATTAGTAAATCTCTAAATGCATCCTCTGATTTTTCCTTCAGATTGAATCGCATCTTCATAAGTTCTAACACACGAGATCCCCATTTCTCAGCTAGAGATGTATAGTTACCTATGTCTTCTTTAGCCTTTTCTTGAGTCATCTGCTCAAGTTTATCTTGGTCATCCATTTGAATACCTTGTTGAGCAGCTTTAACTTGTAATTGCTGTCTAACAGTATCCATTATTAGTTTCTGAAGAACCTCAGTTTTAAACTGTAATTCTTCTGATTGAGATTCTGCATCAAACGCTTTAACAAAAGCATTATCAGGTCTCTTTGATAGTTCACCTACTAAATCATTGATAACAGGAGTGAGAATAGAATAATGCTTTACAAATGCAGGCAAATCCTCATTTCTCATTATTGTTTCTGTAAACGTTCTCACTTCATCTGAATCTTCAGAATAAAAGTCAGAGCGTCTTAAGATACCCTTAACCAATTCATAGTTAGGAACTATATGTTTCTTATTATATGAATACTGTTGTATAGATACATTGTACCAGTAATCCATATTAATCTTCCACCAATCCTCTGACTGTTTCACCTTCTCAGTTACAAACTGATCAGGATAACGCTTCAACAGAGCAAAATCTGGTGAGCTATATTTCTTTGTAAATAGTATAATTGCCATATTTAAAATAGTCTACGCTTTCCTTTTGAAAATAGATTACTTCCACCTCCAAATAATGTATTACCGATCTTTCGTTTTTTACTGAATAATTCTGCTAATCTTCCATCCTCTTCGCCTGAAGATGCCTTTAGGATAGGATCAAGATGCATTGCTAAAGCTATTGCTAACTCAGCAGCTATCACTCGGTCAAAGTTATCATCATCATTAAATTTAGATATTTCTTCAAGTAACATAATATCTCTTACTTGATACACACCTAATACTTCTCTAATAACAGACCCTTCTTCATCTTTCTCTATTGATAGTTTCTGATTAAGATATGTTTTAAGACAACCATGTAGATGCTCACGTATTCTTTCTGCAGATCGATGTATACCAAACTCACGATTAACCTGAGTAGTAGGAACTATCTCCTTCAACCAACCTGGCTGCTTCTCAAGATATCTTGAGTCGCCTTGAGCCTTCATGTATTCAATGAATGACATTTCATCATTCTCACAAAGTGTGCGAGCGTTGTAGAACTTGATAAGCAATCTAGCTTGTTCGTTCCACTTGTCTTTGTCTTCTGGGCGAGCCACATAAGAAGCAACAAACGTATCTTGAAATTCTTCACCGAGTATATTATGAATTCGTTTATAAATATATACACTTCCAAGTGAATCTGAAAACGCTGAATTGGCTTGACGGTAAGGATCGACTCCTGCAACATACAGTCCAAATGGTGGACTCTTTATTGGGAACTCCCATACAATAATAGGAGCATCCTTATCGTCAGATGGCTTAGCTGGATAATGACTAATTGCTTTCTTGTCTACAAATTCATGTTTAATAGTATCTCCATCATGATATAAGAAAATACTAGATCCTTCAATATTATTATCAAATAATCTTTGCTGTTGAGCTTTTGCAGCTCTAGCATTAAATATATTATTTGATTGAGTTAGGAAACATTCCTCTTCACTAAGAGGATAATACATTATGGCCTTGAGATACTTAGTCTGATCAGGGTCACTTTTAAGTAACTCTCTTTCTTGTTTGATAGTTCTCTCTGCTAATTCTTTATCAGCAACAAGGATAATTATCTTATTAAGTTCATCTGAAGATTTCTCTATTCGACCTTCTTGTTGTAAGTAATCTCCTAGTCCAATAGGATGCTTAAAATCTTGTCTATAAACACCAGACATAAATAAACATGTCTCTTTACCAGCAGCATTCTTAAACGCTAAGAATTTATTAGCTGTAGGACTATAAAATAGATTTTCAGCATCTTTACCTTTATCAAATGAACCACCTGTACCAACTAAGATAGGTATAGCACGCCATCCCATAGGAGATAAGAATGCTGGTTTAGCAGCTTCGAATGCAGACGCAAAAGGGTACTTACCAACCTCATCCATTATATAGGACTTAGCGGTAGTACCTGCTGCAGTTTCTGTATTCTTACCATCATCAGCATTACGAATAATAATAGAAGACCAAATCTGATCTTCACCACTCTTAAGCTTAAACCCTAAATTGATCTTAGAACCTCTCCATGTTTTGTCTAGACGTGGAATAGCAATGCCTTCCCATAAACGTTTAAGACCAAAATCTATCTTATCTTTCAATAGACCTAGATCCGCATCATTACCACCTACAATAACATTCTGAGAATCCTTAAACATGATAGCATTATATGCACAGAAAGATGCTTCAAGCTCTGATTTACCTCCCTGACGTAATCCTATCTCTAGGTAACCTAATTGATCTATTCTACATTGTTCTAATGCAAGAGCACGAATCAATTCATTATCTCTCAAGTCTGGTAAAGAAACTATACGACCAATATTACCATGATCGTCTTTCTTATCCACACGAATGTACCAGTGATTGGTATGCCAATAGAGCCATCCAGGTATATGAAAGCCATCGATGGTAACACCACCCATACATCTTTCAATTTCTATATTTACTAGCTCATCGAAATCTTTAGTACCTTTTGGAGGCAAATTCTTTCTATTCTTGAAGAGCTGATCTACTGTTATATTCATTATGTACCACTTTGCATTCTATGTGGTATATCGGAATCACCACGTGCTTCTTTCTTCTTTTCTTCTATTTCACGCATCTTATTAACTTGTTCAAGCAACAAGAGATACTCCTTCATAGTATCGCGTATGCATTTTATCTGTGCTTCCATTGAAGCTATTACCATTGGTAATGCTCCACCTTTAGATGTTGGTTTCCACTCTATACGATCTTTAAGACCTGCAATAGGATTGTTATCAACATACTCTCTCCATTCATGGAGTTTTTCCTCAGCCCATTCTAATTCAGCTGATATATATATTTCTTTCTTAGCTGCCATTAAATAATTTATTTGTTATTTCATCACTGATAATCATACCTGTTTTCATCATGATGTCAATTTCTTTATTCCTTTCTTCTCTCTTAGAATCATAGATTAATTCATCCCACGAATCATTCCAAATTACTTTAAAACGTTCCTGTTGTTCTTGATAGGAACCATATCCATGATTAGGTTGATAGGGTATACATTTAGTTCTAGTACCATCTGGATCAATAAAATCCTTTCTCAATTGCTTCTGACCTAAATCAGACCAAAAATTATACTCTGGCATTTCAAAGAACTTATCTATAGCATGCTGTATTTTAACTGTAGCTATTTTCTGATTTAGCTCTTGGTCTTCTATACTAATATTATTCATATTCTTCGTCATCATACAAATCATCTGAAGTTAAATTCATTGACTCTTTATAGATCTGATCGAGATCTTCTTCTTTTGTTAATGGTGTAGTGTCTAGTTCTTTCTCACATCTATACTTCTCAAGTATGAAGTAGAACTCTTTGTCTGATATACCATCAAAATTTAAGTAGTCAGAAAGAGCTATAGACAAGTGAGTAGATAGCAGTTGGTTAGGATATTGTTTAGCTAACGCTTTCAGTACTATCAGGATCTCCTGTTTGTAGTTTGTTATTTTCATTCTGTATTTGTTTTTCTATATTGTAACGCTCTTCATCTGTTGCTATTGCTTCCCATTTACCTAATGGACAAGTTGAAGATAAAGATTTTGATTTGGCAGCTAAATGACATCCGCAACTTGTGCAATGTAAATCTGTTCTATAACCTTTATATGTTCCTGCTTCTTTGGCATTCTTTGATTGAAAAGGACAGCCACTACAGATAGATAATCTGTGCTCTGATACTTCATCAATTAAGTTTACCAATTCTAATGGTGGAACTAAATGATTATGCCAACCTTCTATAATCTCTTTGAAATTTAATCTCATATTTTTGATTCTAAATAAGCTTTTTCATCTACAAACTGTTCTAACATTTTTAAGTACTTTACTTTTAACTTGTCAGTTATGTTTCCATCTTGTAGTTGTAAATTGATCCAGTCGATCTTAAAGTTCATCTTTGCAAGTTTATTGATTACTACCCTATCTCTTGTAGAAAACTTTCCTAATCCTGAATCTTCTATTGTTGTATGTAAGTACTGTGCTTCATACACAGACTTCCATTTATGCTTTATTACTATCTCTACTATACTCTCTGGTATATTAAGTTGTACTGCTGTCTTACGTGTGATAAGATCTATAATACTAAGCTGTGCCATTTTCCTTTAACATTTTGATTACTAATATAATATCTGTATGTTGAGCAAAATCTGGCAATATAACAGGATTGATTCTTATCTTGTTTTCTCTATCCTTAATTAAGATGTTAAGCTTCTTAAGCTTACCAATGATATTATAAACAGATGCTGATGGAACATCGAACTGTTCACAGAACTGTTGCTTGATAGGAGGTGTTGATAATGTACCATTAACTGCAGAGAAGGCAACAAGATTAATTTCATTCTTTGTAAGATGAATATCATTCAATGTAAAAATTATTGTATAATATTTCTTAGCGATATCAAACTCTGTTATATATGTTTTAGCTATTCGCTGAAAATTTGCTTCCATTCCCTATTTGTATTTAGTACCTATATGTAGTAAGATAAACTTACTTCACCTTACTACAAAGGTACAACAATAAATTAAAATAAAAAAACGTATAACGCTATATTATGCGCCATTAGTTTTATAATACTCATCTATTTTTTCCTGTAGATCATTCAGACCACCAACAATTGATAGCTGAATTCCATCTTCAAGACATAAATCTACTGAATCAAAATGTGGATCTTCTGGATTGTTTGCCATTTCTTCTAATGAATAAGATTCAATTGCCATAATAATCCTCTTAGGATCTACAAATACTCTTGAAGGATATGTCTTAGGAATCATTGGTTCTTCAATGTCCTTCTTCCACTCATTACCTTCTTCTTCTGAATCTTCTTGTGATTTGAAGTAAGCCTTATACTCTTTACCTAAATAAGTTCTTGCTTCCAACTCTATTAAATGTCTCATCTAATTATTTTTATTAATTTGTACAAAGATACAAATGTTTTATTACATTTCCTAATTTATTTAATTAAATAAAAAAAGACAGCACAAGGCTGTCTAATTAAAAGTAGTTCTACCAGGACTCGAACCTAGAATAAGGGAGTCAAAGGCCCTTGTGTTACCATTACACCATAGAACTATATATGTGTGGAGAAGAAAGGAATTGAACCTTCTACGCAAGCCTCTTCAGAGCTTCACTCTACCGATGAGCTACATCTCCAGTAGCAGTCCATACGAGATTCGAACTCGCTCCGCCGACCGTGACAAGGTGGCATCTTAACCATTTGACCTATGGACTAGGTATGCTGTTCATACTTGGTAACGATTATACAGCAAACTAAGATGTCTAGGTAACCGGATTCGAACCGATGAACACTCGCTTCCAATGCGAGGAAGTATAGCCATCTGCATGACACCTAGATATAATAAAAATCCCTCTAACAAATAAATGCTAGAGGGATAGTTGGAACTTTAAAGAAACGTTCACATTACAACATACCCTCTCCCTTATCAGGTTGATCCTGAAATATGCAAGGGAAAAAAGTAAAAGTAAAAGTAATGTTTGTCATTTGTATGTTTGTTGTAGCGAGACTGGAGATCGAACCCAGGACCTTCGGGTTATGAGCCCAACGAGCTACCGCTGCTCCACCTCGCGATATATTTTACAAAGGTAAATCAATTATTTGATATTACCAAATTTATTTTTAATTATTTTTAAAGAGGGATTACTTGGTAGATTTAGAGTAGCACGTCTTCATGTACCAAGGTTCCTTTATGTCAGTACTTACTTAATCTTCATTACAGGCTCTGGTTCACTCATCATTAAATATGTATCTAACATGAAAACCAATTTCTTTCCTGAGAAAGGTGAGAACATCACTCTATCTCCTGCTGCTAACGTTTTACATTCAGGTCCTACAGATACGATTGTGCCAGTAGGTGGTTCTATATCTTCCATTCTTTGTAAACCATCACCATTATTTGTAATCTGTTTACCTGATGCTGTAACTAACCCACCTGTAGTAACGATCTCATGTACTGCTACTGGATCTGGTTTAATCAATATTCTATTTCCTAGTAATTCTATTTGTTCTATTCGTATGTTCATTATCTTACATTAATATTTTTAAACTACTCTCAACATATTGCTCTTTCATTTTTGCCATATCAATTATTAATACATGACCAATATCTTTACTTAGAGCTTCTATCATTTCTTCTTTAACTATATTATATGCTTTTTGTTTCTCAATCATATCAGTATATATTTCATTTACATTACGCATTTTTTCTATTTGGTGTTAGTTCTCCTGCTTGTTCAAGAGTATCATAATTCTTAAGTATTAATTTTACCATATCATCTCTCATGTTATCATCTTCTGTAAATTCAAACTGAGCTACATTAGGAACACCTGTTAGAATCTTCTTTAGAACATTTACAGCTACATACTTCTTAGCAATGTCATTCTGTTTGATATCACCACAAAAGATAAACTTAGCATTCTTCTTTCCTATACGCGTCACAATAGCCATTAAAGTCTTAATGTCGAAGCTCTGAAACTCATCTATGATAACTATTGAGTTTTTAATTGTACGTCCTCTAACAAACTGTGAAGCCTTATACTGAAGCTCTTTAGCACTAACCATGTCATGAATTGTTTTATCATCTACAAGATCTTCAAATACATCATTAAAGTTCTCCATGTAAACAGCTAGCTTTTCTTCTACTGTACCAGGAGTAAATCCTAATTCTGAATCACCCACTATCTCTGTAGGTTTTGTTATGATAATCTTATTATAATCCTTTGTATCAGCAAACAATTTAAGAGCTGCATAAGCAGCACAAAATGTCTTAGCTGTACCTGCTGGACCTGTAATTACCGTAACCTTATTTTCATTAATTAACTTAACAACTTCTTTTTGTTTAGGTGTTAATTTAATATCATCATTGAAATTTATAAAAATTGCATTAGACACATCTTCCTGATTACTAAAAGCATTATAAAAAGGATACTGCTTTCTCTTATCTTCTTCTTGTTCTAACTGTACGTACTTTGAAACTTTCTGTTTACTTCTACCCATTAGTTTGATTATGTATATTTATTTTGAGTTTGTTTACGTCTTGACGTAACTTAATTACTTCATCTAAAATAGGAATCATTTTTGACATCTCGCTATTAGGATTCAATCCTATCTCCTGTCTAAACTTCTGAATCTTATTAAAGATCTCATCTATCTGTTGTATATCTTTATTTTCCATTGCGCACTAGAGATAAGTAATACTTGTTTCTATTCACTATATACATCTTAGTATCAACTGGTGAATATTCAATATCTGCTATTGAATCCAAGAGATCCTTCTGATCCTTAGTAATGTACATCTTTATTCCTGTCTTATAATCTTCTAATATGTAATCCATTATTGTCTGCTTAATATTATGTAACGATACTTTCATTATTAATACAAAGGTATAACTACTTTTTGAATCTACCAAATTTATTTTATAATTTTTAGGTACTTAAATTTTACATATCCCCCTATCTTATCTCCTGTAACTTATACCCCCTATACTTTTTATTTTTGGAATCTTTTTATGTGTATGTATAGTGGGACCACATCATCCCAACACCCCCTATAAGGTTTAGCGGGTGCCAGCCATCCCGTAGTGCATGTGTTGATATACATCCTTGTTGTTCAGCACAGTTCGTACTGTCCTTCAACAATTGTAACCAAAACAGTGTGTGCCTACTATAGTGGCAATCATATCATGTTATATTTAATCTATTTGCTCGACACAACTCTTGCTGTAACTGGATTTACAGGTGATGCCATGCAGCGTATTGCGACTAAACATCGTGATGAATGGATTGCACGTATCAATGTGCAAATCATCATCACAACGCAAGCATGGAAGGATGCAGGTGCTATTGCTTACAATGCATTGCATGACCGTATTATCAGCTACAAGAAGATGCTGACATTAGTAACTAATGCACAGATTGAAGTAGCATAGCTCATATCATTATTATAAGACGTTTAGGTTAGAGCCTTGAGGTGTTGCAACGCCAATGGGTTCTAATCTCATATCATTTGTTTCTTTTAATCTAAACCGTTCGCTCACGATACGAGCACAACTAATGTGAAGACATCTAATCTTACATTGAAGACAGCTGCATTAGGTAGCATTGTTGCATTACAAGGCATTGACCTTGTTACATTACGTTTCATCAGTGAACGTCGTGAGAACAATTACAAAACAGATAATACTGATGTGATACATGATTATACTATCGCTGGTCTTGAACTAGAGATATTGAATCCTGATGATGTTGATGAACTATTGCGTCAGCGTGGCACTCGTACATCTATTTATCAACTAATGGTTGAGATAGCCGAGAAGCAGAAGCCTATGCTTGATGAACTGCAACAAGAGATAGAGAATGAATTTGTAACAGTTCGTTGTCTTAATTTCATTGGTGTTGTTACATGTGATGAGGCAATAGCTTATACTAAAGCTGTAGCATCTGTAGTCGCTGAACAAAACAAAGCGATGTTTCAATCATTACCATCATCAGAGAAGTTCATGGATACTATCATGAACATTGGTAAGAAACCTGTAGCTGAACAAAAAGCGTAATCATGTAATGCCTCACGTACGAGTGCATGATATTATAAATACATTAAAGGTGAGCAAGCGACCTGAACGGCTACGTAATCTAATTG